ACGGAGATCTTGCTTACCGCACCTACCTTCAGGTTACTCTCCCCGAGATTAACCAGCTTATGGGCCTCGGCAACTACAGCGCCACTGAGAACACCGGCGTTTATGCCCGTTGGCTGGATTTCCCCGGAGAGCAGCTCGTTGCCCAGGTTGAGGTTGAGATTGGAGGCCAGCGCATCGATCGCCAGTATGGTGACTGGATGCACATCTGGAACCAGCTCACGATGACCAGCGAGCAACAACGTGGATACTTCAAGATGATTGGGAACACCACGCAGCTCACGTTCATCACGGATCCGTCCTTCTCTGAGGTCGATGGACCTTGCGACTCCCTGGCCCCCCGCCAGGTTTGCGCTCCCCGCAATGCTCTCCCGGAGACGACGCTCTATGTGCCCCTCCAGTTCTGGTTCTGCACCAACCCCGGACTTGCCCTTCCCCTGATTGCGCTCCAGTACCACGAGGTCAAGATCAACCTTGATATCCGCCCGATTGATGAGTGCCTCTGGGCCGTCACCACGCTCAACTGCAATGAGAACCCGTACATGGGATCTGCTAAGCAATATTCGGTTGGAAAGCCCGTCCCGGCCACGATTGCCTACAATCAGTCCCTCGTTGCCGCGTCCCTCTACGTCGACTATGTCTTCCTCGACACGGATGAGCGCCGCCGCATGGCCCAGAACCCCCACGAGTACCTCATCACCCAGCTCCAGTTCACTGGTGACGAGTCCGTCGGTTCCTCCTCCAACAAGATCAAGCTCAACTTCAACCACCCCGTGAAGGAGCTTGTTTGGGTTGTCCAGCCCGATCAGAACGTCGATTATTGCTCGTCCCTCACGTGCGACTCCCTTCTCTTCAAGGTTCTTGGAGCCCAGCCCTTCAACTACACTGATGCGATTGACGCTCTCCCGAATGCCATCCACGCGTTCGGCGGCCCTGCCGGAATTGCGGCGGACAGCCGTGCTTACATTGATGCCAACGGCCTCTTCACGGATGCCGGTGCCCTCGATTACCAGCCGGGAAGCTTCGCTGAGACCGGTTTCACTGGATACTGGCACGGACCTACCAACCCTTACAATGAGGCCAACCTCGGCGGCCTGGCGGTTCCTCAGCCGGATGCCATCCTTCCGGATGCTAACGATCACCTCACCAACTCTGGCGTGTCCGATGCCGGAACGTTCGTTCTCTCCGAGACCTCCCTCGACATGCACTGCTGGGGACAGAACCCCGTCGTCACTGCCAAGCTCCAGCTCAACGGCCAGGACCGCTTCTCGGAGCGCGAAGGATCCTACTTCTCGTGGGTTCAGCCTTACCAGTCCCACACGCGCAACCCGGACGAGGGTATCAACGTGTACAGCTTTGCGCTGAGGCCGGAAGAGCACCAACCCTCGGGAACTTGCAACTTCTCCCGTATCGACAACGCGACGCTCCAGCTTGTGCTCTCGAATGCTACGGTTGAGGGAACCAAGACTGCCAAGGTCCGTGTCTACGCGACGAACTACAACGTTCTCCGCATCATGAGCGGGATGGGAGGGCTAGCATATTCCAATTGAAGACCATATATGGTCTTATATTTATATATTTATTAAAATAATTTAACACCATACTAAAAAATATAGTGTTAAACTTGAGTTCAATAATGAATTTGTGAAATAATGAGCCAAAATACACAGAGCGTTGCGGTAATGAAATCTTGCTCTCTCTCAAGAGTGAGCAAAAAGTACCATTTTATATAATATTCGTATAAAATAACTTAAATAAAGGGTGTATTATATAGTATAACAACCATGGATATAGTGAAAGCGTTCAATTCAAATGAATTACATACCGAAATCGTTATAAAGGGAACATATGACAATCCCCTATTTCGTGCAAGTGACATAGGGGTTATTTTGGAAATTAGTAATATAAGATCTGCTATACAAATGTTTGATAGTTCAGAAAAGGGTGTCGTTACTACCGACACCCTTGGAGGAACGCAAGAAGTAACATTTCTAACTGAAAAAGGTTTGTATAAAGTGTTATTCAAGTCAAGAAAACCTATAGCAGAAAAATTCCAAAATTGGGTTTGTGATATAATTAAAGAAATTCGTTTGAAAGGAAAATACGAATTGGAAATACAATTAGAACAAGCCAAGAATGAAATTGAAAAAATTGAGGAAACAAACAAAAAGGAAATGAGCATTAAGGTCCAAAGAGAAAGAGAACAGATATTGCTGAGAGAATTTAGAACAGCAGGTTCTCTTGTATATATTATCAAGGTTAAATCTTTTGACGATGGAACTTATATAGTTAAAATAGGCGAAAGCAGAATAGGCGTGAAAGCAAGATACGACGAATGTAGAACAAAACACGGAGACATTTTGTTACTCGATTGTTTTGCTGTAAAACGGAGCAAAGATTTTGAGACATTTTTACATAATCATGAACAAATAAAATTAAACAATGTTAGGGATTTACCTGGACATGAAAATGAGGAAGAACTATTTTTGATTGGGAAATCACTCACGTATAAAACTATATTACATGTAGTCAGGACAAATATCAACACATTTAACAATGTTAACGAGGATACGATGGAGAAATTGCGTATAGAAAATGACACGTTGAGAGAGCTAATCCAAACATCAAACAACCCCCAATCGCTTGTAGAACATGATATTATCCAGCAACTATTGAATGGACAACTAGAAATGATGAAAATAATCAAGAATTTGGAGTTTACAAATAAGGAAATACTTGAAAAGTTGAATTCATCGCAAACCAAAACAACTACCGGGTTTAATCAACCATTAGTGACATTGGGGCCAAGATTACAACAAATCAACCCCGAAACTATGTTATTGACCAAAGTGTATGAATCAGTTGCCGAATGCTTGAAGGAGTCCAATTTCAAACTTAAACGCCCAAGTATAGTGAAGGCAGTAAATGAAAAAACTGTATATGGGGGATATAGATGGGCATTTGTTGACAGGGATGCCAATTCCAACATAGTTGTAAACATTGAGCCAACCAAACAGACAAAAGTTCAAAATTTAGGATATATCGCAAAGTTAAATGTTACAAAAACAGAAATTTTGAATGTGTATATCGATAGAAAAACGGCAGCACAATCAAATGGTTACGTATCATATTCAGCACTGGATACCCCAGTTAAAAATAGTTCTCTCGCAAACGGTCATTATTATGTTCTATATGACAAATGTGATGATAATTTGAAACAACAATTAGAAGAAAAATATGGGGAACCGTTATTATACAAAGATGGGGTTGGTCAATATGACGCAAACAATAATCTAATTGCGGAATTTGTATGTAAATATGAGTGTATCAAACAACTCAAAATAAGTGATAAGACATTAGCCAAAACACTCGATAAGAATGTCATGTATAATAATTTTTATTTCAAAAGAATTGGCAGCAAACTACAATTACACAACTAAAAATCCACTTTTGAAAAAGTGGAGCAAAATAGCTTTCCATAACTTCGTGGAAAAAAGCCCGCGCCAAACCCTTCCTTAAAAATTGGGGCTTACCCCTGTTTTTTTAAAAGTTATTATATAGGGTGATGTTTCAGTTTTTATACAAGTTTTTGGATTATTATCTCGGTATCAACATGGTGTATGAAATAAAATCATTTGTGGGCACATGTTCCTACGCACAAATTCCTCGACCATTACCCCCCTTGTATTCCATTGAGGAATATGAAGATAATATGGAAGCACTTACAATTCCTAAGAAGGAGCGCAGGTATACAATGTAATATAAATATATCATAAATCAAAATAATGGGAATACCTTTATTTTACATTTACCAAACCAAAAAATCAACTCTGAAAAGGTACTTATTCTGTTAGCAATCAAAAAATTACATTTTGATAAAATTAAAACCTTAATTAACGAAAATTGAGTATCATTTAAATAATTTGGTTTTTTTAAAACAAATAGGTTTTTATTTTTATAATTTTCAAATAAATCAATGTAATCTTGTAGATATTCTTCGTTATCTATTGACAATAGTATATTTTTAATGTTATTATTTTCTAAAACAGTTATTATTTGATTTTTGTATATATCAAAATCATATGGTCTATTGATATTTTTTTCATGGTGAGATTTCCAAGTTCTTACTGAAATAGCTAGATTATTATTTTCACTATTAATCATTAAATTTTCCATATTTTTCAATTCGTTTATAATAACATCTTTAAATATTATTTTATCAATTATATTAAGAATTCGTTCTTTCAGTTGTTTACATAATTTATCAGGATCATAATTCCAATCAATTAGCTTTGAAAAGGAAAATAAATGGTTAAATTTATGATTTTGACAACCATCAGTATACCAGAATTCATTAGGTAAATTTTCTTGAAATTCTTCCTCACTTTTCAAAACTAATAGTCTACAAGTATAAACATTTTCTATTTGTTTACTACAATTTTCAGAAAAAATATATTTTTCATTCATTATTGTATCATATTGTCCATATACAACTTCGGGATTACAGTGTAAAACCACATCATCATGAATGCTTAGCGCACTTATAAATGCTTTGAAGACATTTCCAATACCATCTGTGCTTGTTTTGCGAATAACAATTTGAATATTTTCACTATTAAACATTTATAAAACAGATATAAAGATATTTTTATATTAATTTTTATAAATATGAATAATGAACTAGAAAAATACGGTATTGAATACGCTACCGATAAAGTAACGGTGCATGGATATCATAGATTTTACAATAAGGAATTACAAGAATATCGCAAGTTGGAAAACATAGGAATACTTGAAATTGGAATTCAGAATAATAATTCGTTAAATTTGTGGAAAACTTTTTTTCCAAATGCGTTTATTTATGGTGTTGATATAAACATTAATTATGCCGATGAAAGATGTAAAATATTTAAAATAGATCAAAGTAGGTTAAATGAAATTCAATCAATAAAACCACAATTAAATCACCCGATTTATTTTATAAATGATGATGGTTCACATGTACCAGAACATCAATTACTTTGCTTTGATTATTTATTTTCTAATATATTAGAAGAAGGAGGAGTTTATATTATTGAAGACATAGAAACTTCTTATTGGAAAAGGGGTACAATTTATGACTATACTACTAATTATGGTTTTCAAAATCAACAGTCAATCATTGAAAACTTTAAGTTGTTGGTTGATTATGTAAACTTTAATTTCTTGAGTGTAAATGATAGAAAATTATTAGATGAAAAAACAAGTTTTATGTCACATGAGACAAAAAAATCTATACTAAGTATTAATTTTTCCCAAAATTGTATAATAATTAAAAAAAAGAGTAAAAGTGATTATAACTATCATAATCCGTATTATTATGAATATTTGACTAAGTAAAATTACTAAAAATTATAATTTTTACATATTCATACTCTTGAATAATATTTAAAAAAAATAGTTAAAACTAGAATAATACTAATTATATTACATATGACATCCAGAATTTTAATTTTTGGCGCAAATGGCTGGATCGGCGGTAAAGTATACAAACTGCTATTAGATCGCGGTATTGAAGTCCATAAAGCAACTAACCGAGCAGATGATATATCTGGTATAAACGATGAAATCAACTCCCATGCCGGGATCACACATATAATGAGTTTTATCGGTAGGACACATGGAACATACGAAGGAACAAAAATAGGAACAATTGACTATTTAGAAAAGCCTGGCAAATTGGTTGAGAATGTCAGGGATAATCTGTTTGCTCCTGTCTTGTTGGCGGATATTTGTAAACAACATGGCATCCATTTTACATATTTAGGAACCGGCTGTGTTTTTGATTATGACGAAGAGCATTTATTTGGCAATGAAACTAGTGGTTTCAAAGAGGATGATAAGCCCAACTTTTTTGGTTCTTCCTACTCAATTGTCAAAGGGTTCACAGACCGATTGATGCACAATTTGAACAATACAACTACATTGAATGTTCGCATTCGAATGCCAATTACTGATGAATTCAATGAACGCAATTTTATCACTAAAATCACTAAATATGAACGAGTGTGCTCGATCCCCAACTCAATGACTGTTTTGAATGACCTATTGCCTATCATGTTGGATATAGCACTACAAAATAAAACTGGAACCCTGAATTTGACTAATCCCGGTGTCATCAGTCACAATGAAATTTTAGAAATGTATAAGGAGATTGTAGATCCCCAATTTACGTGGTCTAATTTTACAATTGAAGAACAAAACACAATTTTGGCATCAAAGCGCTCTAATAATTGCTTAGATACTCAGTTACTAGAATTGTATACGAACAAATCGGTCAAACATATTAAAGATGCGGTTCGAGATGTTTTAGTAAAGATGTCCACATCTCTTTTATAAAATCCACTTTTGGAAAAAGTGGAGCAAAAAGGGGGTTTACGGGGGCAAATTTTTGCTCGCTTTTTAAAAAAGCGAACCCCGTGAAATTAGTTTAATCACTAATATATAAATATTATTAATGATTAAATGAAAAATCTACTTATTACTGGAGGTTGTGGTTTTATTGGGTCAAATTTTATTAACACCATCTTTGAAACAACAGACAACAATATATTCAATATCGATGCGATGTATTATTGTGCGAATGAGAAAAATGTGGCCGAACATGTACGCAATTCACCACGATATACTCTAATTAAGGGAAACCTGTGTTCGTTTGATTTGGTATTACATATATTAAGGTGTTATAAAATAGATGTTATTGTTCATTTTGCTGCCCAATCACATGTTCAAAATTCATTTGAGGATTCACTTCAATATACAACTGATAATGTAGTTGGAACTCACACACTTCTTGAATGCGCAAGACGGTATGGCAAAATTGAGCGATTTATACACATTTCAACAGATGAGGTATACGGTGAATCAATGTTGGATGAAAATGAAGCAAAGAAAATCGAGGAGTCTACACTATGTCCAACAAATCCTTATGCTGCGTCAAAGGCGGCTGCCGAATTGATTGCCAAATCTTATTATCATTCTTTCAAGATGCCTATTATAATAACAAGAGGAAACAATGTTTATGGCCCCAATCAATATCCTGAGAAATTAATACCCCTCTTTATAGAGTTGTTATTTAAAAGCCAACAAGTTACAATTCAGGGCGATGGATCAAATGTTAGGGCCTTTTTACACGTAGACGATGTATGTAGTGCGCTAAATCTTATTTTAGAAAAAGGTGAGCTTGGTGAAATTTATAATATTGGGAGTGATGAACACGATGAATATACCGTCCTTGATATCGCAAAGATTTTAATTGAAAAAGTACATAATACCCGAGATTATAATGATTGGATTACTTATATTGAAGACAGACCATTCAATGACAAGAGATACTATATCAGCAACGACAAGGTAAAAAAACTGGGTTGGGTTATAAAAACAGATTTCGATGAGGGTCTTACATCATTAATTAAAATTATCAGGAATAAAAAACGACCATTAGAACATTTGAATTGATATGAAGTTGCTTATTAAAAATAATATGGACTATGTTTTACGAAGAAATCATTAACAGCAATACGTTTTATTCTAGTATATCCATATTGTTTCAAATAATCGGCACAGAATGGTTCATCAAAATTATTTTCAATGAGTAACAATTTAACATTGTATTTATTTAAATCGAGACCTTTCAAAACATCAAGTTCTGTATTTTCAGTGTCGATTGAAATGAAATCAATTTCAGTTGGAAATTTTAATTCCTCAAATAGGGTATTCAATGTTCTTATTTTAGTGATACATTTTGTTTGATCTGTAAGAAGATGCTTATGTGATTCAATAAGTCGTTCATCTGGTTCCAAAGATGAAATCGCACATAGATTGTCATTCAAGTGAAAAATGTTAAATTCTACATCATCTTTATCCTCCTTCCCCACACAACACTGGTAGGTGAGCTTGCGAACCGTTCTACATTTATCATACGCCGACGGTATTGGTTCAATACAGAGCGATATCCAACCTTTTTGTTCGAAATGATATGTATTGCTGAGTGATATTCCATCATATGCGCCAACCTCAACACATAATCCACTTGTTTTTCCCTCAAAAAGATAATCAATGAAATGATCTTCACCATGTTGACCATAATATGTCATATCTAATATATAATTATATTCACGAGGCCTTAAATTAATATTATAATTTATATATTTTGAAAGGTCGACAATAGTGATATACAATAAAAAAATGAAATAAAACTAACCCAGATCATTGAATATAATTAAAAATGCCTAATTCTACTAGTGTTTGTGTGTGGGTGAAAATTGCGTATACTCACCATATGCGTAAGTTTGATTTTCGTATGGATACTACAATGGCAGATCTAATTAACACAATCAAAAAGGAAGCATTTGAAAGATTTGATCCGTTTATTGATCCTACACCCGACAAGTCCCTCTTCAACGATGTTCTAGTAATTGAAGCAGGACAATACAATAATATTAACGGACCTCACCCCGAGGTTGCTCCCCCCATGGAACCAAGCTCAATTACTATTCAAGAGAAGTACGAAGGTAAATATGATCAAATTATATTTTACATCAATCCAATTAAGAGATAAAAATACAAAGTGATTCTACTACAATAAAAAATATATTATGTACCATTTTTTTATTTTTATTTGTTTAATTATTCTCAATAATATACATCGTGCACCTTGCCACCCTCTCGGCCCTCCATTGTTGCTGCTTCTCTATCTCACTAGGAAGGTTCTCCTTTGAGAAACGCTTCAAATACCACTTGGCATTTTCTCCAGCCTTGATTATGATGTTGGGCTTCTCTTCCATGCTTCGCGCTAGCAAGATAACTTGCTCAAGCGTGTAGCCCTTATCAATCCCGTGTTTACCAACACGCCCTTCCCCATTTGAAGGGTACAAGTTGGAACTAGTATACCCCGCATCAACTCCCTGCCTGATCTCCTTAACGTACTCCATGTTTGATTGCTTGTTGTTTTAGTTTGGTATTATGAACAGTGAGAGAAAAAAGCATTTCACTTTTTTTACAATTAGGCAATTTTTGATGAGGACTATTTTTTTGTTCCACTTCTCTTTTAAAAAAGAGAACAAAACTTTGACTCCACCTTTTCCAAAGGTGGATTTTCTAAAAAGTTGATGAAAACAATCTATTCATATTAATAATTTCAGGCTTTTCCGTATCTGCTGTAAACAACTTCAAAATCTGCTGATCATCGCGAAATCTGAGTGTATAGGACTGCTGAATATTATTTCGTCCAACACGTCCCATTGCCTGTATCAATTTTTCCTGTGTCAAATTGAGGTCCTTGCTCAAATATCCGTGACAAAACTGATAATTGGTTCCATAAATGTAATCACTCGACGCAATAATCATATACAATTTTTGCTCATCTGCCATCTGTTTCATGATTTCGGTATACTTTATATTATCATGATTAATAAACACACCGATCCCCATCATCAGCAAGACTTTCCAAGAATCCTCAATTCCATTGAGCAACATAATTTCATTTACAATCTCATCACTGATATTGCTTGTAAACGCATTCATCGTATCAAACCCCTGCGCCCACTTCTCAATATGATGATGCTTATTTGGCACAAAGGTATCATTCAATGTGGCCTGTTTAATCATTGACCTTATAGAATTCATTTCATTCGTAATTTTTGAAATTTCGCCCTTGCTTGCTCCCGAATTCTCCTCAGTATCCCTATTTATCTTTTTAAAGTCCTTTGTTGACTTGCTGCGTCCTTGAACCTTTACCCCAGAATTTACAGCAGATACGCTATTTTTCATCGTTGATTCTGCCTGTTCCTTTATATATTCCAACTCATTCTCTAAATTATTCAGCTTATCATTAAGAATATTATTGTGTTCAATCTTCTTCATCAAATCATCCATAACAATTGATGGAATATTAGCTTGTTGAATACAAAACTTAGCTATCTTTTCAATTTCATCCGTAATGAAAATCGTAGGCCCATCAGTCAACGTGTGGGAATCTTTGGTCGTAACATATACTCCAGCGGTTCCTTCAGCCTGAGCAACGGTAGTTTTATTACCCTTTGTATCAATCGAATTATTTGCCAAAATGACCGGAGCGCGATTTTTCATGAACGTATTGTATATCGTTGTCCAATCCACCCCCGTCAAGTTTTGAAGTAGCTTGATATAATACACCTTTATATTTTTCATATTTATATCATCTAGTGTCTCAAAATGACGCTCGAATGCCATTTTGCTGCTTACCATCGGTTTGACGTGAGCAATAAATTTTACAACCTCATTCAAATCAAAATATCGCAATAATGTTAGGTAATTCTCACAGTGTGTCGCAATCTTCATAATCTCATCATACGAACTGCTCAAATAATGCGGTAACACAACATATCCACTCTTGTTGACAATTGGAATTGACTTTTTACAATCGTGGCTCACAATATTGTATACTTCGGCACCCCGAAACTTGTCCTTAAAATCCGGGATCGTTTGGTCAAGCTCATTGTATTTAGGTAGTGTAGCTGATGACAATACCATATTTGGAATCAAATTCTCGCTCCAGTTCTTCTTGATAATTTCATGAAACTCGTGTTCCTTGTAGTCCATAGTAATCGTTGGTTCATCCCAATACACAATTAACTTTTCATCGCTATTGAATGATTTCATATAATACATTGCCGGCAAATACGATTTGATGTCACAAATCATGATCTCGACGTCATCACCGACACTGTTATCTACCTTACCAACTCCGCCCGATTTCCTGTGTTTAGTGAATTCCTTTGCGGCGGAGAAATGGAGACGAATATCTGTCGCACTTGCGCAACCAAACGCAAACGCAACCTTCTTATTTACTGAAATTGCCGCACGAGCCAACGCAATCCCAACATGTCTCGCAGCACACACAAATATAATCCTGTGTGATTCTGCCAAACCAATCGGCGTCAATGTTTTACCTGTCCCTGTTGGGGCCATATACAATATCAACTTGGGGTTTCTATTCTTGCATGCTGTGAAAATCTCTTTTTGGTGTTCGTATAAAACCATATCAGAATACTTTAACAAACTGCTATTTTTCTCAATAAACTCAACCGCATTCTCAATGACAACTGACATATCGACACAATCACTGAATTTCTCAAGCAAACTGTCAAGCAGTCCGCTAACGTGACGATTGATCCCTTTCACAGAATTACGTCGCAATTTATACAATGTGAAATAGTGGAATGTAAATAACCTATCATTTTGGTCCTTTTTACTGCGAACCATTTTATCTGAATGCTGTAACAAAACGTTTTCATAAATATCTTGTTTCTTCAATACCGCGTCATCGTTACGTTCCAAACGAATTTTATCGGCACTTTTGATTTGGACATTACTGTCAACCTGGATTGGCTTGTAATCATTATACAAAGTCTTGACAACTTGTTCAATCTTATCAACCTGAGCCTGAAAGTATTTTGTATACAAATAATCCTCCATTTTTGTCGTATATTCTATTTTTAAAAACGTAAAGATAGAATTGTTATTATTATTTTTTACGTTTACATTTTTGTATCCATCAATAATAAGTTTCAGCACCTCGATCTCTTGCTGTGATACAGGAACCTCAATAGATTCCCACTCGGCCTTGTTTAGCTTGCGTTGTTTCAAATCCATTGTTTTATAATTGTAGTTATCTGTTTAAGTTCCATTTCGATTTCATTTTTATTTTGTATTCATATTATAATGGAACAACCACAAGAAGATGTTATTTTTACTATTGGTCGAATGAATCCGCCTACACCCGGTCACAAGAAACTAATCAAACAAATGATATTTGACGCAATAAGCAATGATGTCCCGATAATTTACATTATTTTGAGTAGCACTACCGGAGACAAAAAGAACCCATTAGAATGTGAAGAAAAACGAATGCTTTTATACAATGGACTATTAGAGAAAATAAAAAGCGAATTAGCAATCGAAACACAACTTGACATACAAAAAACTCAAGGCCTTGTAATTGAAGTGTTATGTATGAATGATGAAATATCAGGAGACTCAAGTTCATCTGTAACAAAACTTGTAAATTACATGTTGACAAGATTTGATGCAGGAAAACAGAAAAATATTCGAATATATTTAGGAAGCGATGAAGTGAACAAATTCAATTGGTTAATTGATTATTTGCCTGAGGGTGCGGTATGGATGCCACCACAAGGGGTATCTAGACCACCAGGTGATATATCGGCAACAGAACTGAGAAATTTAACTATTATCGATAAAGATACATTTGTAGCTGCTATGAAAAAATTGGCAAAGGAGAAACAAAAACCAATTACACCTGAACAAGTTGAAGATCTGTGGACACGCAAAGAAGATTTTTTCAAGCATCATATGGCCAATATAGGAATTGATGAAAGTGAGGCAATGCGTATATATAATGAAATAGGCGATGTTGTAAATCCATCAGGTGGTAGAAAAATGAGTAAAAAACAAACTAAGAAACGAACTAGAACAAATAAAAGACGTAAACATAAAAAACGTTATACACGTAAATGAACTAATATTTCAACAAGTGTATATTTAGAACTTTGTTTGGTTTATATTTAATAATATCTAGTTCCTTTTTCGTGGTTGGAAATTCCTTTATACCGTATATATCTTGAAGCATCAGCCATTCAAATAAACCACCTGTATAAACATATACATTGTAAAATCCAAGTGTTGTTAGTTGATTATATTTTGTATATAATTTATTATCATTACAATTTCGTCCATATACAACGATCTTGGTGTCCTTGTTTCCATTTTTGAGTAACTTGTTCAATAGTTCTGTTTCATTTTCTGCGGGCACTGTTTTGGGTATTAAACAACCTTGCTCGGCTTCACTTAGAGTATTGATTAATATATACTCGCTATCACCCTTATTTAAAATATATTGAATATCCTCGAAATTTATTTTATTTGTAGTTGATGATTGAGAATTACCCATTTATTAAATGAGCAAAACACTTCTATATACTTTTACAAAAAATGAATGTTTTTAATTAAAATTAAACCCCTTGAAGAATTAAATGTTTAATGTGTGTAAAAACTTGAAGAAAAATTGTAAGGTTAGGTTATGAAGGAGTATTTGGTGACCCCGAAGTATGAACAGAATGTCAGCGAGCGCACAATATATACCAATTGTGAGGGTAGATTTTTTACAATTGAACGATACTACCGGACAGTAGATATATTAATTAAATGTAATGAAGAACCACTTGTTGACATAGATTGCGTGTTTGGCGCAAACATGATTGAATATCTGTGCGATAAATACCCCAATTGTGAATTGGAGTATAGCATATTTCACCATTGTGGTATTGAGTATCCACCTGACATGCCGAAAGATTTGAGAGAAAAAATGAAAGTGGACCCTTATTATGATTTTACCGATGATGGTTGGCATGTTGCTGACAAGCAACTATGGGGTTATACACAGTTTTCCATATCAACTTTTACACCATTGCGTATTGAAAATACGCAATCAGCATAATATTCATGACTCATAATATCCCCAAATGGGGGCATTTTGAATGAGAAATGGTGTAAGAAGACGTTAGATTTAGTAATAACTCAGTCCATTAAAGATATATATCTAATACTTATTCATAACTAAATATTTTTTCAATATCTAGTTATAATGCGTTGAATTTTTGTCAAATATCCAATGATGGTCGTTTATATGAACATTTGTCAAAATACGTTGTCGTAGTGCGGGTGCCGATACACCACAATCTCTAGCAGCATCCGCAATTGTTTTGAATTGCGAATGAGCACCCGTTTTACAATTTATTTTGACAACGGGTTGCTCTGAATACTGATCTTCTTTTGACACCCCCGAATATCGCCACAAAAAACCTTTACATTGTCGTTTCTCACGCAAAGCAATACCAATAGCGGTTCCTGTGGTTAATCCTGTTGCTCGCCCTGCGGCTTCAATACTTTCATACGTAGCAATCACCTCACCTGTATCCATATTGATTTGGTCAATAGATCGCTTGGCCTTTCTTACTACCGGTGTTTCTGGATCTGTAACCGGAGTAGTACTAGTAGTAGGTGCGTTTTGTAATATTGTCATTAGTTCTTCAAGAGATGAGCCCTTGTTTTCAAGTAACTTCTCAAATTCACACGCAATATCTAATATTTTTTTGATGTCGGCAATTGACCCCTCATAAGTAGTATTACCTATGCCGGTCAGCGACTGTTTCAACAAGAATACCATAATCTTTTCCGTCATTGGATAAGTTACTTTTACTGTGTGTTTCATTGAACCAGTTGGATCCAAATTAGTTAGATTTTTTATTAACATCTCATAATCCTTTTGTCGAACAATTGAGCATTTATATCTCATTGGTTGGCATTCAAACGCATACAGGAAATATCCATATTTACAAATTGCGTAATTGGATGCGATTTTTTTTTTGACATCGCTACAAATATCACCTTTATACACTGATAAATCCTTGTTTGCCTTTTCTAGCATAATATCCTTGTTGGTTACTTCGTTTTCCAAGCGCCTAATTTCATCTTCCAATTTACAATTCTTATCTAGTAGCAACTTGTAATTTTCAAGATTGTATTCATTTTCCTTGATTATTTCCTTGATATGTTCATCTATCCTGTCAAGAGTAAACTCATTGTTGTCGAGTGCCAAAAGTTCGCGATGGTTGATATCGTTTATCATGAGAGAGCGAATTCTCTTTTGTAACACTGGATGTCTCTTAATACAATTCTCAATTTCAATCTTGTTTTTCACTTTGAATGCGGCTACTAATCGAAAATTGGTAAATGTTTTCTTGTGAACGGCGACTCTCTCCGCCAAATTGTTACTCTGGCCAAATTTGATTAGTTGTTCATTGTGTAATCGCGGTGCCTGTCCAAGAGACCGGTTATCAATGTGGCCATAATAAATACATTGGGTATTCACTGGGAATTGTAATATGAGCGTCTCTTCTACAAGTTTTTGTTTCTCCTTTTCATTTTTTGTCAGATTTGTTTCAATCTGTTGTTTAGCTTGGTCTAATTGTAACTTGAGTTCGTCGCTTTCTTCTTGAACCACTTGATGAATGATTTCCTCCATTTTTAAGTAATAATCATGAATTTCATCTGCCTTTTTTGTTCCTGCCTTCAAACACAATGATTTGAATGTTTTAACGGTCAACATAATAGTTTCCTTGTTATGACCACCCCGACCCTTTTTTGCTCCTGAAGCTTCAGGAGCAAATGTTTGCTCCCCTGCAAAGGGGAGCAAAACTTTATAATCCTTATCAATAATAAAATTTTGTTCTAATATTCGTTTTGCGGCATATTTTTGATTAAAATCCAACCATTTCCACACATTATCCAAATCAATAACAAAATCATTTTTCTGGTCACAATTCAAGTAACAATAAAAGCTCGAAACAAACAATTGTTGTTCAAAGTCTGTGAAATTATCTTGTATCTTAGTTAAAAGCTTACCATTATATGAGCTTGATAACTTTGTTATTGGATTATTCTCTATTAGCTCAACAATATTCAATGACGCATCCATTATGTTATACAATATAAATTTGTCTTTATATTATATTTTATGTTTGTTTTTATTTTTATAAACAAAACCAATATTTACTTTCATAAATAAAACCAAAATTCATCAATTGAACTGGACAACAATTTCCACCTCTTCTTTCTTGATGCTCTTTGTAGCGGAAATTGATAACTCTTCGCGCTTTTTTCGCGTCTTAGCATTTTCATTCGCATTTTCCTTTCTCTTTGAAGTGCTGTTACGGTTATTCATGTCCTTTTCAATCGTTTCATAATTTTCTTCGATATAGTCAACAACTTTATTTTCAATCGCCCATTTGAAAAAATTTAATTGGCCAATTGTGGTCTCAATAAATGTTCCGTTCTTATACGGAATGCTGATGCGTTCCCATCTACAGAACGGGTCAAAACGACGTTTGCTGTATGCTTTCAGCTTCAATTTGTAGTCGTAATATACTTTGAACCGTTTCGCGTCGTCAATTGTGTAAAGCGTGTAATACTTTTTTGCGTAATTTGTCGCAAACCAATCAACAATTCGTAACGATATTTTTGATTCGCCTGTGATAATCTTCAACATCTTGGTCAATGTCGGTTCATCCTTGTAAAAATCCATCAAATTGTTCAACAATAAGGAGTTCTGTGTGGTATATGATGATGATGCCATTGAATAAACACCTAAAGAAACATTTAAGTAATTTAAACTTTATAATATAATTATATTATCTATTCTTATATTATAATGGGTGATTTCATGAACAACTATTTTGGACCGTTAACTAACGATTCGTGTGTCTATTTCTATATTGTATCTGTGTTTTGTGGATTTTCGTTCGCTATTGTTTTTATATCGACAATTTTATATATTATTATGAATTTCAATAAGGTGAATCGCATTTACTTGACAAATGCGATTATGGGTTCTGCGAACCTGTTTTTAGCCTATTTTGTGAACCGTTTGTTACATACCATGTGTGTTCGAAGTCTGCTTTGATGAGCTATCCTCCTTTGCACGGTCATGGGATGTATTTACTGGTTTTAGAAAATTATTACTTACAACAATATCATTCACGTAGTTATTTTGTCCAAGAAATGGGTTATTGCCTATTTGTTGAACAGGTCCCCGTTCGGCAATTTTAAAATCGAGGTCTTCTCTCTTGTTGGATAGTTCCTGGTTTAACATATCCCATGTGTTCTCGTCATAATTCAGTGCCGATGAATACGCAGAAGTTTCAACTTCCTTGCTGAATTTTTCATCAATTTCTGTTGTTTCATTCTTAAAAATTCGTCTAGACCTTTCATATGGTTCACCTTTTGTCCATTTCCATTCCATACTAATAATAATACAATTTATAAAATTTACTAACAACGAACTTACAATTTCTTAACTATACCCAATTGTTTTGTAAATAAAAATTTATCATCATCTGTTCGTCGTCGTTTCAAATTACATGACAAACAAGCTAAATGATAGTTACTCATATTATGTCCAATATCATTGTCAACTCGGTCGACAGTCCATTGTTTTGCCTCTCTCACCGTTTCATACATTATCATCATTTCCACTTTACAATAGTAGCATTTTAGTTCGGTTTCTCTCATTTGGTTTACAATCGAATCAATATTTATAAACTTACTGTCCTCGTATACTCCCTTTTTAATGTCTTGTTGTTTGTATCCTGATATTTTTCGATTGATCTGTTGTTCAACTACTGGATTCATTTGTCCAGATATTAAATCTATTTGATTTAAAAAATTTAATTCAACATTTCCCACACGTTTTTTTTCTATAATGGGCTCCTTTGTTACCTTTTTCATCATATACCTATTGTTTGTTCCACTGATACATATTTTTTTATTGTCCATATGATAACAACATATTAATAGAAAACAAGTTAAACTTAATTCACTATATTATACAATGGACGATAAACATGAGATTGATAATAAAGATGTTGATAACAAGGCAGATGAATGTATTGAACTCAAAAATATCAAGTATAAGACCATGTTGATGAATGGTGCTCCTATTAAAGAAACCAAGTCATCAAATGACCTTATTAATTTAGATAAATTCTTAGAGGATGACAAACTAAACAATAAAAATGAACCATGGTGTAAATTAAACAAGACTATCAAAACCAAAAAGCTCAATGAATTTGTGGAAGTGTATAAAAATGAGAATGAATTGGATGAGGAAGAGGCACAACTATTGACACAATTCTTCAAAGACAGCCTCGACAGAAAAAAACTTCAACGAGTCAAGGATGTTGTATACGATAAAGATACTGGGGCAATTAAGGATATACCCGCTCTTACTTACACGCGACCAAACAAACACTTTTCATTGAAGAATATGGATAAACGCGTATCAACATTGAAATCCTTGAAAAATTCCCACGGTTCATCAATCAAGAACAAGAATAGATCTACCGGAGTTCTAGATATTTTATAACAATGATATAAGAAAGTATTCATATAATTCATAATGGAAAATTTTACAAATGAATTAATTGATGTAACAGATACACTAATATTTGAAGATGAACCATCTATTTTTGACGAAGAGACCGCATTAGATTTAATTGATTCCGCATTATATCTAATGGAAGATTATTTAAATGAAAATCCAACAGCTGTTTCCAAACCGGATTTTCATGAAACATTATTAGAAGATGTAAAAGAAGTATTTAAAATTCAATTTGAGCAACATATTTGGGAAGGTGAATATGTTGAAGATGACTTGGATGAATTATTGGAGGACGCATTTAATATTTTTCTCAGTATTCACAACATTGAGCGCGATCCAGATGCTGCAGAAAATGTGGACTACAATGAAATTGCGACAATAATCGAATATTTACGATCAAAACCACAGCCACAACAAAGGACTCCCGAATGGTATGAGTTTCGACATAATTTAATAACAGCAAGTAACGCATACAAAGCATTTGAAAGCCAGTCAACGATAAATCAACTCATATATGAAAAATGCCAGCCGATTAAAATAGAAGAGAAACCAACAATGGTAAATGTGAATTCCCCATTTCAATGGGGGCAGAAGTACGAACCATTATCAGTTATGATATATGAAGATAAGTTTAAAACAAAAATTGCGGATTTTGGATGTATTCAACATGATATATACAAATTCTTGGGCGCATCGCCGGATGGAATCAATGTTGATCCTACAAATGAACTATGTGGTCGAATGTTAGAAATAAAAAATGTAGTGAGTAGAGATATAACGGGAATCCCAAAAAAAGAATATTGGATTCAAACCCAATTACAAATGGAGGTTTGTAATTTGGACGAATGTGATTTTTTAGAAACAAAGTTTGTAGAATATGGTTCTGAACAAGATTTTTACAACGATATTACAGATAAAATGAAAGGAGTCATTATGTATTTTAATGGAGCTGGTGGTAAACCGCATTATGTATACAAACCACTTAATATTGTAGATCCTGAACAAATTACCGAATGGGAGGAAACCACAATGGATCAGACGAATATGACGTGGATAAAGAATTATTATTGGAAGTTGGAAATTATGAGTTGTGTACTGATTGTAAGGAATAAAAAGTGGTTTGAAGATAATATAGGACAGCTACAAAAGGTTTGGGCAACTATTGAGCAAGAGCGAGTAACTGGATATGAACATAGAGCACCTAAGAAGCGGATTGTGAAAGAAGTGCCAAAAGATACAGAAGGTAGTTGTTTGTTAAATTTGAGTAAAATCCACTTTTAGAAAAGTGGAGCAAAAAAATATTTCAATACAATATATTTGGGACGTCTGTTCGAAATGGTAACAAATTTTGATCCGTTGTAAAGTACCCGACACGGGTTCCGCAATCAGGGTTTACTGGTGGCAACGGTGTAATATAATTTGTTTGGTTTTGGCGCGGCTTATATAACGCATCACAAAAATCTTCAGGCATACAACGACCCGTATCTACATTTCTTGGATACCGAATGTTATTTGTGATTTGGGCATATGATCCTACTTTGAAGACTGGGTATTGCCACCAAACATCACTTGCCTGTTTGTCTGATACACTATTAATTCCTGTGATAGGGAATACGTCTTGAACAAGAACGTTATTTTCCGCATCTGGGTATGAGCCCTTGGCACCTCCTAAATTATAATTGGAATAGTTTTCAATCATTTTGAAGGAATGAAAAAACAATGGCACTGCTATTATAATTACTAAAATCGCTAATAACATGATTATATCGTTCATATATATACTTTTGAAAATATACTTTTACCACCTTTTGGAAAAAGGTGGTGCCAAAAACCCAAAGTATATTTTGCTATACTTTTCCAAAAGTATATTTTGACATCGCCCTTTAGAAAGGTTACTTTTTGGCACTACCTTTTGAAAAAGGTAGTGTGGTAAAAAAGGGTATAAAAACAATATCTATAACTAATATAATTATGGAGACCAGCGTTGAAATGCGTGTCAAAAAGCGTAATGGTGAACTAGAAGAAGTGTCATTTGATAAAATTTTGAAACGTGTTAAAACTCTTGGGCATGAAGCAGGAATTCAAATTAATTTTTCTGCTTTAGCAATGAAGGTGATCGATCAACTCTATGATACAATTGAAACAAAGAAAATCGACGAACTAGCAGCAGAACAGTGCGCGTCTTTATCTACACAACATTATGATTATGGAACCCTTGCTTCTCGTATTGTTATTTCGAACCATCAAAAGAATACAAATCACTCCTTCTCACATGTCATGGGACAACTTTATGAGTTCAAGGATGTTCATGGGGTCCACCGGCCCTTGGTATCTCAAACCTTATGGGATTTTGTTAAAACTAATGCTACAACCCTAGATGCGATGATTGTTCATGAACGTGACTACTTGATTGACTATTTTGGTTTTAAAACATTGGAGAGAGCCTATCTATTTCGAATTGGAGACCAAATCGTCGAGAGAATACAGCATATGTGGTTACGTGTCGCGGTTGGAATACATGGATCCAACATGGCTGCTATAAGGGAAACGTATGACCTCATGTCCCAAAAATATTTTACCCACGCAACTCCAACCCTCTTCAATGCCGGAACCCCTCGTCCGCAATTGAGTTCATGTTATTTAATCGCAATGGAAGATGACAGTATTGATGGAATTTACAACACATTGAAAGATTGTGCATTAATCTCAAAGTATTCCGGTGGAATTGGCCTTCATATTCACAATATTCGCGGTAAAAACGCACATATTAATGGCACAAATGGAAAAACTGATGGGATTGTTCCCATGTTGCGCGTATTTAATAACACGGCCAGGTATGTGAACCAATCTGGAAAGCGCAACGGTTCTTTCGCAATTTATTTAGAGCCATGGCATCCGGACATCGAAGATTTCCTGGAAATGAAGAAGAACCATGGCGACGAGGAGCTAAAAGGTCGCGACCTATTTTATGCTCTTTGGGTGTCGGATCTTTTCATGGAGCGTGTCAAGGAAAATGCCAAGTGGTCGTTATTCTGTCCTCACGAGTGTCCTGGTCTAGCGGATGTTTACGGTGAAGACTTTGTAAAATTATATTTAAGTTACGAGAAGGCAAATAAGGCGCGAAAGGTTGTTAACGCACGCGACCTGTGGTTTAAAGTTCTGGACGCACAAATGGAGACTGGAACTCCTTATTTACTTTATAAAGATGCTTTTAATTTGAAATCAAACCAGAAAAATCTCGGCACTATCAAAAGCTCAAATTTATGTTGTGAAATTGGAGAGTACAGTGACGATAAGGAAACAGCGGTCTGTAATTTAGGTTCCATTGGACTACCCACTTTTGTGAATGAGGTAACCAAGGAATTTGATTATGAAAAGTTACATGAAGTTGTCAAAGTGTTAACCAATAACTTGAATTCTGTGATTGATGTGAATTTCTATCCAACAGAAAAGACAAAGCGCAGCAATATGCGTCATCGTCCAATTGGAATTGGTGTACAGGGACTTGCTGATACATTTGTTCTCATGGACCTTCCTTTTCACAGCGACGCGGCAAAGGAGGTGAATAAACTGATATTCGAAACGATTTATCATGCCGCATTAGAGAAGAGTAATGAGCTCGCAATTGATATGAAGAATTACTACAATTGTGACGATACTGATGAATATCAATACATTGGGGCATACGAGACCTTTTATGGATCACCTGCCTCCAAGGGCATTCTTCAATTTGATATGTGGGGTGTAACACCGAGCAACCGATACGTATGGTCACTTCTTAAGGAGTCAATTGTGGCACATGGGCTACGCAATTCGCTGTTAGTTGCTCCAATGCCAACCGCAAGCACATCACAAATCCTTGGTTTCAATGAATGCTTTGAACCGTTCACTAGCAATTTATACAGTCGTCGCACACTAGCTGGGGAGTTTGTTGTTGTCAACAAGTATTTAATGAAGGAACTTATCCAGATGGGACATTGGAATGAACAAATTAAGAATAATATTATTGCCAACAAAGGTAGTGTTCAACAGCTAACAGTCTTACCAGAACATATTCGAAACAAGTATAAGATTGTTTGGGAAATTCCAATGAAGCATGTAATTGATATGTCCGCGGACAGAGGTGCGTTTATTTGCCAGAGTCAAAGTTTAAATTTGTGGGTCGAGGATCCAACATATAACACGTTAACTTCTATGCATTTTTATTCGTGGAAGAAGGGACTTAAGACGGGAATTTATTATTTGCGAAGAAAAGCAAAGCATCAAGCCCAACAATTTACAATTGAACCAGAGAAAAAGGAACAAGTGGAAGAAGAAGATGAGATATGCGAAATGTGTTCTGGATAAAGGATAATTATATTTGTATTTAGAAAATTATTTTTTACAAATATAATATAATGAGTAAGTGTCCCACCGAAAAACAAAATAAAATTATTGATTTTTTGAGTGAAAAGGTAATTGAAAAAATACCTTGTCAACAGGATGGTGGTAAAAAAAGGAAACAAAGGGGTGGTGTAACACGGACCCAAGTGCGTAATTTTTTAAAGCGCGTAATGAATATTGGAGTTACTTGCCTTGTAATTTTTTGTATCGTTACAGGCCCATGGGAAAATTTGGTACGAGAATTGGAAGATGGGTATAACTTATGGGCCTCGGGTGGTTGTCATTCTATGGGACAACGTTTCTATAACGCATTTAGTGCGGGTAATCGTTTCTGTGCTGTCGCAACAGGACTTGAGAAAGATGCGTGGGGGTTTTTAATGAATGACCCTACAGGAAGGTCAACACTTTTTCAAATTGTAAGTTCTGTAATGGGTGCTGCTGGCGCATATGCTTCGTATAATGCTCTTGCGGACAGAATTGCGGATGGTGTTGCGGCGGTTGTTGGCGAAAGACCGCCAAATATTCCAGCAATTGAAGGTGCTATGGATATAGCTACCCGACAACAAATAGATGCATTAACAACGGCGCTTCAACAACAAATTAGTGCCGGAGTAGATGCTGCGGTAGAACGTATTTTGTCCGACGAACGAATGTATGCTCGAATTGTTGGGGCAATGCAGTCGGGCTCCGCACCGGGCCCGAGGTTGGGATCAAGTTACACTGTTCGCGATCAAGATTCTCAAGAAACACTTGGTTCTGACCCAAATGATATGAAGGGAGGAAAGCGTCGTAAAACAATAAAAAAGAAGAAGAATAAATCTAGGAAACGAGCAGGTAAATCTAGGAAACGCAATAGGAAATAATAAACTTTTTTCACTAAGTTATGAAGGTGATGCTGATTGCGCATTTCTTTACTACGTTCATAACTTGTGAGAAATGCGCAAATGTGTAAAAGATAGTTGATCCAAATTCACACGAAGGGTGGGGGCTTACGGGGTGCCCCCATTGATATCCAAATCATAACGCAATTTCATAAAACAGCGTAGTGTGGCAGCCACATCATTCATAGAATTGTGAAGACCTTCGGGGGTTTCTCCATTGAATAACTTCTGGTATAATTCAATCAATTTGGGTTGTTTCAATCTATTGTAACTATTGGAATTTTTTAAGGGAATACAACAAAATGTGGTTGACTCTTTCATAGTACAAAACTTACGTTTTTCTTCCATTAGAGGGATATATTTCATCAATTCTGGGCATCTCATTATTTCTGCGTAAATCATATTCAAATCAAAATTAATATTGTGTCCAACTAATAGGTCCACATCGGCAAGAGAAGTAAAGAAGAACAATAACGATGTCTTGATATCATTTCCAAGTTCACTACATTTTTCGCGTGTGATTTTATGAATCTCGATACTCTTTTCGCTAATTACAACATCTTGAGGTATATCTATAATCGTATCAAATATTTCAATATTTTCATGCTTTTCCGTGTCATGTACAATGTAACTCAACTGTAGAATGTGCGGCCACAACTGTAAATTGCCATTATTTACAAACTTGTCATTATTCGGCGGCAATCCCGTCGTCTCGGTATCAAATACTAGAACACGCATTTTATATATGATAAATTGAAATCTATTTAATTGAAAACTATTTAATTGAAATATATAATTTTTTTTCAATCAATTTTTTATCTTATCCACTTTTTACGGAGGGTTTTTATATACTGTATGATTATGGGCGGCGGCTTATTTGGAACTCCATTATATCTGAATCCCAAATGTTTGGTATTTACTGCGGTAATCCTAATTGTCTATTGGTTACCTCATCCTCCTACAATCGCCCACAATCTTGTAATGGGGTTCTTATTAGGAACATCTGCTTACATATCATTGGCTTGGTACGATGTGATATATGATTGTAATGACCGCTTGAAACCGACGTTATTTGGTTGGCTATCGAAATCATTAAAACCACCTGAATACTCCAAGCAATTTGAAAAGTTACCACTAAAAACAAAAAAGGTTGTTCGAACATTTGATATTTTTGTGTTGAGTATTGTTTTAATTACTTTCTTATATCCATTCTATTTCAAGAAACGATGACCGTTAACCTCCCTTTTATAAAAAGGGAACAAAATTTTGCTCGCCACGGGGGCTTTGCCCCCTCCCTCTGCTTCACGATGAGGGACCCCCCTTTTCCTCCACTTTTTTCAAAAGTGGATTTTTAAAAGCGACTATTCAGCATACATTTTACAACTTCCAAAGGTCTTGCGGTGCCAAATGGTTATCCCGTGCTCTTTAATTCCATCAAGGTGTTTTTTTGCTCCATAACCCTTGTTATTATCTATATTGTATTTTGTTGATAAATCTGGATTTTCAATACACAATTGTTCAATGTATTTATCTCGTTCAACCTTGGCCAAAATAGAAGCCGCAGCAATCGCAGAGTATTTGTTATCCCCACCTTCTACGCACGTGTAAGGAATTGACTCAATCTTATTTATTTTCTTGTTTACAAATGTAATTGGTTTGAAGTAATTACCATCAATCAATAGATGAATTTTTCCATCTGGTTTTTGTTTCTTGACATTTATAATTGAATTGTGCATACATTGTTGGGTTGCTTGTAATATATTGATTTCATCGATTGTCTTCTCATCTTCGTAACTAACATGCCAAGCTAGCGCATTCGCTTTTATGTATTCTGCGGCTTCTTCAATTTTTTGTTTTGAATGAAATTTTTTACTATCTTTCATTTTACTATGGTCAAAACTATCATCTTTAGGTAAAATCACCGCTGCGGTGTAAACTCTTCCAAATAGAGGGCCTCTACCAACCTCATCAACACCTATTTCGAATATATCTGGGTCCTCTGTGTAACACTTCTCCAAGAGTGTTTGAGTTTTTCTAGGCTTCTTGGTTACACCAATGTTATTGGCTAGATCAACTTTGTTGGTTACACTAATGTGTTCTTCATTGTTCGGCTCCATTCTTTCTAATATTATAAATTCATACATTTTAATTCAATTATTTTCACTGTATAAAATATACAATGAATAACGCTCTCTTCCTCTTCTTGATTTTATTATTAGGTTTAGTTCTTTCTTCGTTTTTAGGAGGCAGTTATTACAGAGAAGGACTTACAAATGAGGTTGATTCGCAATCAACGATGCCGCAAACTGGGGTTAGCGGAGATGCTAGTATCCAAACCACTTTGAAAAATTATTATGATAATTATAATCATTTCGATGGAACTTCGTCTGTGTCAACAAACGGAACAACTTATTATGGCCCCAATGGCGGCGTTGCTAAAATAATAACGAATGCTGATGGAACTCAAAGTTTACAGGTTACTGTGAATACTAACTCGTCTCCTGTTGTCTTTGTATCGCAGCCTATAACTACATCCCCGAGTTCTATGACGCCTCCTTCTACACAGCCTGCGTCTACATCTATGACTATGCCAAGCTCTACTGTATTTTACGGCCCAAATGGAAATACAGCCACTATTGTAAATACTCAGCAGGGAACCGCCATACAAGTGAATACTGGTAATGGAACAATGACATTCACGGCAACTATGCCAAACACAATGCCTGCTTCTACAGAGAGTTCTACTATGTCATCTACTCAATATTATGGAAGCACTGGCACACCTGTTCAAAGTGCGAATTATACTTTAGGATATACTCCACCGATGAATGCCGTAACTGGACCTACTGGAAATACGGCATATTATGCTCAAGGGCCTATGGGGAATACAGTTGTAGATTACTCTAGTTCTCTTCCTGCGGGTATCCCCAAGAGTAGGATTCCTCCTGGTGAAGAAGACTTGTATATCTTGAAATCGCAAGTTGTTCCTCCAGTTTGCCCTGCTTGTCCTAATTCATCCGCGTGCCCGCGCGACAAACCTTGCCCCGCATGCCCCCCGTGCGCTCGTTGCCCGGAACCTTCCATGACATGTAAAGCTGTCCCAAATTATAGTGCTGCCAATTACAACAATGGTATGTCTAATGAAGGACCCTTTGGAGGAGGAGGGATGATTAACAACCAATATATACCCGTACCAGTCTTAAATGACTTTTCCACCTTTGGATCCTAATCCACTTTTACACCTTCGCGCATTGAAAATGCGCGTGGCAAAGTCACTTTCTACTCATGAAAACGCTCCATAATGGGCGTTTTCATGAGTAGAAAGGTTTAAGAAAAGTGGTGTAAAAATATAATCAACATAATTATATTTTTATAATAAATTTCTGTTTTGGCTCCACCTTTAAAAAAGGTGGATTATCTCGTCTTGATACATTGTTTATCAATTTGTAATGTCGGTCCTTTTACACTTTGCGGAACAATGTTAATAATACATTTAGATTTCTTTCCATATAATGGCTCAGAGCACCCCTTTTCTTTCTTCTTTTTCAAGGTCTTTGTGAATTTGAAAATCTTGGGTTTTTCGTCGGTGCATCGTGACCTAAAGTGTTCATATCTTTCTCTCACTTCACAATATGTTAGATTTGATTTCTTATCCAACATACGGTTCACCAGCTCATGGAGTTCATAAATATACCTTGAAAAGGTTTCGCGATTCTTCATATCGCTATTTTTTAATGGGAGTTGTTTAAAATTCGTCTTTAAATTCATCCTACAATATTTACAAGGCAGTACATATCGCAAATTCAACACAAAACATTTATAATGTTGTTTGTCTTCTATTGTAGGATTCACAGGGTAATTGAAACTCATTGTGTGAAGATAATGCCACATCGCTGGCCCCCACACACTAGATATCATACCATCATTCGCATTATATTCCTTCAATGAAAATACCCGTTTTCTTCTTGTTTTATTGTGGATATTTCTAATTTTACGCGTTTGTGTCATACTTTAGCAAGAGAAATTAAATCCACATCCACTTTTAAAAAAAGTGGAGCAAAAATCGTAGCGACTGAATTTGGTTCAACCTTTTTCAAAGGTTGAGTGGAGCAAAAATCGTAGCGACTGAATTTGGTTCAACCTTTTTCAAAGGTTGAGTGGAGCAAAAATCGTAGCGACTGAATTTGGTTCAACCTTTTTCAAAGGTTGAGCGGAGCAAAAAGCGTGGCGAGTTAATTTGGTTCAACCTTTTTAAAAAGGTTTAAGAAAAGTCACTGAATTTGGTTGTCTTTTTTCAAAAAAAGTTATTATTTAGAAAACGCACTCTTGATCTCAAAAATCTTTTTATAATACAAAGCATCATTTTTAAAATCATACTTATTTATTTCAATCAAAACACCATTTGCGTTTCTAAATATCATTGTTCTATAGCATACAATAATATCTCTAATTCATATTCGTAAAATATAGTCATAATTTCTTCCTATAGATATATTAGAATGAGTAAATTCATAAACTATAACAGGGCTCCCGATCAAACCGGTATTTTATCTAGGATGAAATCGTTCAAATTCACACCAAATGTGATTATCGGGATTATAATTTTTATATTGTTTATTGCTATTTCAATTTATTGCTACAAAAAATTTGTGGCTCCCACAATGAGTGCGTCTTACAAGGCAAATAGGGAGCCCGTTGATGGCAGTAAATCCAACAATAACAAAACTGCGGAACTTATGCTGTTTTACGTCGATTGGTGCCCGCATTGTAAAACCGCCAAACCTATTTGGGAAGAGCTGAAGTCTGAATATCAGGAAAAGACTATAAATGGATACAAGATCATTTTCACAGATATCAACTGCACTACAGAGTCACCGGATATTGAGAGCATGATGAACAAGTATAAGATCGAGGGATTCCCCACAATCAAATTGTTAAAGGATGGACAAGTGATTGAATATGATGCGAAACCTTCGAAGGCGACCTTAGAGCAGTTCTTGAACACTGTTCTCTAATAGAAACTTTATACCATGTTCAATCCCACTTTGAAACAAAGTTTTGCGGGCGTCCACTGAACTGAGTGCTGTGCGAAGCACATCAATGCTTAAAAATGATACATCACATAACACCTCATTTTTTATGGGTGGCTGTGTATGGTCTGTGCTAAGACTATGAATAACTTTAAACAAGAAACACAAAATGTAATCTAACAATGTAGACTCTGAATTAACATGATTTGTATTATTATCATATTGATTTTTAAAACCAAGCGTTTCATCATCTTTTTTTCCCGCTGTCAAACAATATTTCAATGGATAATTACATACAACGCCCCCGTCAATAAAACATTTGCCATCCATACAAACCGGTGTCACTAGAATGGGAATACAACAGGTCATATGAAGAGCAGTTAGAAGCGGGAGGTCGGGGTAAGTCAAATAGGATATATCCTCTAATTGGAATTTGTTTATCTCAAATGTGAATAGATGTAGTTCTATTTTTGAATATTCATAAAACTCTTTTAACGTGATTTGTAATGACAAGTCTTTAGCACATAAAAGGGGTTTGAAACACTTTTCGATTGTCTTGGCATCAAAGATACCCTTCTTAGTGTAAGCGTCAAATATATTTTGGACATTGAATGGGAAAACTTCATGCCAAGGTCTCTTAATAATATAATCATTTATCGTTGTCCAATCAAAATGTAAACATAACATAGCTCCAACTATGGCTCCCGCAGATGTTCCATAGATTGTTTCTATTTCATCCATTTTAAAAAAATTCTGTTCTTCAATATGTTGAATGGCCCCGAGGGTCTGAACCATGGAAGGACCGCCACCAGAAATAACCAAATTCTTGATTTGGGGCATATACAAATACAGTTATTTTTATAACTTTTTTTCTACGATTGTTGTAAATGGCAAATATATTCACGTTGGATAACATAAACGATTTTACGGATAAATTGAACATAGATGAATTGTATGAAAAGAAACGACAACATGATCTGGGTAAACTAGAAGTATTCAACAAAATATTAAATCGCATACATGTGCGTATCAAAACAACGTCACGCCAAAAGTTAAACGAACAATTCTGCTGGTTTGTTGTACCTGAGGTTATTATAGGAGTTCCAAAATATGACCAGGGTGCTTGTATAGCATATTTAATGGACCGTTTGAAAGAAAATGGATTCAATATAAAATATATTCATCCAAACACATTTTTAATTTCATGGATGCACTGGGTCCCCTCGTATGTAAGAACCGAGTTGAAAAAGAAAACGGGTATTGTGGTGAACGAATATGGTGTTCGTGTTGAACAAGATGACGGTAACGATGAAACACCGAGCCTCAATGATCTTGTGTTAAAACCAAAAGAGCCACCTCCACTTGGTGCGATTAAACAACCCAAGAAAGATTACACACCGATTAAATCATACAAACCTACAGGAAATTTTGTATATGATGACGAGCTTTTAAGCAAAATAGAGGATAAATTCATTTGAAAGTTTCTTTAAGTGGTTTTGGACAATTTATATTTAAAATCGCAAATTTTTTATTTTCCCAAGACTTTTTTCGGAAAACCAATTTTGGACATTTATAAATGTCCATTTTCTGATTTCCCAAAAAAGTCTTGGCAAAAAAAAGTGAAAAAATGGGTTTACACCATAATCGTCTTATTTTTATTTTTTGGTTGAAATAAATGTTATCATAACATTTTTTTTCATTATTTTTTAAAGTTTAGGAAATTTTTTTATTAGTGTATAATATAACAAATGCTAACAGAATTATCCCAAGAAATCCCCAAATATTGTTGTCAAATATGTGACATCAAAACCAATAACAAAAAGGATTTTAACAAACATAATTTAACACTGAAACATAAAAATAATTTAAATCTAACATTTTGTGAACAAAATAATCCCAAAAATCCCATTTTATCAAAATATGTGTGTGGTATTTGTAATAAGCAATACAAGTCGAGAGTTGGATTATGGTCACACAAAAAAACGTGTAAAGAACCACCCCCGCTAAAAGATGACCAAGTAGATATTAATTCGCTGGACATAAATGTAATCATGCAACTATTAAAGCAGAATGACGATTTTAAGAGCTTAATGATAGAGCAAAATAATAAAATGATGGAGACTTTTCAAGAAACTATGCAGGAGGTCTGTAAAAATGGAATCGGAAATATCAATAATAGTATGGTAAATTCCAATAACAAAACCTTCAATTTGAATGTATTTTTGAATGAACAATGTAAGGATGCTATGAATATTATGGATTTTGTGGATTCTATTAAACTGGATTTGAATGATTTGGAATCCGTTGGAAAACTTGGATACATTAATGGAATTTCCAACATTATTATCAAGAAATTGAACGCACTTGATGTTCACATGCGACCAGTTCACTGCACCGACTTGAAGAGAGAAACTATGTATGTCAAATCACAAAACGTATGGGAAAAGGAGGATGAAGAGAATAAAAATATCCGTCGGGCAATTAAACACATTGCCTTCAAAAATATAAAAAATCTGGAATTATTCCAAGAGTTACACCCAGATTGTTTGGAGTATGATTCCAAGCATGGAGACCACTTTTTGAGGTTGAGGATAGAAGCCCTCGGCGGTGGATCATCAAAGGTGGATTACGACAGTCACACAAAAATAATTAAAAAAATAGCCAAAGAGGTAACAATTGATAAAAATCGGTAGAAAAGTAATTTGTAAAGACTTATCTGGTTGCGAATGCTTCTACCAACAAATCGGTTCCGGAAAGTATGTATTTAGCAACTGTGCATAGTAATCTTTGATATCGTCTGTCAATACAAATTCGGTATCCTGTTTAGAATATAAATCATATTGATTGAAATCAAGAACATTAGTTTTGATTTCACTATCACTCTCAATTTCCAAATGTTTGTATTCGCCACCGGTATGCCACGGATAAAATGAATGAAAACGTATAATATTAGCATATTTTTGCGAAAACTTGTGATTGGTATTTTTCTGTAATACTCGATACAAATATTCATCGTGTCCAAATGATAACATCAAATTCTCAACCCCACAATTGGGACGATATATTCCATATTTTGTTTTATACAACGGATTAAAGTAATCCTGGTTTTCTCTCATAGTGTCATAATATACAATTGATTTAGGGAACTCACATCCAACCGCAAACGTATCGCCTACGACTGCCCAGCTAGGTTCTCCAAAACTAAATAAAACCTTGCCAACATCGTGTATGAGTCCACACAATTGAAGCTCATAATTATTTGGTACCGCTTTACGGATACGTTCCGCAGTTTGGTATGCGTGGATTGAATTTTCATTGGACACATCTGGGTCGCTCGGGTCAACAAAGTTATCCATTATACTCAGTGCTTCGCTCATTGTCATTACACGATTAGTCAAACTTTCATATTGGGATTTTTTTCGTACAACATAATCAACGGTTTGAAATCTATGTTGGTCACGATAAAAAAAATACTGTGGCGTATCTTCCAAGTAAACTCTCAACTCCTTCTCCATACTATTGCTGGTGATAAAAATCATAACAAAATACATTTAAATGGTAACGCTGTTATAATAATAATGTCAAATGATATAATTTTAACATCATGTGATTTGAAAGATGCTGACACAAATCACCTTATTACCAATAATCGAATTTATTCCAAAATGAATGCTGAAAATAAACAATTTATTCGACGCATACTAGTGTCTCTATTTTTATCGGTTCTTACGAGTTATGTTTTATTGTCTATAATTACAGTTAGTCCAACACCATTCATCGAATATCAAGCAAATGCGTGGAGTTCAATCACATATGCTCTAATAGATGGACCTATCACGGTGAGGTTTCCATTATATATTCTGTCTGTAGCAAGCTTCAACTTGTGGGCACACTCGGACCCAATAGTAAACTTTATTGATGTCACAAGTATTTTTTGGACAATTCTAATAGTGGCAATAGCAATGTCTCCAGATAATACAAATTCAAATACCATAATTAGATGTATTAACGTTTTGTTTCTATTGTATATGATTACAATTATTAGTATATCATATACCAATCTAGTGTTGACATATTATAAAGATAACCTGGTAATTATCACAGGTCTAATCTATGGCCTGTGTGGGATAAACATGTCAACATTTTATATACGAAAACCCAAGTTTATTATTGGAATAGGAATTATTTCATTTGGTTTCATTTGTAAATTATTAACAATTTATCAAGACCAGTATTGGGGGACAAGTATTTTTCACATAACATCGGCACTAGGTATTGGAATTTTATTACAATTATCCAAATTAGAGCATTATTCTATACCTCAATCTTTAGAATGGATGAAAATGTTATCACAATAAGTAAAAATAATATTGTCTTATTTTAGATGGCAACGAAACGAAAACAAATTAAGAAATCGAATAAAACGAGAAAAATTCAAGAAGTAATTGCGCAACAAGTAATCAGCGATGAAGATAAGAAAATTGTATGTAAAAACTATTATAATACATATGATACATTTGAAGATAAAATGGAAGAAGAATTTAAACGACAAAAAATAGATTTTTTATCGGCAAATTATGATTTAGAAAAAGATATATTAAAGGCCCACAAAACCGCAATTAATCCATCTAACATTGCTCCCAATGAAGACTATTATTCGTACATCAATGAACGATGGATACAAGAGTTCAATGTTGAAAAAAATCAAAAATATATTATTCAGGTTGATGACTTCCGGTTAGTTCAAGATAAAGTATATAGGCAATTACTTGATATAGTCAAAGAATATATTACAACTGATAAGAGCGAACAAGCCAAATGTATTGGAAACATATATAACTCGTTTAAACACCCAAATACAAACAAAAAATCTCGCGAATATGCGAATTTGGTGTTGACACAAATTGACGATTTGCGTACTAATCCAGCCAATATTTGGACCCTTCTTGGATTTATAAACACAATTGAACTTGTTTCGTGGGGTTGCCCATTATCTTGGTCATTGAATGCTGATGATAAAAACCCTGAAGTATACAGATGCTATGTTGATGCGCCGCGTGTGACATTGGTTGATATCGATGTATATTTCGAAGATGGAATTGATCTTGAATACAAGAGAAAATACAAGGCGCGATATTTGAAATTTTTGAAGGATTTGTTCGCAAACGTATTTGGACCAAAACATGAGTTCAATGTGGAGGATATATTTAATGTCGAGCTGAAAATATTGATCGCAATGGGATGCACTAAAATAAAAAAAGAAGATCCAAATGGTTATAATATTGTTAAAACCAAAGAAGCGCTCACTCAATATGGTTTTGACTGGGAACAATTTTCAGCGGCACTTGGTTTCAAATATACACCTGAGTTTTTTATAACATCCAATTTGAATTATTTAAAATGTGCGTCAAAATTACTTGCCGACGAATGGACAACTCCTGAATGGAGGACCTATTGGATTTACATTTTCATTCGTCAACAACAGCGTTATAATGTTGAGGGACATAAAATTTATTACGACTTCCACGGAAAATTTGTAAGAGGACAAGCAGAAGAGGTAAACTTTGAGCTGTTCCCCATATATGGTCTTGGTTATTCATTCAATACTTATTTAACAAATGAATATATTAGGCGTTATGAGAACAAGCAACACATTAGCTATGTAAAAACAATGGCAGAGGATTTGAAGACTGTATTTATTCGCATCATCAAGCGTAATAAATGGCTACAGCCCGAGACAAAGAAAATGGCATTGAAAAAGCTGAATAACTTCAAGTTAGAGGTTGGTTCACCCAAAATTTTGAGAGAGGATCCGCTGTTGGATTACACAGATGATGACCCTTGGGGTAATTTGATAAAAACCGCCAAATGGAGACACGAACGAGCATTGAAATTGGAGGGACAAAAAATCATTGATTTACCTCTTATTGATTGGGCAGAAATTCCGCCGAAATTTATAGGTACTCAAGCCTATGTTGTGAATGCTTCATATACGCCATCGCAAAATGGAATTTATATTCCTTTAGGATACATTCAACCGCCGTTTGTTGATCTGGAAGAGCGTGGAATAGAATATAATTTAGCACACGTTGGCTACACAATTGGTCACGAAATGTCTCATGCGTTAGATGATTGGGGTAGTAAATATGATCATACTGGAAAAATGAATGATTGGTGGACGGAAAAAGACAAAGCTATATTTAAACGAATACAAGACGATGTTATTAAGCAATATGAGGTATTTGCTGCCCAAGATGGAATTATATTTGATGCTTCGCCATCTATAGGAGAAGATTTAGCAGATATTTCTGGATTGACTATTTGTAGGGAATACTTAAGGGATTTCCAATTGAAAAACCAGGATATATTACCCATTCAACGCATTTCATTTGAAGCATTTTTCGTTTATTTTGCGGCCCAACAAAGACAACAAATTAGTAAACGCGCCATTCAGGCCCAATTAAAAACAAATCCCCATCCTTTAGACAAATATAGAACCAATGTTCCTTTATCGCGGTTGCCAGTATTTCGAATAATATACGATGTTAAAAAGGGAGATAAAATGTGGTGGCATTCAACCAATAGAGTTTGGGAGGGATAATTATTTAGAAATAATATAATTTAAATGATAAATTTTTATCGTTAAAAATATTTTTTTGTGAGTTATATATATAAATGTCTACTCGTTCTGCTCGCCGTTCTGCCGCCCGCACCGCCACCAAATCTGCCTCCGCCGCCCGCCAGGCCGCTCGTTCTGCCCAGCGCACTGCCAAGAAGGCTCGCTCCAAGGCTGCCCAGCTGAGGAGGGAGCTTCAGCGCACCAAGTCCCAGATGCGCTCCAAGACCCAGACCCTTCAGAAGCAACTCCAGAAGGCTCGCTCCAGGGAGTAAATACAAACCTTGTATTCACCTTGGTTAACTAAATATTTATTCATACACTGATAAATATTTAGTATACATAATATGTATAATGGCAACAAGACGAAATAGGTCAGCTTTAAAAAAAACAAAAACATCTCGTAAGAGTAGTAAAAAAACAAGAAAGAGTCAGGGTTCTTGGAAAACTGCGATTGAAGTGGCTCAAATGGAATTAGAAAGGACTGGGTCTCTTACAAAGGCTCACAGGGCTCTCAAGGCTCAAGCATTATTAAACGCGCGAAAAATTTTCGGGTCTGTCGGCAAAACCGGCGGGTCTATCTAATACATCATCTTTGGTAAATTTCCCAGGTATCCCAAGGTCTTCATTTTCTTCGATTTTACCCAAAATGGTCTGCTGCTCGTTTGGGCGCTTTTCAACAAATTCATCCTTGGGTGGATTCATAAGTTCATCATTAATATGTTTGGCTTCATCCTGTAAATTCTTAATTTGATTTTCAGTTGTTTGTAACATAACTGTTTCGGTCATTGCTTCCAACAGTTTAGCACCTTCAATATAATCTGTTTCACATCCTACATACAAACCTACAATAATTGCTCTAGTTTTAGATGTTATTGTATTTAACGCCGCCTCAGTTAATTTTGGATTAACGCGGATACGTCGTGTGCCAGTTTGTGCGTCAATTGAATATGTAAATAATTCATTGATGATTTCCAATAATTCACTTTGTTTTGTAGCGGCTCGTTGTATCATACTTTGAACATGCTGCGCATACTTTATAAATAACGCGTCCTTTTTCGAAATTGTAATTGTTTGTTTCAGCTTCGAGCAAGCTTTGGTTTTGTTATAATCTCTTAATTTTATTTTATCAAAATCCTTTGGCGGTTCCCCATTAGTATCACCTGTAAATGCTCTGTAAAATATTGCCACATCCTTTTCATATTGTTTCCTCGTCTCAGGAGACATATCATGAAACGTCCCATTAGAATAATCGTATTTGTCATCATAATACAATTGCTTCAATTCTAGGATTCCAGGTTCATCCTCCAATTTTTTTTGAATGCTCAAATTGACATCACACATTTTGGGTTGAAGTGTAACATTCCCAGTTTGTTCATTGTATACTTCACCATTCTTGAGTGCTCGTATCCGGTTGTCGCAAATATTCAACTTGTACAATGTTCTTTTGGTATTTTTAGGAATTTTATCTTTTGTAAGCAAACCTCGTTTCACGGTGTTACCGGTTTCATCCTTGTATACATATATCGGGTTGATTGTTGTTACAATGGAAGCAAACACATGTGCGATTTTAATGTAAAATTTAGCAATACCAATACACATTCGTTGCTTTTTTGTGGTGCCATCCTTTACTGCTAGATTGTTTAATTCATCTTTATCAATGAATGTAACATTATCTTTCGTCATTAAATTTACTTCTTCACCCTTTTCCAGGCGTTGTGCTAAATATGTAATTTCGACATTGTTTAATTTTCTCTGTATTACATCACTTGTCAGTATCAATAGTTTGTCGCAATATTCCTTTTCGGTTAATCGTTTTAGGTCATCAAACCCAGACGTAAGTATATAATATGTGGATATGTAATCGATTAAGTTATACATATTTTTAAAATCTTTGTTTTGGTTGCCTGATAATTTTGATTCGCTAGAAGGTGAATTTCCCATATACATTACAATGAAAATAAAATTGAATTTGAAATATATAATCTATATGAAAGTAATAAACATGAGCAATGATAAAAGCAAAAAGAACAAGGCAACCAATATAAATAAGGCACAATTATGGAATATATTTGATAGTGAAATAGAAAGTGAAACAAAATCCAAAACTCCATTGGAATGTATGTATCGTTCTTGTGGAAACCGCGAACATTGTGATAGTTGTGAGAATATTTTAGCATTCTCGGAGGAAGGGTTTCTCACTTGTGTAAATCCCAAATGTGGCATCATTTACAAGGACATTGTGGACCACTCTGCCGAGTGGAGGTATTATGGGGCAGATGATAATCAAAATGCTGATCCAACCAGATGTGGTATGCCAATAAATCCATTGTTAGTGGAATCATCTTATGGATGTAAAGTGTTGTGTATGGGTCCAATGTCATATGAGATGAGAAAAATTCGCCGTTACACCGAATGGCAATCGATGCCATACAAGGAAAAATCGCAATATGATGAATTTCAAATTATTACGACTATGGCACAGCATGCGGGAATACCCAAGATGATTATCGATGACGCGATTCGTTACCACAAAAAGATTTCAGAGTATGAACTAACATTTCGCGGTGACAATCGCGATGGTATTATTGCGGCATCTATTTACATTTCATGTCGAATAAATAATTTTCCAAGGACTGCTAAGGAAATTGCTTCAATATTTAATTTGGACGTAACTAGTGCTACCAAAGGGTGTAAAAATGCGCTGGCAATTATCAATAACATTGAGAAGGATATGGATAATAAAGAAAAGACAGTATTTGGCACAACAAAACCAGAGGCATTTATTGAGAGATTTTGTAGTAAATTGAATATGAATAATGAGTTGACGCGTTTGTGTCAATTCATATCAAAGAAAATAGAAAAAACGGATGTTATGCCGGAAAACACACCGCATTCTATTGCGGCGGGGGTGATATACTTCATTTCACAAATATGTAAGTTGAATATTAGCAAACGCGATGTAAAAAATATTAGTGAAATCAGCGAGGTCACTATTAATAAGTGTTTTAAGAAACTTGAGAAGATGAAGGATGAATTGTTACCGTCAGTTATATTGAAAAAGTATGCGTAAAACAAAAAATTGAAAGTAAATGAATTCTATTATTTTTTAAAACAATAGAATAATAAATGGCTACGAGAGATCAAATGGAACTAACACACGAACAAATCCAACATAAAAATTTGAAAAACTGTTTGCTAACAGTTAAAAATATGGAAAATACTCAATTCAATTATAGGTTGTCAAAATTCTCCAATATATATTACAAATGGTATCCCCAACCGAGTTTTCCGTTATTTAGCCAGCTTATAAAAGAATTCAACCAGAACCATAGTGAATATCATGGGTCTGTAGTGATTGATTTGCTGACCAAACCATTTGTATCACAAGCTGATGTGTCACCATTTATGTATTTGGGTGTGCCTGGTATATGGAATGATCATATTTTGGATAAATATGAGTTACTACAGAAAAAGGGAGATAATTTAACGGAAACGGAGGCAGACCATAAAAATTGGTTACTTTGGTATTTTATTAAGCGATGGTAATAATCTTCAGTGGTGTATTATATTTTTTTACATTATTGAGCAGCTGTCTTGGGGAGAAGACTGTGGATAAGAAGGTGGAGAATCATCTTCATCTTCAACAATTAACCATTGTGGTGCGTCAGCACGATCTTCGTGATAACTTTCTTCTGTGTAAATTATACCTCTAAAATTTGGGTCTCTTTGGCGAGAAGAGTCATCATAAGTATACCACCCTAATGGCAAATGGCCACGTGTCCACCAGCGATAGTCCATTTGAATACCCCAATCGCGAATTTCTTGTTCGGTAGGACGATAATTAGGCGGCCATCGTAATAGACCATTGGATGATAATGCGGAGTGCGGATCAATAAAAGTAGGGGCCAACAGAGTAAATTGTAAACCGCGTGGTTCCCCTTGTCCTATAATCTCTTGTTCACCCCGGCGCGGAGCATATATGCCTTGGCGTGGCCCATATAAACCCTGTGCTTGTTGGGTTGCGATCTGCCCCTGTTGCCCATTGTTAGGAATAATAACTGGTTGTCTGCATACCGGACAAGGACAAGGTCTTTTTCCAGTACACCAAGGCATTATACAATTTTCATGAAATTTATGACCATTTACGCATTGAATTATTTTTCCTGATAACTCTTCAAAACATATCGCACAATCATTCGGTGCTTGTTCAACCGGTGCTTGTTCAACTGGTGCTTGTTTAACCAGTGCTTGTTCAACCGGTGCTTGTTTTGCGGATTTACGTTCTTTACGAGCAGGAGCCTCATTATTATTACTACGGGTCTCAATAACTCCGCCTTTTTGTTTGCGTCTTGTTTTTTTATTGACATTTTTTTTGCGTTTTCCACCAGCACTTACACTCACAAATGGAGGCATTTGTTCGAACAGTCTTTGCTGTTGTTGTTCTTTAACAAATGGCTTGGGTTTTTCTTGTTCAAAACTCAGTGTAAGAGTTATAAATGATGGTTCAACTTCATTTAATTTTCCTGTCAAATATGTAGCAAAAATAATAGCAAAACATGACACTTTAACAAGTTCATTCAAATCAATTGGTTCAATAAATTTAAAAAACTTGTCATTTTGACCACCAATCATTTTACCACCTCGTTTATCGTCTTCATCCTCGCGCAGTTCTTCCTGTAACCTAGCAACTCTTTCTGTTATTACTAGAGGAACTTGTTCTTTGATATGTTCAATCACCTTCGCTGTGAGTTGTCTTCTTACAATATCTAATGTAACCGCACGAATCCTCTGTTTCTCTATTTCATCCAATACAAATCGTTTTATGATATTCATGTCCGCAGTTCCATTGAAAGTAGCAGAAACAGTTGCTCTAGTTTTCTGTATAACTTTATAAACCGCTCTTTGTCTCGCATTCATTAATTCATAAACGTATCCCGCTATTTCAATTAATTCCGCATCGTTTTTGTCAAACCAAGAATATACTGGGTGGGTTTTTAACCTTTGATCGTGATCATAATTAAAACCACCGTCAATTATCATTTGTATAACTTCTCGTAACATACTAGGGTTGCCAGTTGTTCTAAAATTACTGACAAAATGATTGAATAAATCCTGTTCTTTTTCTTCACCTTCAAATGGTGGTTTGCTAAGAAATCTACGGTCCAAACGAGAAATTCTTCCAGCATCAATAGGCAAAATACGTTTACCAGTATACCATTGGGACGACCCATCTTCACTCAAAAAATAATCTGTTGTAGAATTTTCAGTATACAATAAATTGCTGCGATGGTGATCACCATGATAAAATCCATGAACACCTAATACAATTAATTCATACATGGCCAAAGCCTCTGTTTGTAGTTTTGTTTTTAAATCAATCCCAGATTCTTCTATAAATATGAGCATTGGTTCAAAGATTTCATTTATACCTGCATGTTCCATCACTATCAAGCCCAATTTTAATCTTGGTAATAATCGTAGTGCTTGATTAAATTGTTGAAATATTTTATCAGTTTCATCATTTTTTGCTTTTGTGTTAAGCATATCTATAATATCAAATCTATCATTTTTACTAGCGAATAATAATGTTGGCATACTTGGTTCAAAATATCCACACGTAGCAATTACAATATCATTTTGGTTAACTATTTCACTATGAAAATCAGAATCACTTATACTTCGGTAATCCCGCTCATCAAGTTCGGTTCGCAACATTTCATCATCATGTATTATACAAAGTTTCAAAATAACCTTTGTTACTTTTGTAGCAAGATTATTTGGGCGAAACGCATAATATTCGCTCGTTTGAGTATTTTCGCAAATAAACACAAGCCCACTTGAACCAATTGATAAATAATTAATTGTTGATCCCATTAGAAAATTATGTAATGTTTCCATCGAGTTATCGCCTATTGAAATTACACCCCCCTTTTGAAGTTGTAATGGATGATTTTTTTTTGTTTTATTTTTTCCCATATATTATGTTTCTATATTTTTAATTTTCAACGTCGCAATTTTCTTGTTTTTTGCTCTTTCTTCTTAAGTGTATATTTTGATTTATTGCCACTTCGTTTGCGGTGACTTTGCTTACTTATACTTCGCTTAGGGCCACTTCGTTTGCCTCCATACACTGAAATTTCTGGAGACACATAATTTGGCTGAGATACGTAATTGGGTTGAGACACATAAATTAGTTGAGGTGTTAATCCAAAATTTATAGTTCCAAATGTTTGTGTCAACATTTTGTTTTGAACAATTACAAACACGATAAATGCTGTTGAAAAGCATGATTTATTGAGAAACATGTCAATAGTATAACCTCCACCCCTACCATTATATTTGTTATAAACATCTTGTACTGATACATCCTCTTCTAAATTATTATTGTTAGAATAATTCATTAAATTATAGTTGTCATTAATATCCCTTATTTTTGATAGATTATCGCTAGAACCATTACTTGTCGAAGACTGCCTTTGGCTTGTCGAAGACTGCCTTTGGCTTGTAGAATTATTGACACCTATTGAACTCGATGGTTCTAATAAATTTACATCAAAAAAACCACGTTGTAATTCATGTGCCTTTTTTATGAACAATGGTGGCATATATAATCTTTGGGTCTTTTCAATAGTTTTTACATGATTCACAACAAACGCAAGTAATTTAGGACAAACAACTTGAAGTTGTTCATAATTTGTTGTAAATAACTCTCGTTTTTCTATATCAATCATTCCAAGTGTTTGCGTTACATATTCACGCGTATCCTCAATTGTTTGTTTGATACCGCCTTCTCTAGCATGATGTAATTCCCTGATATAAGCCATTATAGTTTTATTACCGAAACAATACAAACTAAACCAGGTTACATCAGCACTGATGGGCTTATGGCTTTTAAAACTACCGCTTTTAACTATTATAGATATGCATTGTTGATAACTCTTAAAATCACCAGTTTCTATGAATGAATCATAATAAAAGATAAACGCCTCTCTTGCGTCATATTCAGTATCACCTTTTCCAGGTAGTTTATAAAATTTCACATTTGACAATTCATTGCCACGCCCCCAATCAAGTATTAGTGCGCGCTTATCTTTATACCATGTGTAACCATCACTTAAAAAATAACCAGGATAATTCTTTGATATCATTATATTGCCAATATGAAAATCACCTTGACTAAATCCTTCATATGCCAAATGGAATAATTCAAATGCCGTTAATGCGTAATATTGATCGTCGTTTCTTGAACCTCTAGTTGTTTGTCTAGTCCATGCGTTTAAAGTATCATGAAGATTTTGAAATTGTTCTTTGAAACCAGCACACTCCATTACAATTACTCCAATCGCAAACCCCTCACCATTTGGTAGTTCAAATTTATATTTTTCCAATTCATCATATGTATATTTATCAGGATTCAATGTAAACAATGTATTAATAAAACCAACCTTTTGTTGGTTTGACCAATATACTATTATAGGAGAAACTGGCTCAAAAAATCCAATTGTAGATTCAACAACTTTGTGTTGTAATTCTACTTCATTATTGAATTCATCTTTTGATATACTTTTCATACTACGATTATTATAAATTACTTCACGTTCAGTATGCAATAATGCGATCTTTACAACAATGCGTGTTATTTTTTCACCTAATGAATTTGGTCGAATCGCATAATAATCACTATCTTCATTTGTTACCATAAATGTGAGCCCTTCTATGCCACGCGATAAATAGTATATACTAGTTGTTTCATTTGGTGTAAAAAATTTATTAAATGCTGCTGTTGGGTCACCTATTGGAATTACACCACCGCGTTGTTTAACATGACTTTGTTTATATCTCATTATAATAACACAATATTTTCTTGCGTCTAAAACAATATTTTTTAAACGTGGTTTAGAATATGTCGAAAGCGCCACCCAAATACGTCTTCATTGTTCCGTATAGAAATCGCGTACAACAGAAGTTTTTTTTTAGCAAATACATGAGCTTTATTCTAGAAGAAAAAGAAGATGAATATGAAATTTATTTCTCTCATCAATGTGACGCAAGGACCTTCAACCGCGGGGCAACCAAAAACATCGGTTTTCTTGCGGTAAAAGAGAAATATCCTGAGCATTACAAGGACATTAGTTTCGTATTTAATGACGTCGATACAATACCATTTCACAAGATATTCAATTACGAGACAACCCACGGAGTGGTGAAACACTTTTATGGATTCAAGTATGCGTTGGGTGGAATAGTCGTTATGAAAGGTGCCGACTTCGAGAAAATCAACGGGTTTCCTTGTTTTTGGGGATGGGGTATGGAGGACAATGTTCTTCAAAAGCGTTGCGAAGGATACAATTTGAAGGTCGACCGTAGTGTATTTTATGAAATCGGTAGTCCACAAATTCTACAACTCTTTGATGGAATTTCGCGAATTATAAGCAAGAAGGATCCTTGGCGAATGGAGCATGACAATGGTCTCGATGGTATACGAACAATCCACAAATTATCGTATACGCTTGACAGCAAATCTGAAAACCCAAATGACAATGTTTTTGTTGCGCATAATCCAAATATATTCTTTATTAATATTGCGACGTTTATGACATATGTGAAATTTGAGGGTGATCAATATTACAATTACGATTTGAGAGAACCCAAGCGAAAGATTTTAAACCCTGACAAACTGAGAGAAACCAAAACCACGGTTGTAACAACTGACAATTGGTCAAATATTCCATATTATCCTACCACAAGTGAACGTAGGGAGAATGTTGCGAAATATTTATTAAGTATGGGGAAAACAGTCCCGGATAATCTAATAAAACAAATCGAAAATGATAAGCGAGTAGAAGTTGAAGCCGATACTTTTAATCGAAATATTATGCCACCACAACCACCCCAACCACGCCAACCACCCAAACCATCACAAAAACAACCACAACGTCAACAAAAACCACCGACAATCCCGCATAAATTTTCCCCCGAATATGCTCAAGCAGTTGGACAAAAGCCGCGCGCACAAGCGAGTGCCAGAATAGGGTTGGGTGGGGTGTTTTGATCAAATCAATTTTTAAGTAAACAATATAAATATATTTTAATATTATTTATAATGAATACAATTAATCACGCATTTTACATCAATTTAGAATCTAGGCCTGATAGAAAGCAACATGTGGAGCGAGAGTTAATGAAGGTTGGTATCAAAGCAAAACGATTTAATGCGATTCGACTTCCAAATGGTGCGCTCGGGTGTAGTATGAGTCACTTGAGATGTCTCGAGACTGCCAAAAAAAATAACTGGCCCCATGTTTGTATAGTAGAAGATGATATTCAGTTTTTAAAATCCCAAGTTTTTATTGAACAGTGTAATAAGGCATTGACAAAAAAGTTTGATGTTATTTTGTTAGCGGGTAATAATGTGCCACCATATACACGAATTGATGATAGTTGTGTAAAGGTGACCAGATGTCAAACAACAACTGGTTATATTGTAAAACAGCATTATTACGACAAACTTATTGCTAATATTAAAGAAGGTATCGGTAAACTGCTTCGAGAACCTGAAAAACACGTCCTATATGCTATTGATAAATACTGGTTTCAACTTCAAGAAATTGATACATGGTTATTGGTGACTCCCCTTACGGTCACACAGCGCGAAGATTATAGTGATATTGAAAAGCGCCCTACAAATTATACGAGAGCAATGATCGATTTAGATAAGGTAGAGTTTTTTAAGGCACAGAGGGAAGCACATGAGAAACACATGTTGACACAGATGAAAATCACCTAGTAGTGTAATTCGCAGACTAATGTTAAATTTTACCTTCATTGACCAATCGCGGGAAATCGCTCAATTCAATGTCTGTGAAGTGGTTATTAGTTACAATATTGAATAATTGTGCCTTGTAAATTGGGTGCAAATAGAATCCGACCGCATAATCCTCCAAGTATTCCTTTACAATATAGTCTCGTTTTCCAATTAAATATGTAATTGCTTCTTGTGAAAGAAAATAAAATCGGCCACTACAATATTTGGTTTGGTATATTGGCAAATGTTTAGGAAGCTCTGGGTGAATTTTATGGTATTGCGATAAATATGGTTTCGGGACATCCACGACGTAACCGCCATAATGTGTTTTGGGTTGTTTTGCCATCAATAATTTAGCGGTCGTATCGAGGAATTTTGGGTTCACCAGAATTTGGTCATCATCCGTCTTGAATAAGTATTTGAACTTGAACGTTTCATTAACCGCTTGATATGATGTGATAACCTTGTTTGGCAAAGAATTATAATCATCTGGCGTTTTTACCCACAATACACATTTTTCTTCATCAAACCGATATGTAGTCTCCATTGTTTCATCGCCAATTACATGATAATATCGCAAATAAGGTGGTATCAATTTAAGCCATGTCCTCTTTTGAAATAGTGCCTTCTTTTCATATTTCACACAATTCATGATAAGCATGATAAAGTCTTGTTTAATCATAATGTTAATCTATTATAACTATTTAAATAATAATTTATTTTGTTTATAAATATATGCTTCGCGAAAAATGTTGTATATGTAACTCATTATTAAAGAATATATATAAATTACAAAATGTTCCTATCAAATTGGCTTGTACGACCGAGCCTGAATTTGGAAATGAAGAACTATCAATTTCAAAATGTATTCAGTGTAATACAGTTCAACTTGATAAGCTAATCCCACTTGATATATTATATTCTACATCTCACAATTATACATCGGTTGGTAAAACGTGGGAAGGATATTTTAATCTATTTTGTAATAATGTCCAAACAATTATCATTGATAAAAATGTATTAGAAATTGGTGATCCATCGGGTAAAATAGCAAATAGAACAGACAAATATTCAAATTGGTTTATAATAGAACCAAATAAAAATGATAAAATAATATTCAATAACAAGATTACATTTATTGAAGGGTTCTTTGATGAAGATTTTATTATTAATGATAAAATAGATGTTATTATACATTCACATGTATTTGAACATATATATGAACCTAATGTATTTTTAAAAAAGTGTTATGAGTTGTTAGATGTAAATGGCGAAATGTTTTTTGGTGTACCAAATATGGAATATATAGCAGAACACGAACTATGTCCATATTTAGGAGTTTTTTTTGAACATACTGTTTTCCTGAACAAAGAAAACATATCTTATCTATTATTAAATAATAATTTTGAAATTATAGAAATAATCGATTATGAAAATCATAGCACAATTTATCATTGTAAAAAAATGAAACACATAATGTCTCAATTTACACCTTTTATGTTATCAAAAAATTACGAGGAACTCTTTTTTTCTACATTGGAAAAATATAAACAATTTGTTGATAAATGTAACATGTTAGTAGATAAACATTGTTATATATTTGGTGCATCTTATAATACACAATATATACTAGCACTTGGGTTGGTTTCTAATAAAATCTTAGGGATTCTCGACAATTGTAAAGAAAAACAAGGTAAATATTTATATGGATATGATATACAAATATATGACCCATTGGTTATAAAACAAACAAAATATGATATTGTATTAAAAAATGGTTATTATGTCGATGAGATATCAAAACAGATCTTGTCTATAAACCCAGATACTAATATTTTACATAACTGATTCTTATTACACAATATAATATAAAATGTATTTTGATTTAAATATTATAGCAATATTTTTATAAATGAAGAATATTGCCATAATTATAGGGACAAGACCTGAGTATATTAAATGTCTACCCTTATTAAAAAGTTCTAATATATACAAATTAATATACGTTCAGCAACACACTGACTTAGTAAAATTAGACTTTGAACATGAACTTATACCGGTAAACAATTATGGGGAGAATAGACTAAACAACATAATTTCATCTATCTTACATTCCAGTATATTTGACAAATCGTGGGATGCAATAATGGTTCAAGGAGATACCGTAGTTGCGTTTGCTGCGGCGGTTACAGCATTCAATAAAAATATAAAGGTGATTCATCTCGAGGCTGGACTAAGAACATATGATATAAAAAATCCGTTTCCTGAGGAAGGTTATAGAAAAATGATTGATTGTATATCTAGTTATGGTCTATGTCCTTCCCAAAAGTCTGTATCTAATATTCTTAAAGAAGGATTTTGTGGGCAAATGGTCAATGTAGGAAATACAAGCATCGACGCAATTGCGAAATACAATTTGGTTCCAAAAATTACAAATAAGGTGTTGATAACATTACATCGAAGAGAAAACTGGGATCTAATAGAATCCTTTTTCAAAGCAATTGAATTTCTAGCTACTAAATACCAAGAACTTGAGTTTATTTTACCAATTCACCCAAATCCATTAATCACAAAACATGCCAGTATATTCAATAAAGTGAAGGTAATTGAACCACTTGATCATAAATCACTATGTTTATTGATGGCAGATTGTAACACTATAATTAGTGATAGTGGGGGAATACAAGAAGAAGCCGCATACCTAGGCAAAAAGGTATTTTGTTGTAGAAAGACAACAGAAAGGAGTGAACTATTGGATACACATGTGGTCCTTACACCAACACCTAATATATTAATTGATACATTTTTACCACAAACGTCACAACTTCCAAAATCATTGGTATATGGAGATGGAGATGCTTGTATAAAAATAAACGAGTTTATTACGTGTCTATGCTCTTGAACTTATATATAATATTAAAATATAAAATTGGTATTAAACAATTTTATATGTAACTGAAAGAATATGATGTATTAATCATCTAATTTTTTTATGAAAAATGTTGGCGAAAACATGTTGGTTGAATGCTGTTCATATTTACCTTTGATAGTCTTTAAAAATTTATCAACTCCAATACTTTCATCCCATTTATGATAAGCATATTCATCAAATACTATAATTCCATTTAAACAGACTTTATCCCATAATGTAATTAAAATTTCATACGTAGGTTCACCTACATCTAAGTCCATGTACAATAATTTTATTTTCACACCTGGGTTTTCTTTAACAAATAATTTCGATGTGTTTACAGCTTCACCTTGAATTAATAAATATTTAGAATTATCACAAAAAGTTAATCTGTTTTTTACATTTTCTAAAGTCAACTCATCATTATTAACTCTGTTTGCTACATTAATCATCATACTTTTATTCAAACCATCTAAATTATTTAATAAATCACATGTATTAAAATAATCAAATCCAATAACCTTTGTTATACCATTCGGTTCATACATATTGACAAGTTTCAACCATAATGCTACAGATGCTCCCTTAAATACACCAAACTCAAATATATCACCGACTAATCCTCTTATTTTATTATAAATTTCAATCTTTTTTGTCATTTTATTGAATACACGAGTGTCATCTGTAAACATTAATGTATTATATGCGTCATATATAGATTGTTCTGTTACTTTAATACCATTATAGATATCTGCCATATATTTAATATTATCGTTCTAATTTCTTTAAATAAAGGTTCATTTATATTATAAATGAAACTAGCTCTTTGTATTAGTGGTTATTTTAGTAATAAAAACGGCGATGATCTATTAACAAGTAATTATATATATGAAAATATTGTTAACAAATATGATGATATTGATATTTTTATTCATTCATTTGATAAAATAAATGAAAATAATATAAAAACTAAATATCCTACAGCAAAATATTGTATTATAGATGATCAAATTGATTTTGTAGGAAATCTACAAAATGGAAATTACGAATACTATAAAGAACTTGAGAAAAATTATTCTAATATAGCTGATTGTACCTTACAATCAACACTTTCTTTTTTATATTCAAGATGTAATTGTATAAAATATGCTTTACAATATAGCAATGAAAATAATATTGTTTATGACTGTATTATTCGGTGTAGATTTGATATTGGTGTTAGGCTAAAAGAACCATTTAGTGGATATAAACCAGATAATTTAATTTTTAATCCAAATTTGGATTTTAGTTATTTTTATTCTTCATATTGGAACCAATTGAACGCGGGTTATGTAGACCATTGGGAATTTTCAAATTCAAATAATATGGATATTTTTTCTAGATTATATGATTATGTAATAAATGATATGTTATTATTAAATAGTGAGTATTTAAAATTCTTAAATAATTGGCCTGATAGTGATAAATACAATTTTAGTTCAAATAAAATTCTATGTAGCAAAACAAATGAAAGTCAATTAGAATGTTACAAATTTGTTAATTCATATAATAATCATCTAATACAAAAATTTTTTATGATAAAGTTTAATTTATATTACAAATCTAAGTTTATAGATTATACAGATAATAATGAAAAAATATATCAAAGAGATAGATTTGATAACAAGTATTGTATATTTTTGTATAGTCACAGTGATTATTCAGACGTGTGGGATTTAACTTTCGGTCAAATAAAAAAACACATAAATTTGGATGAAGTATGTTTATATTTATGTGTAGACAAATTGAATAATTATTATCTAGATCCCAGAATCAAAGTTTTATTTTATGATGATAGTTTGTCTTATACAGAACGAGTATTATCTAATGTTACAAATTTACAATATGATTATATTTTATTTCTTCATGAAGATTGGGTGATTACAAATACATATAACAATAATTATATATTAGAATTGATAAATTTTATTAAAAAAAATAATATATTACATATTAGAAGTTATAGAGCTTTTGGAGGAAATAAGAATGACACGATGAATACTACGTATACAAATAACCTGAATTTAGAAAAAATACCAAACGACGCAGGTTATTTGATATCATTACAACCAGGATTGTGGTGTCGTCAAACATTTGTTTCTTTATATTCTTTTAACGCACAGAGACCTAATTTATTAGAATTTGTAAGCAATGAAGATAGTTTTTTTAGAAGTAAATTAACGGATAAATTTTTTTATGAAAATGTAAGACTTTCAGAAGATTCTATGTTATTCCCACATATTCATTCAATCGCATATGGAAAATGGGCAATATCTAATGATTCATATAACAAGTTTGAAGTTTTATTTAAAGAATATAACATTAATACAGAAATTAGAGGCACATTATAATCAATCCCTATTTTTTGGTTGAACCTATGCACATATGTATAATATCATTGTATGATTGTATCATTTCTTGATTATTTGAGCTTGACTTACCTGTATAATGAACACACATATTTGCCTCTACAAGTTTACCCAATACAAAACAAAATATATTTTTCACATCTTCATATGTAACTGGAGATTTTTTAAAATAGCAATCTTGTAAAAATGCCTCTGTGAAACGATTATCATTTTCGATTTGTATTGGAGAACGATACAATATTAATTTATCAATAGGACCAAACATTATATGGTCCATTATATAACCATAAGGTGCGTGGGGTGGAACAAGGTGTTTAAACCAGCACAACCCAACAAGCCTGTCAATGCTTTCATTTTCAAATATACAAATAAATTCTTTTATAGTAGGACAATACAGGTCACTCCTAAACCTCAGCGCATGTGTATAACCTAAATTTTTTGCTTTAGATAATCCAGATGTTATTGAACAATTTGCGTAATTTACATTCTGTACACCATTATATTCTGGTATTTTATTTAATATAATATCTACTAAGTGTGGTTTTAAAAATTCAATATTTTGTTGATCTTCATTATCCCAAGTAGATATTATACATGGAAAACTCTTACACATTGTTAATATATTGTTTAAACAGATTGAGTACAAAGGGCCCTGTATAAGTAAAATTGTTTTCATTTGTATATTAGTATTAAAAAATATAAAGGATTAAACGTTAATTACAATTATATATGAGTGATATAACTGCGATTGTTAATGTTTTTAAGCGTCCTCATATTCTTAAACAACAACTTGATGCTATAAGATCACAAAGTTTACCACCATCCTGTATTATTATATGGAACAATGGAAATAATACAATAGACTTGTCAGAATATAAGAATGACCCCTTGTTTAAAGTGTGCGACAATAATTTCAATTCTGGAGTTTGGTCTAGGTTTATAATTGGTTATTTAGCCCCAACGACGTATATTTCCATTTTTGACGATGATACAATACCAGGAAATAATTGGTTCAAAAATTGTATGGATAGTATGAATAAAAAGGAAGCATTGTATGGAACAATTGGAGTTTTATTTGATACGGGAGACAAATATCTACATTTGAAACGATATGGTTGGGCAAATCCAATAAATGAACCAACTCCTGTTGATATTGTTGGTCATTCATGGTTTTTTAAAAAAGAGTGGTTAAATTATTTTACAAGGGAGTCGCCACAGGTTTATTCAAAAATATCAAATGGTGAAGATATTCATTTTTCACATATGCTTCAAAAATATGGTAATATAGCTACATATGTTCCGCCTCACCCAGCCAATGACCAATCTATGTTTGGTTCTATTCCAACAAGTGCGTGGGAGTATGGTTGCGATGGTAATTCGGAGACAGGAGCACATTACCCGCTTCATTTAACATTCACAGAGTATATATCAAGAGGGTTTATAAGATTGATTGATAGGCAAACTGCTACAAGCACAAGTGATTTTGATTTCTTCAGTAGCCTTATTATGAATAAAACACCGTTTGCGTTAATTAGACCAGCCGATGGAGAATATCATGTTTTACAAAACAATACGTTAACAAATATTGATAATTGGACTTTTACAAAAGATAGCAGATTATCAAGCGACTTGAAGAGGTCATTACATATAGCATCAAATAAAAACTGTTATGTTGGAATACCTTGTAATTGTTGTAACAGAACAATGGCAAAATGGTATGTTGACACATTCAAATTAAACCCTTTGTACACAACATTTGCGAATGTTTTTGTCAATAAAAATTGGAAAAGGTGGATAAACTTATTGAAGTGTGATAAGATTTCATTTATATATGTTGGACCATATCCGTGCCCTCCTGATTTTTCTATGCAAAAACACATACCAATATCAGAGTTTTTAGTAAATGAATGGGATTTTAAAGCAGATCAAACAACTGAAACAATCATGACAGAGGTTAAAAAATATAAGAATACACTTATTTTATTTTCGTGCGGCCCAATTGCGAAAATATTAATTTCTCAAGCATGGGCTGAACATCCTTATAATATATATTTGGATGCTGGGAGTAGTATTGATTTATTTACAAAAAAATCAACAAACAGAGAATATGCTATTGATGGGTCTCCTTTATCAAATCTGGAATGTAAATTCGATAACGAATTAATACAAATTTAGATAATATCATTTAAAAATAATGGAATAATTAAATAATGAACATAATTATTCCATTAGGTGGAAAAGGTGAACGGTTTTTTAAAAATGGGTTTACGCAACCCAAACCATTGATTGCGATTTTTAACAAACCAATGATATATTATGTATTGGATAATTTAAACTTGAACGCTGATGATAAAGTATTTGTTATTTACTCAAGTGAATTAGATAAGTATGAATTTACATCCATTGTTACAAAAAAATATAATTTTATCCAGTTTATACCCTTAATTTATCAAACAAGTGGGGCTGTTGAAACAATATACGCTGGTTTGGCTAACATAATGAGCTTATCTACACACAAAAGATGTGTTTTACTTGATTGCGACACCTTTTATACAGAAGACATCTTGTCTGTTATAAGAAATTCTACTGATAATATGGTGTTATTCACCAAAAAAATTGGCGAGAAACCATTGTATTCTTATATTAACATAGACTCAAATAATAAGATAACCGATATAAAGGAAAAGGTAAAAATATCGTCAAATGCCAATACGGGTTGTTATGTGTTTAACGATATAATTCAATTACAATATTTTTGTAAGTATGTCCTAGAAAATAAAATAACGTTTAATGGTGAGCCATACACTTCATGTGTTATTCAAGAAATGATTAAATCTCCTCAAAATATACGTATATATGGTCATGAGTTGAATGAACAACGTGTTTTTTCTCTAGGCACACCCAAAGAGTTGATTACTTTTCTCAACAATTCTTATGTATTCTTATTTGACTTGGATGGAACCCTCGTAAACACGGACAGTATATATGTAAAGGTATGGAAACAAATTTTGTCCGAATATAACATCGATTTAACATTAGAACTTTTCCATAAGTATATACATGGAAACAGCGATGATAAGGTTGTAAATATGTTAATTCCTTCTGCTGATGTAAACAAAATTTCATTATTGAAGGATAATTTGTTCATAGAAAATATCAATGATGTGATATTGATTGATGGGATGTATGATTTTATAAAGTTGGTAAAAATGAAAGGATATAATTGTTCCATCGTGACAAATTGTAATAGACACGTAGCAGAATCAATAATCGATTATTGTAAATTGACCAACATGATTGATTTCATTGTAGTTGGAAATGAATGTTCACGATCAAAACCATACCCAGACCCATATATTGACGCAATCAACAACTATAAGGTTGACCCAAATAAAGTGTTTATTTTCGAAGACTCAAAATCAGGTCTATTAAGTGCTAGACAAACAAATCCGTCATGTATTGTAGGTGTCACCACAAGTTATTCAAGTGGAGAATTATTAAAACTTGGCGCAAATATAGCAATTGATAATTATAAACTGATGATGATAGAAGAAATTATATCATTCAATAATTTTTCGGTTCAGAATCTTACAAAACATATAAGGAACTCGCTAAATATTGAAATACTAACTATTGAAATTGATGATAAAAAGTTAAAGGGTGGTTATATATCAGACGTAATATCACTTAAAATAACAACAATAACAGGTGACTTGTGGTGTGTATTGAAGTTGGAAAACAAAAATACAACCGCATTGTCTATGATGGCAAATAAACTTGGATTGTATGAAAGGGAAAACTACTTTTATGAGAATATATCAAAGTATGTAAACATTAAAATACCTCAGTTTTATGGATTGATAAGAGATGATGATTTGAATACAATTGGTATATTAATGGAAAACTTGAATATAACTGGGAATTATAAACTCAATGAAAATTTGAATATTGTAGACATTGATATATCTTTACATGTAATATCCAAGTTAGCATGTTTTCATAGCAAATTTTGGAATAAAGACATAAAAAAGATATTTTCGTTTGTTAAAAAACATAACGATATACTATTTAATCCAACATGGAGTGATTTCATAAAGGAAAAATGGAGTTGTTTTGTTGAAAATTGGAAAAACATATTGTCAAAAGAACAAATACTCATTGCTGAACAAATTATGAACAACTTTACATCAATACAGGAACGTTTATCTAATAATAATTTAACCTTGATACACGGGGATGTGAAATCTCCAAATATATTTTATAATTTGAATAATAATCATGAACCAGTTTTTTTGGACTGGCAATATGTAGCTATAGGTAAAGGAGTACAGGATTTAATATTTTTCTTAATTGAAAGTTTTGATTTGGAAAACATTAAATTGAATTACCCTATATTTAAAAATTACTATTATAAAAAACTAATTGAAAATGGTGTTAACAATTATTCTTATGTAGATTACGAGAATGATTTAAAGGATGCGACCAGTTACTTTCCATTTTTTGTTGCTATATGGTTTGGAACTACACCCCAAGAAGATTTAATAGACGTAAATTTTCCATTTTTTCTAATACAAAAGTTGTTCTATTTTTTAACACAATTTTACTAATCATCATTTAAAGAAAAATATTGTATGTATAAATGGCCGAACCAATTTTTGAAGGAGGATGGAGTTATACACAGAAAGAAATGAATGAATTATTCAAATATATATCATATACAAACAAAAGAGAGTATAAGGTTCTAGAATTTGGTTCTGGGAATTCAACCCTAAAACTATATGATTATTTCAAACAGAAGGTTAATAATGTAATTTTTTATTCATACGAAAGTGACCCAAATTTTTTGTTTGCCCATAAAGATATTAATGTACTATTTTATGACAAGGATAATATTAAAGATGTTGCTTTACCCAATGAAAAGTTTGATTTAATTTTAATAGATGGACCAAACGGTGATAAACGTTCATTATGGTATTCAAAAATTCGTGACCATGTCAAAGACGGAACAATTATTTTGATTGATGATTTTAATCATTACAAATGTTTCAGTGATGAATTGGATAGAAATTTTAATTACGAGTTATTGAGTTTCAGTGATGAACCGTTCGTTCCATATGGCGAACATTCTTGGAAAATAGTAAAAATTATCAATACTCGTATTCGTTTACTTTATATCCAATCTACAGCCCATCACAAAAATAACCACGCAATCATGAATTACAAGAAAAATTTTGAAATAACTGTTATCAATAATATTTATGAATTAGACAATATTGATGTTTCCACATTTGATTGTGTATTTAGCCCATGTTGTCCAATCGATGTTTCCAAATACCCTAAGACCAAGTTTGTATTTGGGCCACAGTTTAGTATTTTTCCTGATGAACGACAATTAGAATTGGTAAATGGACAAAATTCTGTCTATATTCAACCAAGCCAATGGGCACTTGATGTTTGGGTTATGTATAATGTTAATAATAGGATGACACCATTGCCTTTTGGAGTTGACACCAAGCGGTTTAATCAAATAAAACCAATTGAACAACGTGATAAGGTTTTCATATATCATAAAAGAAGGAAACCCGAAGAATTAAATTGGGTAGTTCAATTGTTACAGATTTATAATATTCAATATGAAATATTTGATTACGATCACCGATACAATGAAAACTATTATTTGAATTATTTACACGAATCAAAGTTTGGTATTTGGGTAGATGCGCATGAAAGCCAGGGGTTTGCTTTACAAGAAGCACTCGCATGTAATGTTCCATTGTTAGTATGGAATGTTACATCAATGAATCAAGAATATGGATCCACTTACGGCAATATACCGGCAACGACCATTCCTTATTGGCATGAACGATGTGGTGAGTTTTTTTATCATGCGAAAGAATTAGAAGATAAATTTAATTTGTTTATATCCAAATTGGACCAATACAAACCTAGAGATTTTATTGTTGAAAACCTATCCATTGAAAAGTGTGAGGATAAATTTTTAGAAGTAATAAATAAAATTAACATTTGAACTAGTATTTTTAACACATAAAAATACTACTTTACATATTCTAAAAATATACAAAATAATTTTTATAAATTCCATATCCAGCATCTGTTTGTGGTTTTTCCTCTACAACATTAATAATTTCCTTTCCAGTTATTTTATTGGCTTCATTAACTGGATAACTCCCGTTGTTTCCACCATTTTGCCATGTAATAAAACCATTGTTTGACTTGGGTAATAAAATAGAAGAATACGAGTCATTGTGATTTTTGTCTATTTCTGTATAACAATAATTACTTATAAAGAAAAGATTAGAGTCAATTATATTTTTACCATATGTAGTTGAGTGATGGATTTGAATATTTACTTTAACAGTTTCATTATTGAGTTCTAAGTATTTTTCGATCAAATTACATACCTCAGGCATATCAACAATATTATATTTTTTTACACATATATTATTCAAATTAGAAAAATAATGAATAGCCAAACATAGACCACCATATCCGCAACCAACCTCTACAATATTTTCACAATTTGTATTTTTGTAATGTTCAAGAATGGTTAATGCATGATATACATACCTCAAAGATGTTGGGCTACATAAATGCGAAACCCCATTTGAAAATTCAAAATTATATGTCCGAGGTAAACCATATTTATCATTTATTTGTAAATATCCAATAATATCAGCAACTTGTATTTGAGGAAACTCATGTTCAATGAGCTTAATATATTTTATACCCAATTCTTGGCTTACATGTTCCAATATACCCCTGTAATTGTCGTTTGATTTAAAGTTGCTATTTTCGATATTATTATTTGTAATATCAATAATATAACTAGTATAAGGAGTGTAATCTACTACCATTTATAATTAATTCATGTGTTTTTATTTAAGTTGTTTTAAATTGTAAACATTTCGAATTTTTGTCATAATTTTTCTAGAAGTATAATTTTTCACGTAGTTATAAAAAATATTAAAAAAATACTTATATTCTCATAAAAACTATATAAGTATTTTGTCATACTTTTTCTACAAGTATATGGATTATGAAAATATAATTACATGTGAGCGAGTTCAACAACTTGCGAACGTTTATTTAGGGTTTCTAGATGATTTTAATTACAACCCCGTCATTCAGCAACAACGAGATAAACATTTTGACCTGCGAAATTTGAACGATATATTTGACAATCCATATTATGTATTTTGCTATACTCATCGTATCGAGATGTTATCGTCTAAGATTCACTTGTTTAAAAACAACTTTGTGCTTATAACACACAATTCAGATGGTGAAATTCGAAATACTCACGAAGTCAACTTAATTTTAAATTCACCAAAATTAGAAAAATGGTATTGTCAAAATATGTGCTTTGAACATGAAAAATTATTTTTTGTTCCAATTGGATTTGCTAACAGTATGTGGCCATATGGAAATATAAATATATTCAAACATACTTTCTTTATTTATAATCTCACCGCAAAAACAAAACCTATTTATTTCAATTTCAACATAAATACAAATGTGGTCAAACGAGTAGAATGTTTAGAGGCATTGAAAAATAAAGTTCAATGGTTAACAAATGTATCACCTTATGAAAATCTAATACGTTTACAACAACACGCATTTTGTATTTGTCCAGAGGGGAATGGTGTAGATACTCACCGATTGTGGGAAGCCTTATATGTAAAAACGGTACCAATTGTAATTGACAGCGAATTCACGCGTATATTACAAAAGCATAAGGTACCGCTTGTTGTGTTGGATAAATGGGGTGACCTAGATGTAAGCAAATTACGTTATAGGGACTATAATTTTGACCACCCAGAATTTCAAAAGATATCACATTTTATACTTTTACTAACTACGTGAAAAAAGTATATTGCGTTTTTTTCTATACTTTTTTTTAAAGAAAGTATAAAATGATTACATTTTCCAGTTGTTTTTATATATTAAAATCAAAGTTCGACCCGAGTATTTATGTAGAATGGACTAACAACCTTATATCCATAGTCAACAACTTCAACTTGGTAATATACACTGACGCAAATAGTATTAGATATATCAATACGAGAGAAAACCCAAGGATTAAAGTCATTTTGAAACCAATCGATAAGTTTTATAACTACAAATATAAAGAACAATGGATAAAAAATCATGATAAGAACATTCTTCTTAATAATTTGGTTGATTGGAAAGTGAATATGCTTTGGAGTGAGAAAGTGTGGTTTGTGAATGAAACTATAAAAAATAAATATTTTAACACCGATTTATACGGATGGTGTGATATTGGCTATTTTAGAAATAGACCAAATGATTTGAATACACGTGTGCTGAAAAATTGGCCGAATCCTCGTACACTAGAAAAGTTCGATCCTACTCAAATATATTATGCGTGTGTCAACAATAATGATAATTTATTGAATCACATGTATTCAACAGTGAACATAAAAAATGATGTTGGGTTACCATGCCAAGAAACTCCATCCTTTATAAACTTTATCGCAGGTGGGTTTTTCATTTTACATCGCAATAATATTGATTGGTGGACAAAAACATATGATACCAAATTGAATTTATACTTTGAAAATAATTATTTGGTAAAGGATGACCAAATAATTTTGGTAGATTGTATCATGACAGAACTTGGTAATTTTACATTGTATCGGGAAAATGACAATAGATATGACAATTGGTTTATGTTTCAAAGGATTTTATTATAAATAACAGATTCTATCATTAGTTTTTTTCACCATAAGGAATAGCTGTTATACTGACAATAGTATTGAAATCCAACTCTTCTAACAATTTGTAAATATGCGATTTTGTATATATATGAGATTTATTGCCACATTTTAAACCTGTCCATTCAGCAGTAGAATATATTATATCATTGTTTGTATTAACCAATTGACCGTCATTATAAATACAAGTATCAGGAGAAAGGCCCTTCCATATATTTATTTCATCTTGTATACAACTGTCTTGACAGCCACTACATTTGGGTCATATATAATATATTCTTTTACTTTGTTATTTTCTTTATAAATGACTTTGAATCTCACAAATGCGATCCAGTCGCATGCCATATATTATAATAATTTTTGTTTCTAAGTTGGTATAACATTATTTCAAAAAAATAATGTTAAAATAATGTTGTTCTAGTATAACTATGATTAGTATATTGATACCAGTTTATAATGGAATTGAATACATTGATGAATCAGTGACATCTGTAATTTCCCAAACTTACGATAAATGGGAGCTCATTATTGGTGTAAATGGACATGTAGAAAATTCTCATGTTTTTCAAAAAGCAAAACAATACGAAAGTGACAAAATCAAGGTTCTCGATTTGTATACAATCAATGGTAAGTCTGCTTCTCTAAACCAAATGGTAAAGCACTGTTCTTATGATTATGTGGCAATTCTAGATGTTGACGATATTTGGCATCCTGAAAAGTTGTGTGTTCAAACCCAATATTTACAATCGTATGATATAATTGGTTCTAATTGTGTATATTTTGGTGATATAAATGGAGTTGTTCCTCCAATCCCTCAATTGGATATATCCGCATTTGATTTTAAGCAGGTTAATCCAATTATCAATTCCAGTTCTATTATTAGGAAAGACTTATGTTGGTGGGATGAAGATATACATTCTGGAGTAGAAGATTATGATTTGTGGATCAGGTTACGATTACTAAGGTGTAAATTTTACAATTGTCCAGAGATTTTGGTAAAACATAGAATACACCAAACATCCGCGTTCAATTCAAAAGGAAACCATAACGCCGTCCCAGACCTTCTTGCTAAATATTATGGTTAGCCTGCCATTTATTTAGCACCGGATCTGTTTCCATTCTGGGGGGCATAAATCACTTGTATCGTGACCAATCGATGGTCCAAACCAAGCAGAGGGATAACAAACAATTTTGTCGGGGTTTGTATTCAAATAGGCCGCCCACCAACTGTAGGAACTGTTGGCAATTATATTGTGACGACAACAACTCATTAATAACATTTGCTCCCAGTCGGCAAGAGTATTATCTACTCGTTCAAAGGTGAGATGAGGAAAATCTGTTTGTAGTGCGTCAATCGTTTGTTTCACTTCGTCAATGTCATCATCTTCACAAAAATACATTACCGTACTAGGGGGTGATTTTGGTTGATTTGGTGCCTCTAGAATATATGAAAGTGAACATTTATAATAATCACATGTCGCAATTGGATGAACCCATTGTATATTCTTGTAATCACCCAAACGGAAATGAATACTGATAAAATTATCGTATTTGTATTTTTTAAACAATGTAGTTCTAAATTCTTCAATACCAGTTAGCATGATAATTGTTTTGTAATATTGTTCGAAATACTTGTAACTTTGAAAATATCCAAATAAGCACACATTTTGATTGTTGGCCAAAACAGACATATCAAGGTCATTGTAATGAAATCCATTTTCTTTAATTTGTACTAATGGAGGAAACACTGGCGTCAAGTATGGTTTCATTCTATACAAAAGTGTTTCCCAATATGTGTGTCGCAGTGTACAATTTCCTCCTCCCATCGTTTTGATATCTAGAAATCTAAAAGATGCGCAATTTTTTAACGCATAAGCCATTGTAGTAAAAATTTGAAATAACTGATTTCCTAGTCCTCCCATCAAATGACATGTCAACATAATATATGTCATTTGAAGAAATGTTTATATTTATTTTAATGATTATTCTAGAAAGGCAATTTTCTTATTCTCATAATATTCCTTACACTTTTCTTCCTTGTTCTCCTGATTGTATTTGCTTTTGATTTCTTTTATTTTTTCCGCGTTTTTCTCTCGATATGCTTTTTGAGATGCTCGTAACTTTGCGAGTTTTTCAATATTTTCTTGTTGGATTTCCTCTTCTGTCTTTAGTATTGTGTTTTCACCTAGATGTATTTTCGATCTCAAATGTCTATCCTTGTTACCAAACGTGTATTGTTCACCACAACCCTCACACGTTAATACTTGGGCTCTTTTTTCCTTGAGTAGTTCCTTATTTTTCTCGCGCCACTCTTTATTGGCGGCAGTGGCCTTCTCTTTGTTGTTCTCTCGATAGACCTTTTTGTCTGCGGCCAACTTTTCCTTATTTTTATCTCGATAATTGGTTTGATAGTCCTTAATGACATCTTTATGATCTTCAGCATATTGCTTTTGGTATGAGAGCTTTTCATCTTTGTTGGCTTCATAATTCTCTTTGGCCTTTTCCAGAATAGCAGGTTTATTGGTTTCATACCAATCCTTTTTTTGTTCTATTATTTTTTCCTTATTGGCTTCTACATATGCCTTTATTTTATCTTGATTGGCTTGTCGATACTTTTTTGCCATATTTGAAATATGCTCTTTATTAACAATACTGTATAATTTGGAATATTCTTTTTTGCTTCTGCTTGGTATGAGTACATTCAAAGATGAACTAAAAAACTCTATCCAATATCGTTCCCTTTCTCTTGCTTCATTTACATTATCGCACGGATAATCTTCAATTATCTTCATTTCCCAATTATCCCACCCCCCATTGTCTCTAATTATTTTGTATACTTTGTTATTATATGATTTTGATAATTCGTTGTTACCTGAACTTTTATGACCTTTATACCTTTGACAGAAATCAGTGGTATGACCAATATACGTTTCGTTTATTGATTCATCCATACAATAAATTGAATATATGACAGTATCTAAATAATTCGCTAAATGATTAGACATCTTATTTTATAGTATACTAATATTATTTTTAAATGATAACGTAAAAACAATATTTTTCACGGAAGCTGATCAAAAGTCTTCTGTTAGTTCGAATATATCGCTATCAGTCGTTTTATTTGCCAGAGCATAAGAATCATTTCTCTTTTCAAAGAAGTTGGTCTTACTCTCTAAACTGATTAATTCCATAAACTCAAACGGATTTTTCGCGTTGTAAATCTTTTCGTAGCCCATTTGTAAAGACAAACGATCGGCCACAAATTGAATATATTCAGTCATCAATTGAGCATTCATTCCAATCAAACGACAGGGGAGCGCATCGCAAATGAACTCCGTCTCAATTTCCACGGCTTCCTTCACAAGTTCATAAAATTTTGCCTTACTCATCTTCTTTACAAGCTTTGAATACAAGAGGATCGCAAATTCACAATGGAGAGCCTCATCGCGCGAAATGAGTTCATTAGAAAATGTGAGACCCGGCATTAGTCCGCGTTTCTTCATCCAGTAAATGCTGCAAAATGCCCCGCTGAAAAATATACCTTCAACGCAAGCAAACGCAACAAGACGCGTAGCAAAACTGCTGCGATTATCGTGAATCCACTTTTGCGCCCAATCCGACTTCCTTTTGATACAAGGGAACACATTTATCGCGTTGAACAGACGCGACTTCTCTTCTTCGTTTTTCACATACGTTTCAATTAACATACTGTACACTTGGGAATGTATATTCTCCATCGCAATCTGGAACCCGTAAAACGCACGCGCCTCCGACACTTGAATTTCGCTCATGAATCGTTCCGCTAAATTTTCCAGAACAATTCCATCACTCGCAGCAAAAAATGCCAAAATCATCGACAAAAACATTTGTTCGTCAGCATTTAAGCTGTTCCAGTCATTCATATCCTTTGATAAATCAATTTCTTCGGCTCGCCAAAAACAGTCAACTTGCTTTTTATACATTTGCCATATGTCGTCGTATTTGATTGGAAACATTACAAATCTGTTATCGTCAGCGGCAAGCAAGGGTTCTGTGGTAGTTCTCGACATCCTAAATAATATATACCGAAGATTTTAATATTTTTTCCATAATAATAAAATAATTGTTTATTGTAATAATGAAAATTCTAATACCAATAGGTATTTATCAACTGCCTAGAAAAGATGACCAATTTCAACTGTTACAGGAAATGATTGATGCCAAACGGGAATCTTTAATCAAAAAACAGAAAACATTACAATTTTTGAGCAAGGAAAATACTTTCTTACAGGGTATACGCGATGATTATTCCAAATATAACAAATACATTGTTCAACAAAAACAGGATCAAATGACGGCGTTGTCAATACTGAACAATTATATCCAGGATTTAGCGATAACTGGAGAATTGAGCAAACAAAATATTGAAGATGCTCGCACTGAACAACAAAAGATTTTGGAAGAGATTGATTCTATTAAGAAAAATTTAGATGCGATTACCCATATTTAGAAATCCACCTTTATAAAAGGTTTAAGCGAAGCAAAAGCCAAACCGCAGTGACTGGAAGTAAAACGACTGAAATTATGTTTTTATAACTATAATTATCGTTTATAGTTAATATACAATACGCTTGCCGGAATGTAAATTGGAAAAACGACACCTTTCATTACTCCTATACACGTGCTTTGTGCCATATTCGCAATGTTTTTTAAGAATGGCTTTTTCATTTGTTTTCTGTTATCTTCTAACGCATTGATATATCCACAACTATATACCTCTATACAAACCGATAATACTGTAAATTTTTTAACCAAACTTTTATATAGAAGCCCTGCAGCAAATAACCAACGCGTATTCATTATATTATATTTGAAACATATATAATCTAGTTTGATTCATTTTTTTCTACCATACATGATATAGTCAATTGACACCATCATAGGAATACTTATTGGATAGGTGATACCAAGACAACTACCAATGACGGCGCTATGCGCGATATCCAATACGAAAGTTGTGTAATTGAGATTTGTATTATTTATCAAATTATCTGTCGCTGTGCTGTATCCAGAAGAATACAAGGAGATAATTACAGAACTGGCTGTAATTGGTTTGACGGTATTCATATAGAACTTTCGAAGTGTTGTCAATAATATGTTAGTGTTCATATTTGCTTATTCATATCATGATAAGCAAATAATTAATTTCAATTTTATACTTTATACTTTTTAAAAAAGTATGACAAAATTATTTTTCAAAAAGTATTACAAAATTACTTTTCAAAAAGTATGACAAAATTATTTTTCAAAAAGTATTACAAAATTACTTTCAGTCGCTACGCTTCAATTAAACATTTTTCACGCATCGTTCAAGTAAAAAATATATGTTTTACAATATATAATGATATAATAAATAATACACCAGCATTCAAGTCTTGGTATCTGTCTATATAATCTCTCGTTTTTGAATGATCATTCTTGTAGATTAAATATTGATAGTAAAATCTAAGAAAAGACGAAAAAATTAAATATATTAATGATAATGATAATATGTCGAACCCAACTGATCTTTTATGAAGAATAATTGTGGAAAGTAATAATCTTATGATAGCAAAAAATGTTAATATTACATCAATTGTTGGTTCAGCATTTATATTTAAATAACTATCAAGGTCTAACATGTTAGAGTCAAATGTTATATAAACTAGTGTTCTAGTAAAAACTGTAAGGCTAAGTAATATAAGAAGCACCAATGTTTGATTGTCCAATTTTTTAACAGTCATTTAAATTATACATATATTATTTTTACACCTTTGGACAATTAAAACACCAATTTTATATATCACAATCCAGCAAAGGCGGTTTATCAGTCACGAAGTAACCGGTTACCTAAAGACATTCAAAGACACCGACCACAAGAGTCAGCATTTATAATGTGTAAAGGTGTATAATACTTGCCAAATAATTTTACTTTCACATGCTATGCTTCCAGTCGCTACGCTTCCACTCGCTACGCTTTGGCTTTTGCTTCGCTTAAACCTTTCATAAAGTTTGATATGAACTCATCCGGCGTCATAATAGGTATGTTGTGTTCAATAGCATATTTTGTTTTTACTGTCTCATCGTCTTTTGATTTAACAATCAAGGCAAATACATCCTTTTTCATCGTATCTTCAAGAGTGGCACCATACAATGGCAATTTCTCAATTATTTCCTTATTGCGGATTTTAGTCATTACAATTTTTTTTCCGTTCAATGGATGTTTTATAGACTCTATTTCCTCCTTCTTTACGGAATAATTCAACTTACTTTGTAGTCCACACTCATTTACAAATGCGATAAACTTTGGGATATTGTCAACAAATGTTTTGGCTGTTTTTTGTTCAATCCCACTAACGGTTTTGATCTTGTCTATTTTTGAATTGTTCGATTCAATTGATGTCATAATATCCGGAAATGCTTCCAATACAGGTTTTATTTTTCGTTGCCCAATGCCGCGCCCCATTAATCCCGACGCAGACATCAATGTAACCAAATCAACATCCTTTATACGCGACTCAATATTGGAAACATATTTGTCCGCTGTCGTTTTGAACCCGGCACTTTTGAAATCACTACTAGTCATTGCCAGAATCTTGGGAATGGTGTCAAATCCCAGATCCATTAGTTTTTTTATGTTTCCTGCCTTCAACCCATCCACGTCAATTTCTGTGAAAAACACCACCAAATTTTTCTCTTGAACAGTTTTGTTAGATTCAATATCATCAATCAAAACATCTACATGTGTATCATTCCAAGTATACGATTCAGTTGGCATCTTTGGCTGCTCCGCAGGAACAATGACGCTCGTAATTTTAGGAATGACATCACCGGATCGAACTAGCTCAATAATTGCACCAATACCAATGTTGTTATCATCAATAAATTTTGCGTTGTATCCAGTAGCGTACGTTATTTTTACCCCACCTAATTGAATTGGCTCAATTTGGACACGCGGCTTCAAATACCCGTCTTTGCTCGGTTCCCACAATACATCGACGACTTTCGCTTCCGCCTTTTGATCAGATAAAACCATTTTAAACGCAAACGCATGTTCGGGATTTCCAGAAATTCTTGGATAAATCTTGTCATCTGTCACAATGATGCCGTCAATCTCATATTTGTAATTTGTTCTCTCGTCGACTAAATATGAAGACAGTAATTCATTGGTTATATTCCTCTCCACCTTGTAATCTACCACCTCAAAACCAAGCTTGTCCAATTTAATAAATTGTTCGCTGGGTTTCAACTGCGGAACAATACATTCGTAGGTAACAAAGTGAATATCAACCGTCTTTGCGTCGACGCTCTTGGAATTTACTATTCCCGATGTCAAATTGCGCGGATTCGCAAATGTGTCTGCGTATTTGCTGGTAAATACTGATTTGGGAATTATAAATTCCCCGCGCACAACTATTCCTTTGGTCGTAGGTAACTTCAAAACCTTTAGCAAATGAGAAATATCTTGCCCGACTTTTCCGTCACCGCGCGTATACAGCTTGGGCTCCTTCCCCTCCGTTGTATAAAGGCCGCTGACTCCATCTAGTTTGCACGAGAGAACATATGGTCCCTTGTATTTCGCAGTCCAAGATGGAAGCTCATTCGTATCCGGTTTAATTTTATCCATTGACCACATTTCATACGGCAACTTGACTTTGTTTTTTCCAACTGGCGCACCCACTTGTTGAATGATGGTATCACTTGGATATTTTTTTGCGATATATTCTTTGACAATATCGTATTCGTTGTCTGTTAGCAACAACGAATTATTATTGTAATAAGCATCATTGGTCACAACTATCATTTTGTCAAGGTCTTTCTGTGTCAACTTTTCTAAATGTGACATTCCGTATTGTTTGAATAATATAATGTTATCCATATTTGGTAATAATACAGATTTAGGTTGGTTATATTTTGTTTTCAATTTTTTTGTAGATGCGACATTATTTATCATTTTTCGCGTTATTTTTAGCAATTCTCTTTTAAAAAAAGGAGAACGAAACTTTTCCCCACTTTTATCAAAAGTTGTGACTTCTATCAACTTTTTTTTAGATTTAGTCAAAGTAAATTTCTTTTTTTGGGTTTTACCCATATATTATCTGTGTATATTATAATGGCATCGCCGGCCTCACCACAATTTTTAGTTGATTTTAATAACGCGATCCAACGATTGAATGGTATTACTACTACTGCGGAACGCGATAATGTGAGATTGAATACAGAGCGTCAAAACTTTACTAGAGATGCTCGCGCGCGTTTAGAAACTATGAGCAAAGCAGTTGCGGAGTTGAATAAACGCGTAACTGATTTTGTTTCCGAATTATCGCGTCTTCGCAAGGAAGTTGGTGATAATGAAGCAACCGTACAACGAAACCTCGCAATTATTGACAGATTGAATGGAGAGCTGGATGCTCTTCGCGCACAAGGTCCTAGTTTAGCGCCGGGGGCTGCGCCAGTTATACGCGAAGGTTATGCTGATATTCAAAGATTACAAGCTGAAAATCGGGCGTTAAGAGACCTAAATGGAATTTTGGAGCGTGACATCAGGCAAGCAACTCCTTTATTGGGTAGAATTGCTGATGTGTTTGGGCAGATCAATGCGAATCCCATACCAACCGTTGAATTATTGACGGAGATGGATCGTTTGAACCGTGAAATTGAAGCCATTTTAGCATTATTACCTGGCGCAAGGTCTGGTCCTGGCACCCCGCCTCCTCCTGGTTCTGGATCTGGTGGTTTGTTCAGCAGTTTGTTTGGTTCTAGTACACCAAATCCTGTAAACAATGGTCCGCGTTTCAGTGATTTAGGTGGACGCGCCTCAATGGGTAGTCCATTGACAGCCACACCTCGTCAAGGTGTTACTACACCATCGTCATTCTTTCCCGCTGATTTAAATAATCAATTAAGGCAAAGGCCGCCTGCTAGTTCTTATTTAGAAGGCGGTAATTGGAAAAAAATGAGAAAGCAAAAAGGAGGATATATTTATAATCCAAGCAGCAAACACACGTTCAAATCACCTAGGCGAACAACCGGCAAAAGCACAAAGAGAAGTAAGAGGTCAAAGAGTACCAAGAGAAGCACAGGCAGTAAATCATCTTCAAGACGTCGGTCGAAACGCGTCAAAATTTAACATTCCTCTAAGTGATGTTATGCCTCGCGAACGTTTGCCCAATTGCCGATTTAAAATGTTTCGCGGATTACTGCGCATACGAATGACGCAATGTCTCTCTTGAAATACGCGCTTCCAAGCACGCTGTATCATCCGGATCCAAAATGTTTTCAAAATACAAACTTGCTCACCGCTAGGCAACAACAACATTTGGGCAATTTCCGGTTTCACATAATTTGACATTGTAACTATCTGTTTGTAATTTCGAATACAAGAATGAGGTGTAATTTTGTCAAGTTTACTCAAATAAGAATGATTATAAAATCTCGACATTCGGTTCAAATAATGAATGTCGAAATTTTTAAAGGCGCCAACAACCATATATTGACAATTTAGTTTGTTTTTGTTTCCGCCATGTATTTTTTCATTATAGAGTTCACACAAGACAATATTGAATTTAGTAGGGCTTAACTCATCTGCGTCATACATTATATCATCATCATATTCTTCATCACTCGATTCGTTGTAATATTCAACCTCATCTTCATCGCTCGATTCATTGTAATAGGTCATTTTATTGTCTAATTTCAATAAATATGGACTTTTAAAATCAATTTTTTTAATTCCATATATATATATAGAAATGAAGGTTAAATCCACAATTACCCGGCTTTTAACAAACCGAACTGTTTTGAATGTTGTTTTTGTAATTGCGTTATTGAATATTATAGGCTATTTAATGATTGGGAGTTATCACGAGATTGTTCAATTCATTCTGGTTGCGTTATTGACAAGCTACTTTAGCAAAAACATGATTGTTGTGTTAGGAGTACCTATGTTAATTGTAAATTTATTTTCCAGGATCAACACAATGAGAGAAGGCTTAGAAAACCCTGACAAATCTACCGATGGAAAAAAGGTAAAAAAGGACAAGAAGCCCAAACCGGTCACTAATAAAGATGCTGATAAAGATGCTGATACCGAAAAAAAAAGTGTAGATGAACCTTTTGAGGTTGGACGCCAAAATGGAGCAAGTGAAATTGATTATGCGTCTACCGTCGAAGATGCCTATGCGGACTTGAATAATATTTTAGGACGTGATGGAATTAAACGATTAACGGATGATACCCAGAACTTGATGAAACAGCAAGTTGAGTTGACCAAGGCTATGCAGGGTATGGGTCCGTTAATGGAGGGTTTAAAGCCGCTCATGAGCCAAGCCACACAAATGATGGGTTCATTGAAAGGGGAAGGTGGTCTTAAGGATTTGATGGGTATGGCGAACCAATTGAAAGCGCAATAAACTTTTACACCTTTGCGCATTTCAAACGTAGTAAAGAAATGCGCATGGAACAGTTACTTTTCGCTGATGAAAACGCCACAGAATGGGCGTTTACAAAGAGAAAAGGTGTAAAAAAAGCGAGCAAAGTTTTGATAACTTTTTTAAAAAGTTATAATATATAATGTCAACGCGTCCTGTTACACCTATTGGAAAAACACCTTCAGTTAAATCACCGCCAAGGTATCCTAGACCAGCGCAACCTGGTTTTTTGGATCCTGTACCTCAACCTATAGGAAGACCTAGACAAGGACCAACTGTTATTCCACGTGGTGGTAGAAGAAGATACACTAAGAGACGTCGCCGTTCTAATAAGAAATCTAAAACAAAGCATAGAAGATATAAATAATAATTTTGATAACTTTTTTAAAAGTTATGAAAAGCGATTATATTATTATATTATAATATGAAAAAATGTCCTCCAGGAGTGATTTGTATTGAAAATGTTACTATTTTCTTTATTCTTATTTGTGTAGCAATAATTGTATATATTATTCAATCGAATCGGGGTTTCAAACAAGCTGAACCCACAAATACTCGAATAGATCGAATAGAGTTTTTACCCAATTATCCATACAATAATATCCCCAAGGATGTGTTGTTGAATCCCTATTCACCACCATTAAGAGATGAGAGATATTTTATACCAGAAATGACATATATGCCTCCTGGTGCGATTCCCATCAATGTACCCACAAACATTGGCGCGGTTGATACGACATATCGTCAAGTTGGCATTATGACTCCGTTGAATGGGGTTGAGAAAAATAATATATTGCCGTTAATGGGTAGAATATTATTCAATCGCAGAGATTTATGGAATTATTACACGATTAGCAATCAACACAATAATGTGAAACTGCCAATATTGGTAAAAGGCAAGAGTGCGTTGACTGACACTGGTGTTGATAAAATATACAATGGTGACACAGTATATGTTCAAGGCGTGAATGATGCGTATAAAGTCACTATATATGATAATGACACAATCCGTTATTTACCATTTATTTGACGCGGCGTTTTTTTGTGAGTTTGAATTTTCTATTTTTCCCTCCAACTTGGGTCGGCACCTTTTCGGCGGCTATGGCAACAGACACCTCCGCATCTTGAGGAACAAAAATATCATTTGAGTTTATTAATTTCACTAAATTTGTTGCGGCTTCGGCAATTTTAATTTTTTGTTCAATGTTTGGATCTTGAGCTGTAGCGACAGTTGTATCTGTTACAGGAGTAACTATCGGGATTTCTTGTTCTTGAGAGGTTTGTGTCGAATCAATGTTATCTTGTACAAGAGAAGGGGGGGTATCATCCATTGCCAATGTTTCTAAGGGTACAGGAGTTAACTCGGGTGTTATACTTTCCTCAGTCGCGACACTTTTATCAGTCGCTGCGCTTTTATCAGTCGCTGCGCTTTCCATAGGGGGTTGTGCTAGGCTTTCTTCGGTTACCAAGGGTTCCTCTACGCTTTCTTCAGTCATCAAGGGTTTCGCTATGCTTTCTTCGGTCACCAGAGGAGTTTCTGCTACGCTTTCCTCAGTCACCAGAGGAGTTTCTGCTACGCTTTCTTCAGTCACCAGAGGAGTTTCCGCTACGCTTTCTTCAGTAACCAAGGAGTCCAAAGGACTTTCTACAAGGCTTTCCTCAGCCGCTACGCTTTCCTCAGCCGCTACGCTTTCCGCAGGGGTTTCATCGGTAGCTACGCTTTCCTCAGCCGCTACGCTTTCCACCAGAGGAGGAGGAACTTGAGGAGCCTCCACAACATCATCATTGACTCCCCCCTTATATCGCTTCAATGACTTTCTCATTAAATTCAAATTACGTTTTCTTCTAAATGACCTATTTTTATTAGACGTTTTACGTTTCTTATTTTTCTTGCGACTTTGTTTTTGCTTCCCATACAATTTGGTTATTTTCCCTTTAGTCAATTTCATTACTATATAAAAATATTAATATTTTATTATATTATATGTCAAAAATCAACATATCGAGAAAAAATGGGAATGTATATGGCACTTGTGATTTAAAATGTGCTTATAATTTCACATATAGCAGTAGCAATTCTACGGCAAAAAATAACGGTATGTCAATCAGTTTAACCTACGATAATTCAAGTGTGCCTCCGGTGATTTACGACAATCAAAAATACACAGTCTCTAAATTGAATATATATTCACCCTCACTCCACTTGTTTGATGGTAAAAATTTGAATGCGGAGTTTATTATAGAGCACGTTCCCGTGTCCGGTGGCGATACACTCTACGTGTGTTGCCCAATTGTTCAATCAAACAATATGTCCGTTGCGTCTGGTCTCTTAACACAAATTATTCAAAATGTTTCGAGTAATGCTCCCAGCAATGGAAATTCTACAAACTTGAATTTGTCAGGATTCACGCTACAAGATATAGTGCCATCCAAACCGTATTTTAATTATACAAACACAACCGCTGGACTTTCGGGTAATTATTTGGTATTTGGTAAAATGGATGCTATTTCTCTCGACGAATCAACATTGAAAACATTGAGTAACATTATTACACCCTTTCCAATTGATATGGTTGGTGGGAAATTATTATACAATCCCAATGGTCCAAATAGTAGTTCATCAAAGGAGGGAATTTACATCTCTTGTCAACCAACTGGCTCCAGCGAAGAACAGATTGATGTTGTCCAAGCCAAAAATGTAACTGTAAATGATATGTCGTCAATGATGAATAATCAAGTTATATTTACTATTTTACAAATTATAGTGGGTGGATTAATTTTTCTTGCGGTGTATTATGGCATCAATTACGCATACAATTATTTCACAGGGACGAATTCTAAGGTCTCTGGATCTACCAAGCCAATATTTGATTCAAAATAATTAAATTCTTATTAATTTTCTCTATAAGAATTTAGTTCAGCGATGAGGCGTCGTGAAGGTTATCTAACATGGGTTTATACGATGGCTTTGTAAGCGTGCGTCCGCTTTGAACAATCGGTGCCATTTTCTTAACAACCTCTTGTTCTAAAGTATACGGAAATTGGTTGAACGCGGTAAATTGAGAACTCTTTCGCTCTTCTGTCGGGGCATACTTCCTCAGGGCATCAATACCCGTCACGGCGGAAGAACGGCGAAGCAAATCGAACGCAACAAACAGGGCAAGAACTGCTAAAATCGGGCTGCTATTTAAAAACAGGTAAACAACAACTAGGAAAATCGATATTTTTCCAAGTAAAGTGTCAACAATGTTAGCAATCGGTTCCGGTGTCTGGAATCCCATAACTAAATAAACAACCATTAAAACAACTAAAATATGTTCGCCCATATGTTCCTTTTTCAACAACCCAGATATTTGGTTCATATATCATATTGTTATATTTTTATTTGTTTATTGTAAGACACATAAACACATCCCTCTAAATATTATAATGGAAACATACTTGGGGCCGAAAGGGTATACCATTCCCAAGGCCTCTTTGAGTATCGAACAACAAAAAAATATCAAAAATGATCTCACAATAAAACCATATGTTCCGGGAGCCCCGGGCGCAAATAATGCCCCCACATTCCCCGCATTCCGCGAATCAGCATTGAAATTATATGTTCCACATTATTACGGAGTTGAAAAATTTGGTCCACCTAAATCTGTAAAGACAAATGAGGGTCTCGATGTTGACCTAGAATTTAATGGAACATTGCGGGATTATCAGCGACCCGTTGTGGAAAAGTTTATAAATCATGTGAAGAATTCACCCCCCAAGGGTGGTTTGCTGGAACTACCATGTGCGTGGGGCAAAACCAGCGCATCTCTCTACATATTGAGCCAGTTAAAAAAGAAGGCAATTGTAATTGTTCACAAAGAATTTCTAATGAACCAATGGATTGAGAGAATCCAACAATTCATTCCTAAAGCCCGGATCGGGAAAATCCAAGGCCCCACAGTTGATGTAGATGACAAAGATATTGTCTTGTGTATGTTACAGAGTTTGATTTCCAAAGATTATCCAGCCACATTATTTGATTGTTTTGGACTAACAATAATTGACGAAGTCCATCACATTTCGAGTCAAACGTTTTCCAACGCACTTTTCAAAGTGGTAACCAAATATATGCTGGGTTTATCAGCCACAATGGAGCGAAAGGATGGAACCACCAAAGTATTCAAGATGTTTTTGGGGAATGTAGTTCACAAAGCAGAGAGAAAAAACGATGGCGAAGTGGAGGTGAGAGCGCTTACATATAAAACCAATGATGCTGAATTCAATCAAACCATACTTGATTTTAGGGGTCAACCACAAATAAGCTCTATGATTAGCAAGTTGTCTACTTATAACCGACGAACCGAATTCATTATTCAGGCGGTTACAGATTTTATTCAAGTTAACAATGTAGACAAATCACAGATTGAAATCCATAAGAAACAAATGGACGCAGATGTCCCATGTTGTGAAATATGCGCAAAACGAGACAATTATTTAATGAAAAATACATGCTGTGGTGTAATTAAGTATTGTATGCCTTGCTTGAAAAAGGTTGTTGCTTTGGCCGAACAACCCGAAGTGGTTGTTGACAAAAAGGGAAATGAGAAAACAGTAAAACGCCGTCCCAAATGTCCTTCATGTAACAAGGTTGTCGGTTTTGAGCAACATTACATTGAAAATCCATTTGTAAAGCCATTGGAACAACAACATACGATCATCATGTCTCATAACTTGAATGTCCTTGAATATATGTATAATAAATTCGTGTGTAGAAATTTAGCATCTGTCGGTTATTATGTTGGTGGAATGAGCGAAGAAGAGCTAAAAAAGTCGGAAACAAAACAAGTCATCCTTGCTACATACAGTATGTGTAGCGAAGGACTAGATATTCCCACACTGAATGCCGAGTTCTTGATTAGCCCCAAAACGGATATTGTTCAATCAGTTGGCAGAATATTGCGAGCCAAACATGCTACGACCCACCCTATCATATATGATATTGTCGACACACACGATGTCTTTCATCGCCAATGGCTAAAAAGAAAATCATATTATAAAAAGCAAAATTATAGAATCATTGGAACAAATAGTGTTGATTATAACAGACAACCTATTCTAGATACGTCGAGTTGGACAATGATATTTGATCCAGCAAATAAAAAGGGTAGCAAAAAGTCTTCTATTCTAGAGGATGATAGTGATGATGAAACTTCTGCGTCATCTGGGGGATGTTTGCTAAAATTCAAAAAATAGTAATATATTTAAGACACATGAACTTAAAAATATAACAATAATATTATCTAATGAAAACTATAACCAATCTTTTGAGACCAGATGATGGTTTTGGTGAAAATTATAAATATCTCATGTATACTCTTATGTATGCGGAATTCAATAAATATGAATTTGTATATTCACAATTCGAGCTGATGCGACATAATTATAATGATGAGCCTGATTACATAAATAAAAAAGAAAAAATGATTAATTGTATCGACACTTTAAAATCTAACATACCAGGTGTTATTCCTCAACCAATGAATATATTTGAATTATTACAGTTTTATCACAAAAATGTTGAATGGTGCTCACAATCAAATTCATTGAAACTACTGAAATCAATGTTTTATTTGGATAAAGTGAACTTATACGATACTTCATTTATAAATATAGCCATTCATATACGAAGAATCAATCCTCATGATTACATTGTGGTTGACCAAAAATCCAAAGATAGAGTACCAATGCAAGACAATCTATTCCAAGATATATTAGATAGTCCTATAACTGCGATTCAACTGCCTGGTATGGATGTCCCTGTTGATTTTTATATTACAGTGATTCAACAATTGAATCAGTCATACCCAAATGCTAAATTTCACATTTATTCACAGGGGAATGTGAAGGATTTTAAAATATTTGAGAATGATAATACATTGCTTCATATAAATGAATCTCTAGAAACGACATTCCAGCAGCTTGTATTTGCGGATGTATTAGTGACATCGCCATCCAGTCTAAGTTATACAGCCGGTCTTTTATCAAATAATACAATTTATTATGTTCAGTGCTTGAACCCTCCACTCGCACATTGGAATATTATTCAAAATTATAAAAGTTCCAAAATGAAACACAAATTTAGTTCTCTAGATAATGATACCCTTGTGATCACAGATTTTACATATGATCCATGTTCGAATACATTTGAAAAAATATTATAATTTGGAAAAACTGCCAGCTAAATAGTGGTGTGTCAAAAAACTACCCAAACCAAATAACACATCATATAGCAAGTATATCCACGATCGTTTATTTTTATGGATTGCGTTATAAGCGAACAAACTGTAAAAAATCGCATGTATAGGTCGTAAATTGTTCCACCATATTTTTCCACCTAACACCTCGACCCCTGTTTCTCTTGAACCTGTTATGTATATATATGTGAACCCTAAGGCGGGTAAAAGTGCTATATAACCTAAGATGGGAAGGTAATCAACACTTGTATTTTTGGCAATGTAAACAAGTAATGTACGGGTCCCTATACACCCAATTAAAAATAATAGAAATCGTTTTTGTAATTCATTCATATAGTAACATCACAAATAAAATTTGTCATCTTATAGAATGAACAATTCCACTTATTTAATAAATTTTAAAAGAGGATCTATGATATACAACGGGTTTTTTAATGTTGATCATAATAATAATATAATAGTGAAGTTCAAATTTAACATTTATAATGTAAATGATCTTTCTATGAATCAGCTTCACGAATATATGTTTATTGACAATGTTATGTTTATACGAGAGCGAGACAACCCATCGGCCGTTTGGGAGGCTCAAAATATGGAGTTATATTCAATTGAAGAAACGGGTATAAATGAATATATGATTTGTGACAATACGCAGGATGTTAGGATTAGGTCTTGTATATGCGTTGATAAGTATACGCGGATTGTGACCAAGCGTACTGATGAATATATTGACATAAACTGCTTGGAAATGGATCACAATAAGAATAAAAAATATAGGTTTATAAACAATAAAATAAATTTTACGTTGTTTCCCTCCAACGAACTTGTTGAGACCACATGGGAAGAAGTATTTGGAATTTATCCAGATACAATTGAGGATTTTACCCTACGAGATCTATCCAATGAAAAGGGTACCGCTTTTGAAAAGGTGCCGACTGAAAAAGTGCCGACTGAAAAGGTGCCGACTGAAAAAGTGCCGACTGAAAAGGTGCCGATTGAAAACCCGCGGGTTGAAAAGGTTCCTGTTAGTATACCAAGGCAGAGAAGCGCTCATCCAAATATTCCTGTGAAGCCGAAACCACCTCTACAACCACATAAGCTTGGACAATTGAATATAACAAGATAGGTATGAATTATACCCTCGAATAATTATAATGTAACAATTTAAAGTTAAATCTTCAAGAGTCTAATATAAAATGACTAATTACGAACCAACAATTGAAATTACCTACACAAGCATATTGAATGAAGAATACAGAAATAACGAATTTATCGCGAGTTTGGTTGAAAAGGCTTCAATCGCAAATAAAGAGATGTCAATTGGCGGGCAAATTGAAATTCAAATTCCGTACAAATTCATAAAACAAACTATCTATGGAAAAGAAAGTGTGACAATGTCACTATACAGAAGGATACAAAACGATGGTCGTCATACCATAACAAATGAACATATACAGGTAATAGATACAGAAATAATTGGTGATTGGGGAATGACTTGGGTAAATCGTGAATTAGGGAAACATTATTGTATTGTAGATACAATGGAATTACAAACACTACCGTCTTCGCCAAATAAACGGTCTCAAACCCAGAGACGAACAGTGTATAAGAGCAATGCTGATTGCTCTAAGTATAAGTGATATCATTTCAAATTGAATTTGAGAAAATATGTAAAGTTAATGTCCTGCCGATGGAAAACCCTTGCCCGTAAAGTGATTGTAATTATCCACACAGTTCACACAATTTGGCAGAACCTCGTATGGCGGAGGGCTCGCCAGAGCCGACATCTTCGGATCTAGCATACCACCAAGCGAATATGTTTGTGTCATAGGCAAGTTATTTTGATACTGCGAATAACCACCGCGTTGTGAGCGACTACGACCACGAGAACGCCCGCGGCTACGGCTTCTGCTAACAGAGCGACTACGTCTAAGAGCTCGTTTTCTGCCGCCTGTTTTAGACTTGGCTAATGCTAACGCGCGAGAATATCTGGCCCGAACTCTGTTTTTTAAAGTTGTCAAATTTCGTTTACTTCTCATCTTATACTTTTTAGTGATATTTTTTATTTTTCGTTTTAAAGCTCCTCCGTTCATACATATTCCAGGAACTATTCCCGCCGCAGCATCAACATTGCTCTTTGCTCCTGCTAAACCAGGAAGTCCAAAGGTTCCGGGAATTTGATTGCTACCAAAATGAATCGGGTTATTCGTGTTTCCTACATTCACATAATTTCCATTTACATTGCTTAATGGCACAGTCCCCCCATAACCCAAATTAGATGCTCCAGAACCAGCTGACATGTATATAATAACTCTATAAAATAACCTATTTATGTATATACAAATTGCTACGATCAACCAACTTTTCGGTTTCATCTGCTAAACGCACCGGATACCATTTCTTAAATTTAGTATGAAACGCACATACCATTTTATATGCCTTATCCATAAAGACAAACCGATCCACCTTATCATTTTGAAATTCCTCTTCATCGTCACTTTCCTCTAGCGCATCTAGATTCTTATTCTCTTTAATGCTTCGAAACAAGTTATTCATCATAACACTGGTTGTGTAGTCTGGAATACATGTAATACCGAATTCCTTACCATCACTACAATACAAGTGGTAAATATCATTTTGTATATCCGGCTTAATAGTAAAGACTACTTCGCGCCGTCTTGTATTATTTTTAAGTGGTTGGATATTTGTGGGTTGTATAACCTTTGCTGGTTGAACATTTATGAAATTAGGATTGTTCATAGTATTATTTGTAGAACTATGTATGGGTCTATATATATGTGGCTGCGCAATATTTCTTGGAGTTTGGTTACTTCTATGTGTTACCAAAAACGGCATAAATTGGAAATTATTTACCCGATTATAATTTCGAAATTGAATACTATCAATCTTGTATCGCAGCGATTTAGTCTTAAACAACAAATCCTCATAATTGTTGCTCAACACCGGTAGCCCAAACACAACAAATGATTTATTATATGATTTTTGTGAAATTTCGGTATCCAACATTTTTTGGAACAATACCAACTTATCACCCCAATTACGTCGCGACACATCATCACCCTTATAATAAAAAATATCTTCAATCGTAAAAAATGCCGGACTGTAAAATGATGTTCCATAAAGGATTGTGCCATACGACAATTCGGTGTGAAAGCACGCATTTACAAATCGAACATTCGCGAATTGTTTGTTACTCGCTAGCTCTATCAATACACACACATTTTGATCATTATATACAGTGAACCAGGCAAAGCATTTAATTCCTTGTGGAATCGCCATTACCAAATCAGCATTGTAAACTTTTTTATGCGTAATATTCTCATAAGAAAGTTTGATATTTGGAAAAGTCGCTAAAATATCGTCATGTAACATCGCACTCTAGAATAAGTCTTGAATAATCTTTATATCGATTATACAAATGAATAATCCAATGTGGAAATTTCGGTGCTTGTCATTTCTTCCGACCTGAGCTGTTTCTTTAAAAAGGACTTTAAATCATTTTTCATAGTGTCTGGTGTTGGAGCCGGGGTTACTTCTCGATGACTAGAAATTACATTATACATATTTTCGTATTTGTGTGCCGGGTTATTCACTAAATCCTTAATCTTTGGAACCGTCAATGTTGATTTAAAAAAGTTTATTAGATAATGAACCAAAAATATTAATATAATTGATAATAAAGTGATTTGGATGGTCCACAATAACATATACTATTTGAAGATTTGTTTATCCTGGATAAAAACACACATCTCTTTTCCATTTTTATTACACCTTTGCTCATTCAAAACGCCCCCTTCGGGGGCTGTTATGAGTGGCGAAGATGATGCTGATTGCGCATTTTCAATGCGCAATGGTGTAAAATCGGCGCCGTGATTTCTTACGTTTTGTTTTCTTACGCCCACCCTTTTCCCCTTGCATAGGTTCATCCCATTGAGGCGCTTTGGCAGCGGCTAAAGCCAATGTAGAAACCCCCGCATCTGCGGCAATACGATCGATGTATTTGTATCTTAAAACATCCCTTAATTTAATAGGTGATAATTCCAGGTATAAATAATGCTTTAACATTTTTACACATACAGGGTTTGAAATAATAGAATCTAATAATTTATCAACATGTAATCTTACTAGCCCATTATGTAGCGCAATCGTTATTTTAATGTCCTTTTCACCAAAACTATATTGGAAACAAGCAAACATTAAAAACATATATGCTTTCATAATTGCTGCTGGTCTAGGTTGACTTGCGAAACGACCAATATTGATACAGTAATTTGGGTCAAAATCAAGGCCTACCACTTTGCCGGGTTCAAATGGCGACCTACATAAATTTGGTGGTTTGAAATCATACAAAATAACATTTTGAACATCAATCGCATAATTTATAAAATTAATCACACTATCAACCATGACTTGTTTATCCTGAGGGGGGCTATCAAATACTTGTAATACTATTCCATTGCGTTCATTATATCCACATTTTAACATGATCACAAAAAAACCATCAATTGAGCCCAGAGGATAATATGGTACTGATCTAATTTTCGCAAGTATATTGGCTATTCCATATTCTTCCATAAGGACTGTATCGCGACGTATTGCCATGAATCCTAATATTGGAAGCGCATACCCATCAACCGCAAATCTGCTCTGTAATTCTAGTTCCGCCGCAGTGTTTCTCATAAATTTTTCCGTTTGATTTAGATATTCAGGAGTTTCTATTTCTCCTTGTTTCAATGGAATTAACTTAATCCGGATGTTTAAAATCACACAACCAGGCGCAATTTGAGTTTGATCGCGAATATCTGGTAGTTGTGCGCTAACTTTCCCAAAATCAAACCCTACGAGACTTTTTATCGCTTCTGCTTGAAATGCATCTTTGAATGACCCACCACCATGTTTATATGGATTTGATCGCATATTTAACCAAATTTTATCTTGGGACGCCATTCTCTATCTCTATATTATAGAAATAATTTAATTTCATTGTTCACATGATGAAGAGCAACATTATCACTTACATCAAAATAAAAATTAAACGGGTCAAAGATGTCATTTTTACTAAATCCTTCAATAACTAACTTGATATTTGATTTGAATGATGTCGCATACACCATTTGGGTTATTATGTGAACAATATGATTCGGTGGCAATTGATACACGGCATGTTTGGTATAATACGAATTGTCAAGTATTAAATTATCGACCCTAGTTATATCAACATCTACAACATTCAGTTTGAATACTTGATTTTTCTCAATTGTAAAAACTCCTTCGTGTGTATAAAATTCCGCCCACGTGTTTGTCGATTTGTAATATTTTTCAAAATTGGTAATATTTGAAAAAAGGTCCTTAACTGAATAATTGTCAATATATACCTTCATGGGATATATTAAAATGTGTAAACTATTTAAACCCATTCTACAAACATTATACAATCATGAGCATTACTATTGTAATTGTTGAAAAGCCTGGAACCATCAAATTGTTGACTATTAAGGATTTTGTTGAGGAAGAGCTATTCAAGAAGTGTGGTTTCAAGAAGAATGATGGATTCGCAAAACAAACGGAGTGGAGTGTAAAAACGGGTGGAAAAAAGTATACAGTCGCAGTATTTGCCAAGACGGATGGCCGTGCTAATTGTGAAAACAAATATGATTTCCCGCCGCCAATTGATAATACTTTGTTTTTTGGTAACTGTGCCATCATCGCAAAGGAAAATGACAAATATATCAATTTGTCATTAGAGCTGTGGAATAAGATTTATGAAAAGTTGTTTGGTGGCTTTGAAGATCTTGCCGCAACCGCAATGGAAGATGAGCAGGAGGAAGATGAACTAGCAAATGTGCCAAAGGAGAAGAAGACAAAGAATGGATACTTGAAGGATGGGTTTGTAGTAGACAGTAGCGATACCGATGAGGATTATGAGTCGTGCGATGAAAGCGATTATGATGTCGACACCGACCCAAAAAATGACGCAAATGATGATGACGACGATGAACTAGCGGATGAAATCGACATAGGAAGTGAATTGAGTGAAGAATCTTATGATTATGATAGCGATAAAAAATAGAAAATAATATATATCAACATTACAAATGCCGAATCGCCCCAACAATATAAAGGTAGTTACGAATCCTAATAAAACCCAAGATGGGTTTGGGGAAAATTTTAAAATGTTAATTTTGAGTGTAATGTATGCCGAGTTAAATGATTGTAAATTTGTGTATTCACCATTCAAAGATTTAGAACACAATTATCACGAGGATCCCGATTATATTGAAAAGAAAGAAAAGCTTATAAACTTTACTCGAAATTTTGAACATGTTAGTGATGAACCACACCACATTCTCGAGACATTTGAGTTATTGCGATTCTTTCATCTAAATGTTGAACAATGCGCAAAGTCGAAATCACTACAAATAATACGTTTGTTGTTTCGTGCTGGTAAACCCAACCCATTTGCGGATTCATCATCATATATAAATATTGCGATTCACATACGACGAATGAATAACCATGATTATCACAGAACTGGAGGAAATCGGCAATCCGTGTTACCTGGAATGGACGCTCCAAACGAATTATATATGGGATTGATTCAGCAGCTTTATTCACTACATCCAAATGCGAGATTTCACATTTATTCACAAGGACATATGGCGGAATTCAGGATGTTCGACAATGAATATACTGTGTTACACCTGAATGAACCAATCGAAGATACATTTACACAAATGGTATTTGCTGATATTTTGATTACTGCGCCATCGGCATTAAGTTATGTCGCAGCATTTTTGTCGTTGAACACAATTTATTATATCGAGTTTTGTAATTTACCATTACCTGGATGGAATATAGTTAGTGGATACAAGAGCACGCGAGCAAAGCATGAATTCTTGGTGCCGATGCTGACACCGGTTTACTATGATCCTAACACTGACCAATTTCATGTTATCAAATAATAATTGCTTCAAGCAGAATGTTTTGCCTTGATTTTGCGTTTTCGGGTACTACGTTTACGGGTACTACGTTTACGGTAACTGCGTTTGCCACCTTTTGGAAATAATAGCTCATTCGCAGTTGATCGTTCAATGTATTGCTTTGGCACACTACTTTTACCTGTAAAACCTGCGATTGTTCCAATAAGTTCATGTGGTATACCAGGTCTTACCTCTTCTATGGAGTCGTCTATAGCCATCATTGTTTCCCAATCTCTACTTTCCCATATTTGGAGTTTGCTCCCACCAACCACAAATTTACTTCCATCATGATTAAAGTCAATTGATAAAATACTATTCTTACAATTAATTGTGGACAACAATTTATTGTCTTGATCAGCGTCCCATATTTGAATAATATTCATTCCAACACTAACAATAGATTTTCCATCGGGACTGAAAATTACTGAATATGGGTTACCTTCTGTAGCCATTGTATACAACAACTGCTCACCATATACCCATACATTAAGAAAATTATTATTTTTATCAAAATTATCAATTTGACTAGAAACAATTTTGTTTCCATCGGGGCTAAACGAAATCGATGAAACATTAAATGAATCGTGGTCGTCATTTTCAGCACCCATAACTAAAACATTGTTACCTGTTTCAACCTCATATACAAGTATTTGACCATTTATCCCGCACGCAATTTTATCTCCTGACGGGTTGAATACGATCGTAGTAACTTGTTCTTCTCCATTATTTACTATTATTCTTACAAGTTCTTTAGTTATTGCATCCCAAATTTTAACATTACCATTGATGTCACCAGAAACTATTTGAGTGCCGGTGCGATTAAACGCAAGAAGAGAATCTTCATCGCCCCATTCAACAAATTGACCTGTACTCAAAATCAACGCTCCATTTTTGCTGTTTGTGTAGCCAATAATAATTTGGGTTCCATCTGGGCTTAACAATGCGGAATTTACTTCATTGGCGCTATGATGTAGAAAAACAGGTTGATTTGTTTCAATATCCCATACAGTTACATTACCATCCTCATCTCCTGTTATAATAAATTTCTCATTGTTGCTAAATGAAACGGTATTTATAAATGCCCCATTCCCCCTCAATGTTTTATTCAGTTTGTATGTATCCATATATATACTTTTATCATATTATTACTCTGGATGTAGTAAAAAATCTACTTTTATCCACTTTTATCCACTTTTATCCACTTTTAAGAAAAGTGGAGCAAAAACTACTGTAGATTTAGCTTTTGCTTCGCTTAAACGCTACGCTTTTAGCTTTTGTCTCCACCTTTTCTAAAGGTGGAAAAGGTGGATAAGGTGAAAAAAATTGATTTAAATACAAATATATAATTCAAATCAATACTAATCATGTCGTTCAAGAAGATTGAACACCCCGAACAATTCCGTGCGAAAATTGTGGATAAGATTAATGAAATTTTGTGCAATCCTAAAAATAGCTCAAACTTGGAAAAGGGGATTTTCAATTACACATTGAAGGAGGCTGACCGTCGTAAAGTAATTAAGAAGTGGGACAATGCGAGTTTTGTTCAAATTTATACGTCTCATTTGCGTAGCATTATTCAAAATATAAATAAAAATACGCACATTCTCGATCAAATTAATGATGAAACTATTCAGTCTCATGTTGTTGCTTTTATGACACACCAAGAGTTGCGACCCGAGAAATGGGATGAACTTATATTGAAAAAGAGCATTGCGGACAAGCATAAATTTGAGGGTAACATCGAAGCTTCTACGGATACTTTTACGTGTCGCAAATGTAAATCAAAAAAGTGTACATACCTTTCTGCGCAGACTCGTAGTTCTGATGAGCCCACAACAATTTTCGTCACATGCTTAGAGTGCGGAAATCGTTGGAAAACCTGTTAGACTTTATGACGTATAATTATACCCGTCGTAAAACAGGTAATGAATTTCTAATAAATCTGTATTTTCCTCATTAGTTATCCTCTCCATTTGAATATAAATTTCTTGCTCCAATTCTTTCAATCTATAACTCATACAAGTAGTTTTTTTAGTTCCGTTAATATTTACATAATTATCAGGATTAAATCGAATAAAAATAAATTTCCCACCATGTAACATATACAAGTCATCATACCTTATTTTTTCATCCTCATTTTCATAATACTTATGCTGTTTTTCATCTGTCTCGATACACAACAATGTATTCCCAATTAGTTTGCGATGGTCGATACGTCTTCTATGAGAACAATCACAATTACCAGTCCACATTGGTTTATCATGAATAAACCCATCAAATTTTGTATTCAAAAAATTTCTTACAGCAATTTCCTTTGTTTTCTTATGAATGCCACTAGTTAGTGGGTCATCCGGAAACAAATGCTGAAAGCAAAACGCACAATAACCTTTAAACTTCTTGGTAGATGTTGTATTACAATTATCATTTATACATTTTTTTCCAATAACAATCATATCATTTTCTTTACATTTCGCACAAAACCTGGCTGGTTTATTTATATAGTTAAAACAAGGTAGTGATAACCCACACAAACATCGATTATGTCTTATATCAATCATATCAAATGATTTATGGTCTGAACAGAAAACCCCATTCTTTGACCCTTTAATATTATAAAGAGCTTCTTTATTACACGTCTCGTGTTTACATAGCGCATTTATTTTACTAATATTTATCATATTGTCATCTTTATGAAGAGAACAATATAACGGAGTTTTATTCCCAACAACATTAAAAATTGCTATGGTATCACAGTTTGGATGTATACATGTTTTATGTTTTACATTAACCATGTCACTTAATTTATGAAACGAACAATATTGTCTTTTTAACCCTTTGTAATTGAATGAAGATATTTTCATACAACCTTCTTGTATACATGTTTGATGATGTGGCATTCTATATATTACATACACATTTTATTTTTAAATAATTTGCTTTATAAATTAAATTATTTAATTATTCCTAAATACTTTATATTTGGTTGAAGTTTTATAAACTCCATTTTCTATTTTTGTAAATGTTGTTCCACAATCAAATATATAATCTTGCTTTCTCAAAATACTTCTAACAATATTCAAATATGGTCGCTTACATTCAAAGCCGGGTTTGAATGATGAGATGGTAGAACAAGCAAAATATTTTTGTATTTCCTCTTTCATCTCAAGTATTTGTTCTTGTTTTTCAATATTATCATCCAAATCGCATAGTAAAAAAGAATTATTATTGTCCAATTGAAGTATACTAATCAATCTTGCACAAATATCTTCACGTTCTGTTTGATATTTTTCACTTAACTTTATTCTCATTATATAAAGTTAAACAATTTATGTTTAATTCATTTTTTTGTTTTCTTATTGCGACGTTTCTTTTGTGTGCGTCTCTTTTTTCTTTCAATCTTTCCTTTTGCTCCACTTTTTCTAAAAGTGAATTTTTTAGTTTTTGTTCTTCGTTTTCCTCCAAATAAACTTGTATTCTCCTTGTCATCTGTTGAAAACAACCCTCTTGCGACAGACGGAGACCTAGGACTATCAAATAACCCTCTTGCGACAGGCGGAGACCTAGGACTATCAAATAAGCCTCTCGCAAGAGGTTTTGGACTATCCAAACCACTAAATAATTGTCTGGGTGGACTTTCCATATTTCTCAATGGTTGACGTTTTTGTTTTACAGGCGCAAAACGACGCATTTTAAGTTCATATATTTTATGTTTCGCAGTTGCCGGATCAGTTACACATTCACCACCAGATAATTTATCGGCTGGACTACACAATGCCACTTCGCTATGAAATGTCCCACCCATTGTAGTTGGCATTGTGCCGCACGCATACCCATCATACCCATTCTCACAAATATATGCTAAAATCTTCTTATCCTCTTCACTTACCGAATCTCTTGTTCCAGTTTTATAACCATAATTTGTATCTAGAATTCGTTTATATTCGGCAGGCAACAAATTATAAAATGCGGTTCCTTGATTCTTATCTAATGCGATTAGGTTTAATTCAACCAACGTGACAAATTCATATGCGATACCATAATTTTCTTCAACATTTTCTTGCTCAACACCAAAAAATGTAGGTTGGTTTTGTAAACGCATAATCTGTTCCTTATATAAATATTCGTCGGAATCGCCCCGAAATAAGGTTGTGCCGCGCGGTATTCTATAAAATATAATTCCTTGTCCGTCAACAATTAGTTCCATTTGTATATTATTGTTATAATAAATCTTTCACCTTTGAAAATCCACCTTTAGGAAAGGTGGAGCCAAATAAAAAGCCAAATTTTTGTTATCTTTTTCTAAAAGATAAAAGAAAAAAATGATTTGTATTTTGTTATCTTTGTCCAAAAGATAACAAAATGAACGAATTGTATTTATTTACAAACATGAAAAATGACCGATTTGTTGGCACAATTGTTTCAGAAACTGAAAAAAGTTTAACTATCAAATGTGTCACTGATCACGGATACAATGAGCATGGAAAACACATCATACCACGAGACTTTATCAAATATTCACTCCTTTTGTCATCACTAGTTCCTGGTCAAAAATATACAATTGTAAACAACGGAAAAACATATGACGCACATTTCATTGATGTGTATAACAGAACGACATTACGAGTAGATAATGTAAGCACATGTGCGAACCCAACATGTGTTTACTCAATTCCATTGAAACAAATTAACAGAATTACAAGTAAAATTTCGTCACGAATAATAGAATAAGGTGGGATAAACAAAGAATAAATATAGTGTCTTGATCATAGGATGTATTCACCTTTGTTTCGTGTAACTCCCGTTTCAATCTGTGTATCTGTTTCTCTAAAATTACATTATTTTTTTCAAGTTCTCTTTTTTTCGACACCAATCTGTGGATGCTAACAAGAAATTCTTTGATTTCTGTATCTCTCGACTCTTCGACATGTTCTACATCTTCCGCGACTCCTACATCTACATCTTCCGTTCCATTTTCATCGACTTCATCTGGGTTCCAATTCATTTATTATTTTATTGAAAAAACTCTAAATAGTTTACTCAAATTAACATTTATAAGCGCATTCGTCGTAAAAAAATTAACGTTACCGCAAACGATGCCGAAAATACAGAACCAATATAGTAATTGTATTTCAATTCATTCTCTAATTTCGATTGTAATTCAAATACTTGAGTGCGCAATATCTTGATCTCATTATCAAGCTCATTAAGACGCCTGTCAAGCGTCTTAGTGTAATCAATGTGTTTATTCATATTATCAACAAATTTTTCAACTTCGGCCATTTCTGTATCGATTGTTTCAGATTCGGCGTCACTCATCTCACCATCTAAAATCAGGCTATCATCCCTTTCTTTATGTGAACACGCGCATGCGCTCTCCTTGATTGTTGGCAGCATATGTTACATATTATAAATAGTTTCTAAATACCAATTCATACAAATGTATATAAACAGTGAGCCAAACAAATATACGAGTATCTTTTTACCAATGTGAGGGTCTCTTATTTGGAGCCCACTGTCTTCTAAACTAGAATATTTATAAATGTAATGGTTCAGCACATCATCTGGAAATTCAGGTGCGATTTTACGAATAAACATTGTATGATCATACTTATTTATCTCTCGTTCAATGAATTCAATATCGGTTTTATTTGCCTCCTTGAACAAGTGAGGACTAGTTGGACCTTTCATTCGAGACCAATCAGCCACATGCGTTACTGAACAAATTGCCTTGTCTAGCCGTTTGTATACATACAAAATAATCGCAAATAAACTCTCATTTGCTAATCCGCCACCGCAAATCAACTTTGTCAGTTTGGGTTGTGTCTGTGTAAATTTTAAACAACATTGGACATCTTCTCTTGTTAACACAAACCAAGGATCATTTGCCAGTCTCATTTCATTGGGCAACAGTGCCAAGTTGGCGCGTTTGTGAAAGGTTGTATTCCACCATGCCCTCTTCCAACTAACAATACTTTTGTTGTAGAACTCGAAAAATAAATATCGAAATCGTTTGGGCGACACAATTGGGCAACATGAATCTGTTAAAAAACAAAACCAATGATTTTGTTTGTCGTGAGAAAATGCGTAATTCAATAGCGACATGTATGCGGGAATCACGTGATAATAGGTGGTTTCATAAATATGTGTGCTAGGTAGCGCATGTTGTTGAATCCATGTTGATTGGATTTTTGTGTAGTCCTTGTAGTAAAAATAAACATTTATTATGTCTTTGTTGGGCTCAATCCATTTGCGCCAGATGTGCTCTTTATTCAAAACATGGTCATAACTGATTAAAAAACAAAGAGCAATCTTCATAGAATAAATAGTTTATCATTTTTATGTCTTATTCAATAAAAATGATTTATTTTTACAACCTATAATTTAAAGGAATACAAATGAAAGCAGAGATTGTTTATTTTGAATATTTGGGTTGTGAAATTATATATTATGTTGGAAAAAATGCAAAAGACAACTTTAGCGTTATTGATATGGGTGGTCCAAATGATATTTGGTTTCATTCGGAGATGGAGTCATCGTGCCACGTTGTTGCGAAATTACCCGATGTCATTGTTGATAAAAAGGGTATGAAAACAATTATCAAAAAGGGTGCACAATTGTGTAAACAAAATACAAACAAACTTTCCCGATTAAATAATACTGAAATCTCATATACACTGGTAAAAAATATAAAAAAAACGAGCGTAAGTGGGTGTGTTCTTACAAGTAATTTGAAAACGATTGTTTGCTAACATGATTTGTCGATAGTGACTTCTTTGGCTATTTTTTTTATGATTTTTGTGTGACTGTCATAATCAACATTTGATGACCCTCCGCCAAGAGCCTCTATCCTCAACCTCAAAAAATGATCTCCGTGCTTGGAATCATACTCTAAACAATCGGGGTGTAACTCTTGGAATAACTCGAGCGTTTTATAATTTTTAAAGGCAATATGTTTGATGGCCCGGCGAATATTTTTATTCTCTTCATCTTCCTTTTCCCATGTATTTTGGGATTTCACATACATTGTCTCTCTCTTCAAGTCGGTACAGTGAACAGGTCGCATGTGAACATCGAGGGCCTTCAAGTTCTTAATAATGATGTTGGAAATACCATTGATGTATCCCAGTTTGCCGACCGATTCCAAATCACTCAAATCCAATTTGATAGAATCAACAAAATCCATAATATTCATAGCATCTTTACATTGCTCATTTAAAAATACATTCAGGTTAAAGGTCTTGTTGTGTGAATTAATATTTCCATTATTTATGCTTGTTGTATTGGTTTTGTATGCTTCAATGAGTTTGTTATTCTGTTCAACCATCATATTTTTGAACTCGTCATTCTGTTTCAAAAGTTGTATAATTAAGTTTGCATCGATCGAATTTAAATCTATTTCGTGTTGTTCGCCTTTACATTTTTTTTTGTGTTTACACAACCCTTGACGATATTTGTATTTTTTACCACAACCACAAATATATTTAAATTCGACACATTCAGTATCATTTTTGTCATCCAGGTGTAATCCATTGTCATTCTTTTGATGTTTTGATGTAATAATATGTTTATTCCAATTTGATAGTTTACAGCATTTAAAGTCACAAATATCACATATAAATTTTTGGGCATTTTTGGCATCAAAATTGTCATCCACTGTCATCCTTAATATTAGTCCAGAAAATAAATTTCTTTTAAAATTATTAAAAATACAAAAAAGTTATGATAACAACCCAAAATCAAATTTTTGGTAATTAGACGATTATGGTCTAAACTCATTTTTTCACTTTTTTTTGCCAAGACCTTTTTGGGAAATCAGAAAATGGACATTTATAAATGTCCAAAATTGGTTTTACCAAAAAAGTCTTGGAAAAACAAAAAATTTGCGATTTTAAATATAAATTCCCAAAAGGACTTAAAGAACTTTGAAGATCCAAATAGAAAAATATATGTATACTGTATGACTGTGTTTTTTGATTACAGAATAAATGCAAATTTTGCGGCAGGGCTTAAGGCAACAGGAAAAGAAACCGCAATAGCTCATTATAAATTGTATTCATTAGATGAAATAATTTTACATTATTTCAACAGTATTCCAGTAGCTAAGCAATCTCTAGAAGATACCGAATATTATCGAAATGAAAATAGTAAAAGGAGACAAGATATGATAAAATTATTAGCATTTGATGTATGTAATGGTAAGATTGGGATAAATTATGGTCGCGGAGCGACTGCAAAAGCAATTTATAATGATGATTTTGACATAGTTGTTCTTGCGACACCCGACATGGAGGTGAACACACGGCCGGTTGACGATTATGTGGATGGGTCCCAATCCCAGTCCCAAGGTAATGCGTTTGGATCTCAAGAAAGTTTCGTTGACATAACCGGAAGCGAAATGCAAGAAATGTATCAGGGTGACGAGGATACAAAAACAGGCCTTCCTCCAGCATTGCCACTTGATTATCAGGGACCAACAGATCTAGAAAAAGAGCAGATGAGAGAAATCGACGACAGTTATGATGCTTTATATCCAGACGACCCGAAACAACGGACTAGCGATTTACCACACAGAGACCCGAGAACCAGAGGGCAAGATGCGCCTCATTTGAGAGAGGACAAACTAAAAAGCATAGTAGCTCTCATAATAGTTCAAAAAGGCGAATGTAAAAAAATGCCAGACGCATTTGCCGTAAATTTAATATGTGTCAAGCATGGTGCGTTTAAAGGGTGTGGCACACTTTTGATGGCGTTATATTTATATACAATTTTATATTACCCACTTCAACCAGGTTTATTGGAATTGGCGGGAGGCTTTTATAATTTAGACGGTCTATGTTTGTATTCAAAGTTCGGGTTTGATCATGACCCAAATTTATTAGGGAGGGATTGTTTTTATGACGAAGGAAATATGCCAATGTCATTAGATCTAGAATTTGCTCCGTATGCTTTCTTAGACAAGGAACATATGTTGGACCGTAATGCTATTGCGACAAAACTGGTTAATATTGTAGTTGGAACAGACCCCGGGCATAAACTTCCAATTTGTGACATACGCGACGAACACAATCAAAACGCATTGAAAGCATTGCGAGAATTCGACAGATTTTTAATATATCGGTCGGATAACAAAATAGACGCTCAGAAGTTTAAACAATTATGTGGACGTAAAAATGAGACGTGGACATTTTTCAGTTGTGATCCAAATAATGGTCCAAAATTTTATAAACTTATTCCAGGATTGATAGCAGGACTTGAAAGTGGGAAACCACTTAGTGCCGAACATGAAGGGTTCGTTATGGCACTAGAAAGTGGACGCCAAAAGAAATTTAATGATTGGTTGGCCAAAACATCCTCAAATCCTGGTGGGGGAAAAAAGAAACGAAATACAAAAAAGAAGCGAAATACAAAAAAGAAGCGAAATACAAAAAGGAGATAGACCTACAAACAGAAAAAATATAGTTATAGTATATGAATAAAGGGAAAACAAAACGCAACAAACCGAGACAAAACAGAACCCGCCGCAGAAAAAATCAAAAAGGCGGGTTTTTACAAAACACGTCTTTCAAAATCTTTGGGTTAGAATTTGGACAACAATCTGGAAGGCAAATTTATGAGAATGGACAATGGAGAGAACAAAAATGTTATAATATTTTAGGATGGCCTTTTTGTGTGTAATTAAAAGCCGATAATTTCAAGGTCCTTCAAGTTCCAATATTCAAACGCACCACCTGGAATAGGACGCTTAATAATAAACGGAACGCGTTTTTGCTGTAACTCTAGCTCAGCAATAATATATCCATCAATCACATTTTCAGGGATCTTTACAAGCGGTTTGGCCCCACACTCAATTTGTTTGGCTCGCTGTCCAAGAACACGCGCCTTTTCATACTTGGTCAAGAATGGGATAGTTTTGTGAAGAGGGTCAACAATAATGTTAGTTTCATCGCGCGTAACTATAGATAGCTTCGAAATTTCATCATAGTTGTGTATCAAACACTCTGGGTGAAAATCGGTAATGTAATTTTTATTTACATCGGCATCAAATTTCTGTAAATAATTCTCATCATATTCATCATCTTCATCATCCTCATTCTCATCTTCACCCTCCTTTTTTGAAATACCAACTTGTTTTGCAGGCTTTACTTCAATGTCACCTTCTTCGACATCATCGTCATCATCATCGTCTTCCTCTTCATAGTCGGGATCTTCATCATCATCTACAACTTCATCATCTACAAATCCTTGAGCAACGACATCGTTTACATCGACCTCTTCTTCATCCTCATCCTCATCATCGTTATATCTGGGCGCCTTTATAACCTTGGGTTTCACAACCTCGATATCACTATCATCGTTGTCGCTATCGCTTTGGAAATATTCGTCGTCACTCATTATTATTAATATGATATATAATTTTATATTAATTTTATATCAATTTTTTTTCATCCAACATTTGGAAAAGGTTGGTCCAAATCCTTACTCATCACTCATCAGCACGAACAAATGTATTGGACTTATCCCCGCGAAATATAGATTTAATCCTGCTTATTGCTCTTCCAAACTGTATCACATTCCGCACACAAATACACATACTTCATATTTGTGTCATCATATCGAATATAAATAACCTCGCGCGCAACATCCTTGGTAGTGTTAGTCTTACACTCCGCATTTGGACACAAAATATTATTTACACGAGGAAGCGTCGGGTCCAGCTTTGTATATTTGTTGATAATATTGCTAAATGACTGTTCACCTTGCTTAATTTGCGTTTTAGACACGCACACATTTTCATATGCCAGCATCTTGTCTTCATTTCCACAATTGCGGCAATAATATACAAGTTTGTTGGGGTCATCGACATCGATACGAATATAATACATGTTATTACAAGTTGAACAGAAGTGCATGTTTGCTATATAATATAAACTACATTATATTATTTAATTCAATTTTTTCCACTTTTCCACTTTTGGTAAAAGTGGAGCAAAACACACCTTTTCCACTTTTAAAAAAAGTCAATTTTTGCTCCACTTTTCTCAAAAGTGGATTTTAGTCAAACCTTCCTTACATTTCGTAAGCTTTTCGAGTAACGCTTGGTAATTTACATCTACGGACATAGTATAAAATCCCGTTTTAATTTTCTTGGGTTTATCATTTTTTTTCGTTACAATTTTTAGTAATGACTCATAGTTTTTTAGAAAATGTTCAACCACAATTGAATAAAATTTATCGAAGAACTTTACATAATATACAGGAGTCTTATTGATAATATTACAAACCGCAATGTTAATATTGGAATATTCTATAATCTCGGTATAATTGTTAAAATCGGGATGATTAGTTGAAACCCCTGGCTCATTCAAGAGTGGATCTTTACACAAGAGCGTACACAATGTAAGCAATACAGTTGAAATCGTTTGACATGATGTCCACTGATCGCCCCTCCAAGTATTCAGCAACGATACACACACTTTACCACACTTGTATAAGTTGGGATTGAATCGAATATTGTCACCATTTGTCCAATATGTAACTTTGGGCGGACTATGCGGATAATCGGTTGGAAATTTCAACTCAAAAAAATAATACCCACCAAAATATGGTGTATCTTCAGGACCAACAATCATCGCATAACCCCTCAACATGTCAGCATCATCGTGTACATAATAAATTCCATTCTCGTGGAGCGGCGACTTCATAATTTGTTTGACGTCCTTTAACAATCGAGTAATTGTTTCTTTTGATACATATTCGGTCATTCGTTTATTATGTATATGCTGTTGTTTTTAAATCATTGTTCAAAACGTTGTTGTCACCTTTGAATATTGAATTCTAAAAAAAATGAAATAGAAAAATATCAATCTATTATAATAACACAATGAATACAACAATGTCGGCTTCGTCACAATATAAAGATTTAAATGAATTTATGGCAAAGCATATTACAAAAGGTGGACAAGCCACGCATACACGAATTCCTGACAAGGAGTTAAATATACATGGCGGCGCCTACATCATTCCAGCAGAGGAACTTGTGTCATTTCACAATCTATATTGTGATCATGTTTTTACAAAAAAGAGGAAGGAATATTTGACCGAAAAACAGCTGGATAACAACGGAGCAATGGTTGTCGACTTTGATTTTAGATACAATCATGATGTAGAGAAGAGACAACACACCCCGGAACATATTCAGGACATGATATTGTTGTATTTGGAAGAGCTGAAAGAGTGTTATACATTTGAGGAAAATAAGCCATTTCAAGTATTTATATTTGAGAAACCTAATGTGAATAGATTAGCTGACAAATCGTTAACAAAGGATGGAATCCATATGCTGATTGGAATAAAGGTCGATTATATAATGCAGCAGATAATTCGTGATAAAATGCTTGAAAAGCTTCCGGAGGTTTGGGACATGCCACTGATTAATGGTTGGGATGCTGTTCTAGATGAGGGTATCAGCAAAGGCACAACGAATTGGCAGCTGTTTGGATCAAGAAAGCCAAATAACGAAGCTTACGAGTTAACCCAACATTACAGTATTCGTTATGATAAGACGGATGGCGAGTTTATGATGGATGAGCGCCGTATTCAAGATTTTGATATGAAGGCCAACTTTCGTTTGCTATCCGTTCAAAATGACACCAACCCATCATTTACGATGAACCCAAAAATCACAGACAAGTATAACAAACGCGCAGAGAGCAAGATTATGAAAATAAAAAGACCAGCAAGCAAAACCAAGATGAATTTACTTGTTGAAGAAGAGAATGATCAAGATAAAGAGAAAGAGAGTCAGCAGATGTCATTGAGCGATATTGTGAACAAGGAGACATTGGAAAGAGCTGTAAATATAATGTTGGACGGTTTTAAGGCAGATGAATACGATTTGAAAGAGTTACACCATTACACACAAGTTTTACCAGCCAAATATTATGAGCCGGGATCTCATTTGCTAAACCGTCAAGTTGCGTTTGCGCTTAAACATACCGACAGCCGATTATTCTTGTCGTGGGTTCTATTGCGAAGTAAAGCCAGCGATTTTGATTATAATGATATTCCTAATTTGTATTATAGTTGGAATAAACATTTCAAGAGATCAAAGGATTGTGGGACAATTACAAAGAAATCTATTTTGTATTGGGCAAAACAGGATGCGTTTGAAGATTATGAAAAGGTCAAATCGCAAACAATAGATTATTATATTGAAGAAGCATTGGCGACTAAAACTGAATTCGATTTGGCTCAGGTGTTAAAACAAATGTTTAAGGATAAATATGTGTGTTCGAGTTATTCTGGAAAGGGTATATGGTATGTATTCAAGAATCATCGATGGGAGCCGGACAAGGGTCTCACACTTCGCATGACAATTTCAAGAGAAATGTATCATTTATTTTCAAATAAATGTAATAGGTTGGTGGATGAAATGAATCATTATGATTCGGAAGATACAAGAGTAGATATTATCAAGAATAAAATATCGGCATGTAGCGAAACAATGATCAAGTTGAAGCGAACAAATGATAAAAATAATATTATGCGTGAGGCCATGGAGTTATTTTATGACAATGAGTTTACGCGAAATATGGATACAAATCGAAACTTGTTGTGTTTCAATAATGGTGTTGTTGATTTCAAGAATAAGGTCTTCCGCGATGGATATCCACAGGACTATATTACGAAAACGACTCGTATTGATTATGTTGAATTTAACGCCGATGCTAAAAGTGAATTCGCAAAGTCGCGCGAAGAAATTCTCCAATTTATGGAAAAGTTGTTTCCTATTCCAGATTTGAACTTGTATATGTGGAGACATCTTGCATCGTGTTTGATAGGCACCAATAAAAATCAAACATTCAACGTGTATCATGGAAGTGGAAGTAACGGCAAGTCGATATTGACTGACCTAATGTCAGTAACGTTGGGTGAATACAAGGGCACAGTGCCAATCTCACTTGTGACCGACAAACGTAATTCGATTGGAGGGACATCTTCAGAGGTTATGCAGTTGAAGGGTGTCCGTTATGCTGTGATGCAGGAGCCGTCAAAGGGTGTGAAGTTGAACGAAGGTATCATGAAGGAACTCACTGGAGGAGACCCAATTCAGGGCAGAGAGTTGTATTGCGAAAGTGAGACATTTCAGCCGCAGTTCAATTTAGTTGTCTGCACGAATAATTTGTTTGACATTGATAGTAATGACGATGGAACTTGGAGACGTATTCGAAAGTGTGACTTTCTGTCTAAATTCGTGGATGATGGTGAAACACACACAGATGATACTCCGTATATATTTGTAAAGGACAAGTCATTGAAGGAAAAGCTTCCAGATTTCGCACCGGTATTTGCGAGTATGTTGGTGAAACTGGCATTTGAAACCGAGGGTGTTGTTGAAGATTGTGATGTGGTTATGACTGCGTCGAATAAATATAGGAAGGGTCAGGACCACATTGCGGCGTTTGTTGTGGATAATGTGGAGAAGACGGGAGATCCCAAGAATAAGATTAAAAAGAATGAGTTGGCAAATGCGTTCAAGTTTTGGTTCCAACAGGAACAGGGAACAAATCGTAAAATCCCGAAGGGCCAGGAGCTATATGATTTCATGGATAAGAAATTTGGGCTACATAATAGTGCGGGTTGGACTGGTGTTCGTATTAAATATCCTGACGCATCAAATGAGATTGATGATTTGACGGAGTAAATTATAAATGATGAATAATAAATTATTTTTTATTAGAAAATAATTTATCGTCTCCTTTTTGTAAAGCGTTTCTTTTTTTTACTTCGTTTATTACTTTGTTTTTTATTACTTCGTTTCTTATTATACCCTCCATATTCAGTAGCAATCTTTCGCACAATATCTGCTGGAAGTCCAGGTAATAGTGGTAAGTTAGGATCTGTCATGGTATTTCTTTCCGCACCTGCCAAAGCTTGTAAGACCGCACTACGTTTTTCTGGATTTATAAATTCATCCGCAATTGTCTCTACTGGAAAAAACGCATTAAATCGATGATTATTAATCTTTACATAAGGAACGCCTTTAATATTAATTATTTCATAAGATCTAGAAATAGTTTCAGGGTCTGGATACAATAATTCAAATATGAACTTATCATCTATAGCATCCTTAGCGTACATTTTTCCAATAAAAAGAAATTTATCTCGAATTTTCACAATGTATGTAACCCCCTTTTCTAATTCCTCTGGTGTAATTACGTCTGGGTATTTATACTTCATAAATTCACCGGGAACTGGATTAATGAGTGGCGATAGCCATTTTTCTACATCTTCTTTGTATCGTATGGGATAATACCAAGCATTTTTCTCATAATTACGAAGAAATACATCACGAAATTTAAATGGAGTTCCATCATCTTTTATCATAGTTACATCATAAAACATGTTTGGATCATTTACTAACTGATTTGCTCCTACAATACTAATCCCTTCTATTATAAACCTTGCGTTAAATTCAATCGGGGTTTTGAGTTTTTCTCCATTTTCATCATAGCGAATTTTTACATGAAAATGATTATATTTGTCCCAAAATTCGGGAACGGTGATTTCTTCCGGTAGTCCATACAGTTCGGGTTCACCATAATATATTGAACGAACTTTCAAACCAATATCTTGTAAAAGAACTGCTAAATTTGTATATGGTGGTGTATATTCTGCTGCCATATATTATACCTAGATAATTAAGGGTCATTGACATGAATTGCTATTTTGTCTAAAATGGTGTCCAAGCGTGCAGATGTTTGACAACACGATGAATATGTGTCCTTCATATTCAATATTCCGGTTACCGCATCCTTTAAATACTTTATCATTGCGGCAGTCTTTGTAAATGTGGTTGCTTTGGTTATCACACGGTCGATTTTCTTTATTGCGTCATCACGACTGTCCTGGCGATACCACCGCCTCACACTCAACGGAATGTAACTCTCTTGTTCCAAATTCAACAATGCGCCTTTTGTGTAAAGACGCGAGTTCAATGTAATGCTTGCGATCACTTTTAAATTGATCACTACTTCGTCATATTCAACATCGGATATATTCATAATAGAATTATACGAATATGTATTTAATATATTAGAAACATTTTGTATATTTCTAATATGAATCTTGTATTAGTATGTATTAATAATTTTCAAGACTATATTGTAACGAACATACACCAGTTACTAAAACTAAATCATGGTAAGATTTATGTACTTACAAATGGGTGTTTTTTCGATAAATTTTCTCAATTTGAAAATAAAATACATTTGGTCGATGTTGATAAATTGACCGACACCTATAATTATTATTCAAATACACCTCTTAATAAATCATTTCGAGGAGGGTTTTGGCCACTTGCGTCATTACGATTTTTTTATATTTATGAATTTATGAAGAGTTACAATATAGAAGATGTAATTCATGTTGAAAACGATGTATTAATTTATTACAATTGTGATGAGATCATAGATAAGATTGATAAAAAATATATATATATACCATTTGATAGTTTGTGTAGAAATATTGCTAGTATTGTCTACATTCCAACTCATAATATATTGAAACAAGTGTTAGACGTGTATGATGTAACACAACACGATATGAATAATTTTCGAGCAATACAAGTGAAGACTGGTTTAATACAAAATTTTCCAATTTTCATCTATGAAGACATTGAATACCTACCAGATATTGCGTTTGTATCGCAAAATTACAAACTATTTCAATGTATATTTGATGCTGCTGCGATGGGTCAGTATATAGGGGGGGTTGACCCGATGAATGATCCAGGCAATACAGTTGGATTTGTAAATGAAACATGTGTTATCAAATACAATAATTATGAGTTTTATTGGTTTGTAATAAATGGAATAAAAAAGCCGTTTATTAAAATAAATGAGCAAATGATACCCATATTCAATTTACATATACATTGTAAAGATCTGGGCAAATACGGGGGTTAACCCCCGTTAATGAATAATAATTTTGCTCCACTTTTTTACACCTTTTTACACTTCAAATGCCGATTTTTTAATATTTTAAATAATATTATATATTATATAATGGCAGGAAAAAAACGCTCTGGATTAGCAAATGATAGAAGAGCTTATGGATATGGTAGATGTAGATGTTACACTCCTACTCCTACTCCTAATTATGACTACACATTTACAGGAAATGGAGTATTAACTCAAGCAATCGTAAATAGTGAAATTGGAACTGCGCAAAATATTTTTATAGTAGGTTATACAAGTATTGGTAATAGCGCGTTCTTTGGTAAAACTCAAATTAGATCTGTAACAATTGGTAATTCGGTTACAAGTATTAGTAGTTTTGCGTTCGCAGGTTGTACCAGTTTAACATCTATAACAATTCCAAATTCAGTTACAACTATTAATGGTCAGGTGTTCAATGGTTGTACCAGTTTAACATCTATAACAGTTCCTAATTCGGTTACAAGTATTGGTTCAAATGCGTTCATAAATTCTGGATTAACAAATGTTACTATAGCAAACGGTCAATTAGGTATAGTATCACCAGGTACTAATGTTAGCTTTTTTGGAGCAAATGTTACTACTCAACTACCTTAAACAATTACTAACAATTCAGGCGTTTGAAATGTAAAAAAGGTGTAAAAAGTGGTTAATGAATAATAATTTTGCTCCACTTTTTACATCGGCGGCCTATACATATTTTTCGGTAACGCATTTACAATAGCATAATACAGTTGAATTACCCAGCTCAGTAAACGAGTAGAAATTAACGGATACAGCGACAACAAAAGAACAATCGCTATTTTTGTAACAAATGAGAATTGGTTTGCCACAAAAAACAGTGAAATAGAAAACCCAATAGCAACAATTATGTAAATCATGCGAATAAAATAATAATAATAATTCAAATTCTCAATGCTTTGGTCTTCATAAAATGTCTTTCGGTCATTTGTCAATATATCCGAAACAGTATCTTTCAACTCTTTTTCAAGTTCCTCATTTTCAGCCTTATATTTATTATAGAGGTCACATACATTCGCAAAATTCAACGCGAGACCATTGTATGTGTCAATTTCTGTAGTTATTTTGGAAACATCTACATCAAAGTTATTTTTAAACTCTGTTGCTATTTTTTCCGCTTTATCGGTTAGCTCTTGCTCAAGGTATTCATTGTAGCCAGATTCGCCTTTTACATATAAATAATAGTTTTTTGCTGCCTCTTGAACTTGACTTGGTGCGGTTTTTAAATTCGTCTTTGAACTCAAATATTTTTGCTTCAGTTGGTTGGCTGTTTTTTCTTTTTGACAGTCCGGCCCACACATAACAGCCTCGGTTGCTTTATTGATCAAATCGTTAAATTTATCTAAATTTGGAATTTCTTGAACCATTACTATATTATGTAAATACAAGATTTTTACAAGGTTTCTCTCAATAGGAGAAATTGACAAACCCTCCGCCTCCAAATGGTTCGACCATATTTGACAAGGTAACATCGGGTTTCTTATAATTTCGCGAACCCATCGTAAGAACACTATTGATAAATCCCTCTTGAGTAACTGGAGGAATCGATGTATCAGGAGCAAGAGCAGGGGCGCTGACAGGAGCCAGAGCCGCCGCAGAAGACACCATTACCGTAGAGTTACCAATACATTGATTCAGGCTTGTGTCATATATTTGACCATCTGAGCAACAATATTGTCCCATACAAGCGCCGATTCTTCCTCCAGCCCACGGGTCATTATTATCAAGCCCGTTGGATTTTGGCGCACTCGCCTTATCAAAATACCAATCATATTCTTGATAATTCATAGTGTCGCGATTCGCTATGGACCAAACAAGCCTTAAAGTGAAAATAGCTCCAATTACTAGAATACTTGCGACAAAAATATAATACCAATTGTATGGCAATAATCCAGTTTGTTTCAAGAGAGTCAATAAAATAATCGGTATCAAAATGAAAATGACTAGCTTCATCAAATTGGAATACTCCTCATATTGTTGGCTATAATAATTGTTAATCTCAACGAGGCGTATCTTGTTATTTTTCTCTTGTTCTAATTCACGCAAACGTTTCTTGGCCTGATTTAATTCATCTTCAATCACACCAATTGCGGCAGTTTGTTCTGTTAGTGTCCCTCTAGAGCTTGTCAGTGCTTGTTGAAAGAGTGAATTCACTCCGGTAAGAGTTTTGTATAAGTTAATACGCATTTCCGATATCCGGTTGATTTTATTAATTGTGGATTCCTGTTCCTCAGAAGTTAGATTTGGGTTTTCTAAACTGTTAAATAAGTTTTGCTCAATACCCTGTAATGATTGGATATCGTTGAGTATTTCTTGATTATTTCCAGGTATATTTGGTATTTCTTGCGACATAATATATAATAAGATAATATTACAAATTATGTGTTTACTTTCTCGCAACATTCACAGAGATTAATACAGTCCCGATTGCTAAAATGCTCCATAATAAATATTCATAGTTCCTCTGTAAAACAACAATTTCACTATTATTTACTATATTATTCGCAGTCCTGTTAATATTGTTAATTTTCTTCCTCGCATCAGTCAATTGAGTAAGGTATCCCCCATTACTTGTGAACCCTTCAACTGCTTTGATATTTGCCGCGATTCTATTATTCACTTCTTTATTATCCGAAGCATATGTTTTAGTACCAATGTTCATTTGATTAGACAAAAGCCCCATCTGCGCCTTTGTTTGTTCCATTTGTTGTGTTTGAACACTATTGAAGCCATAAGTTCCATCAATTGCTTTTGGGTTATCTATGTAATTTTGGTATTTTACTGAATCAACATAATTGATTTTCGACGATACCCCCTTAGGAAATGTTTTGGGTTTTTGAGTTCTAACATACAAATTACCGTTTGAGTTCATTGTTTTATTACCAACCGCGGATTTGGGATAACACGCAGTAGTTTCAGTATTATACACGAAACCGGCACATGATTCGTTGCTTAAACAAGATGCCTTACATTTGTCTAGTGTAGCATTGCCATAAGATGCGCCCGGTATATCGCCGCCAGCACTATCATACCCAAGATGTTCTATAAAGTCGTTACCATGAATAACATTATCACTTGGGTAAGTGTATAGGTCGGCATTTGCGTCGATGTAACCAACCTTTGCTAAATTTCCCGGAATTCCCATTTCATCCAATTTATACAATGCGTTGGCACCCAGGCCACCACCCATTTGACCATTTGAAAGTTTTTCGCAATTCAATACTCTTTTGCTTGTATACAAAATAAGGTTACCATCGGCTTGCATAGTCAAATAAATTGATCCATTGTTAGATCCAACAAAATCACCGGGTGCTAATGCGTCTCCGGCAGAAATCCAGTTTTTCCCAAATTTTCCCCTTTTTGCGACATAATTTGCGTTTGGGTCTTGCTGCTTGCCAGCTGAGTCAGATGCCCAAATTAACCCACTATTATCCGTTGGGCTTGAACCGCGATAAATACACATATTTCCATCATCTTGAAGTATCATGAAATAATTGCCCATCTCATCAGGGTCTAATGTATACACCGCATTTGATAAATTACCACCGACCCAATAACCGTCCTCCAATCGTTCGCAATTAGTAGTGATCCCATATTTTTTAATCTTCGACAAATCATTGCTTTGCTCACACATTCCATTCTCGCCATTTTTGGAATCTTGTAAGCTGTAATATTTGAATCCGCTATCTGCCGACAACTGTTTACATGTAGCCAAATCATATTTATGTTCATCTTTTGAGCCCGGAGTTTCCATTGTTCGATAATAGTTCATTAGAATGCTACCGAAAAAACCCCATTGGCGTTGCGGCATACCCAAACGATTTCTTTGTATAGTGTTTGCTTTGTCCGAATAACAACCGATGTAATCAGTAGGTTTATTTGCCGGTGTACTATAAATTATGGAACTCGATGAATTTAACACAACAAGCGTACCGTCATTTGTCAGCGTAGCATTATTTTGCCCACTAGTGTTGGAAGACCATAAAGGCGTTCCATCAGTCATCCGGTAACCGATGCCACCTCGTTTTGCCGCAACATCATTGTTAGATACCGCACAGAATCCTTTTCCGCTAGTGTAATTCATATTTTGTAGTGAAAAGAATTGATACCCTTCTTCAATAGCAGCGGACTTACATTCATCATATGTGTAAATACCTTCGGCATTTGAATTATCAGTATTTATTGCGACACTTTGAATTGCTGTGGAACGATCACTTTCAGTCCAAGTTCCACGAAAGGTAATTGTGTTATTTTCACCGTTGGAAACATTGATTGATGTCTCATAATTTGTCCATACATTGACCGGCGGGTCAACTTTGTAAATAACCACATTATTCAATAAAATCTCAACTGGGTTACTAGATTTGGAGCCATCACAACAATCCCTTCCACATGCGACAAAGGATAACTTGTATGTTCCGTTACTCAACATTAGCGTTTGGCTAATAGATTGATCATTTTGTAAACAGGCGCATTGCCCCCCCTTCGGGTAAGGAATAGGAAATCCCCAATCGGCAGATTCATTTAACAATACCGCATTAAAGTTCCATCCAGCAATTACACTTGAAATGTATTGATACGAGTTTTTCGCAATGATTGGTTGAGAGAAATCCCCATTTATCATAGGTGACACGGTTGACGGTTTTCCTCCGTGAAGAAAAGTCATTGTTGGGTTCGATGTATTATCCGCAAAACATCCTTCATATGTTGCGCTGGAATTTGTGATTAGACGGTCAACGTATACATTGGTTCCTTCATTGCCAAGGGTTTGTCCCATTTTTATTGGGGTTCCAGAGACCAGTGGCGGAGTTGTTGGGATTTGTGTTTGAGGAATCAAATATGCGCGATCCCAAGGAATATCCAGTTGAACAAAATTCTTTGAAATACCCACACTATTTAAAATTTCAGTGGATGGTATATATTTAAGAACACCATAATTGGTAACATATGCGAGTTCACCTGTATTAAAACGAACCGTTTTGTTTACATACGGGTTCTTGGAGCTAATTCGATCAACATAATTTCTGGCATTTTCAGTTGCTCGGGTTAATAACCCTTTATATTCCGCTAAAGTTGTATTATATTGTTGCTTTAATCCAAAATTAATCTGGTCTTGTGTTTTGGGGTCTGTTTCTCTCAATACATTGGTTGAACTAGCTACTAATTCAAAACCCTCTCGAATCTTCTTGTTTTGAGTTTTATTAAATTGTTTACTTTGATTTGACGCTGGGGTTTCAAACATACTAATATATACACATACAAAAAAGTGTATATATTAAACCTTTTCTCTTTGAAAACACCCAATCTGGGGCGTTTTCATCAGCGAAAAGTGACTGTGCCATGCGCATTTTCAATGCGCAAAGGTGTAAACCATAATTTATTAATCATTACTCATAAATCATTTTTTTACAAAGGTATATATCAAAAATGAAGCAAATATAAATACAAAAAGTAAAATAGAAGAACCCGTCGTTGTTTGAGGACTTAGTAAAAGAGAAATAATTATGACCAATATAGCAAAGATTGACAAATACATATAGTAAAATCGTGTTGCTGTTATACTGGTTTGTGTCTGGGCTTGATTTAGATCACCGTGCGTTTGTAGTTGTCGCATTATCTTTTGTCTCTCATTGCTCAAAAGATCAACGTTTTTATTGAGGACAACCATCTGTTTGGCGCGCTCCTCAGTTTGAGATTCATAATCAGGTTGGTTAGTTTTCACAATTTTAATTATTTCATCGTTAATATCCGTTAGTCGTTTATTCAGGGCCTGTAATAAATTCAAATATTTAGCTGTTTCAGGGATAATAGCAATATCATTTTCTAAAGCTGGTATAGGCTTTCCAGCCCCGCCTCGAATCCAACAATATTTTTTATCGGGGTTGTATGTGGCCCCTGTACATTTGGGTTTACTCGAGCACATTGTTTTACATTCGGCAAGAGAAGAAACCGCACCCTCACCTAATGATTCCACACCCCAAAATGCTTGTCCTTGAATATCAACCATTTTTTGTTGATCTATTTTGTAATTGGGACTTGTTTGTGTATTATAACCCTGATAATTCGGGTCAATCGTATTATAACAGCGTTTCCGCGATACGTCATCCATTTTTACAGACAAATTGAATACATCATTAATCAAGTCATTTAATTTTTGCTTTTGATATACCGAATCTGTCGCACTTGGTGGTTGTGTAATACAGCCGGCTTTATGCCAGATATCATCAATACACCCTTGTGTAATCCCATTATTTTGTTGTTTACACGGAGCATTCAATGATTGTTTTAAAGATTCCATGTAATCCCGTTGAACTTGATTATATTGTAATAAAATGGATTCATATTCAGCTTGAAGTGTTTCTAAATTCAAAACTACTGATTGTGTTTTATTATTGTCCATATATTTATGCAAAGAAAACAATGGCCACTTTAACTTTATGAAAAAGAGAGTATTCATTTTATTGTCTCTTCTGTTGCGGAGCCCTTGATTGTTGGGCCGGTTGCTGGCTTACTTGGCTAGCAGTATTTTTGAATACCTTGCCAAACGATAATGATACAATTAGTATTCCAATAAACATAGCCCAATTACGAAGATAGTTAAGTTCATACATTTCTTTGTAGTTGCTAATCATTTCATCAGTTCCATTGTATTTTTCTTCTTCACGACCAAGACGTCGTTTCAAAGCTATATTCTTTATTCGTTCATGGCGTATTAACTTATTTAACGCTTCTAGTTTTTCATTAATGTCTTCCGTCGCAGAAACAACAGAATCGTTTATTTTATTCAATGATGAATTTGTGGTATTCAAGTTCGACTTTATATTCTCAAACATTTGTTTGTATTCATCATATTCTGGTGTTTTATTGTAAAATACATAATACTTTTTGAAATCATCTAAAATGGATGGTAGCTGGTCATTTAAAACATTAATTTTCGATAAAAAAGTATTTGCTCTTGGTAAATCTTGAATATCAAAATTTTGTATCGTGTCTTCGGTTACAAGCATTATATCTCCTAGTATACGTTGGTAAATTATTATTTTCTAAAAATCACCATTCTCTTCAAAATTAAGAATCTTATCAACGAGATCCTTTGTTTCCTTATACGAACCTACAAATTCACCATCCCTGAATACCTTTGGAAATCCTGCCGTGTCCTTTTTCGCACACGAATTAATAAACAATAAAAATCCTTGTCTATCCTCAATCAAATATTCATCACAATCGATCACACTGAAATCTAAATTATTCTTTGTTAGCAAATCCTTGACCTTGCTGCATAAGATACAACCACTCTTGCTATAAATAGTAAAATTGTTGCTGGTAGGCTCTTCAAAGTCCATGTTATATGATATAAATAAAAAGTTTTTATATTGATTTCCAAAATCTACTTTTGGGAAAAGTACAGCAAAATTTTTGTTTTTCGTTGAGATTCCCTAAGGGTGCACCATTTTATTTTTTTCTACTAGATCTTTGACAAATGATTTAATCGAAGTAAAAGCCAAATCCTCCCTTTTAGGAGGGGGGCTTACGGGGGTTTACCCCCGTGAAAAGTGGATTATACACACACTCTGTAATAATCGGCGGTAACAGATGTTTTGCTAGAACGGATAATATGGCATACCTTACCTGGTCTTAGACCAATAACACGCGCAACCGGATCAAACCGCGATATGTCAGGAAATTCCACAAGGCTATTAATATTATATTTCTTCATAACTTCAGCAACTTCAACATCATTCATCACACGATGATTTGGCACAAGCGAATGGTTCAAAATATTAAACTGGAGACGCTTGATGCTTTCTACAACTATAAAGATACCATCCTTTTCCCAAATATGTTTCAGTTCGTTTGTGATCGTTTCGTTGACTTCGTCCTTTATAATTATGAAGAGTGTATCATCCTTTGTCAGTGTCTCTTCTAGGTTATACAAATCGTCGATCATTTCTTGAATATTTGCCGTTTTAATTTGCTTACCAAGATAATAATGAATATATATCTTATTTTTTCGCTTAGTTGCTAGGTCTTCCTCCTTTTTCTCAAGCAACATATCAAGTTGATTGTTTTGTCTCATCGAGTTTACTTCATTAATACTAAAATTTGTATAGTCGTCCACATTGTATCCTTGCTTCCCCATGAGCTCCAGGATCGTTTTCCTGGACTTGTAAACTGTAGAAATTAGTATTGCGTGACTGGTCATATTATATTGTGTTATAATATTATCATTGTTTATTTAATTCAATTTTTTACTTTATGTCTATGATTATTTTTTTTCCTCCACTACTTGTTGTTCCTTCATTGCTTTTATCTTCACCATCGCCTTCACCATTTTCTTTTTCTTCTATTTTTGGCTCTTCTATTTCGAGTATTGATATTGGAACAGACTTTGTTTCTTCTAGAATTGGTGTTGTAACCTTTAAGCTTTCAATTTCTTGGGGCGGTGATTCAGGTGTGGCAGGATAAGGGGGTGAGCTGGGAGCATAAGGAGGTGATTCAGGCGTTGCCGGAGGAGGTAAATCTGGTGTTGTGGGAGAATATTCGGGTGTCGCAGGGGCTGGCAAATCGGGAGTAGTTGGAGAATATTCAGGCGTAGCGGGTGCACCTGTTGTCTGTGCGGTTATATCTTGAACATCTACAATAATTAATTCATCGCTATTCTCTTTCTGGACAATAGCATCTTGACCATCTACGCCCATGAGGATTCCTACAAATCCTTGGTATGTGCCCTTTGTTACAACTACCCTGTCATTTATGGCTGGAACTGCTAAAGTAATAGCACTAGGAGCGGCAAACTCGGCGACACTGAACTCTGTTGGCTGATAGGGCTGAACTTCCACATTTGACTCTACATACGGTTCAACATTCGGCACCACATTTGACTGTAGACCCTTTCTCCTATTCAGCGCTTTTGTTTTAAACGATGATATCACCGAATTAATATCCGGATTATCATCCTTCAAGAGCTTATTAATATTATTTGAATACGACATGCTCAACAATGTATCCACATTATCATTTGTAATTATGTGCATTTGAACATTCATAACAAGTAACTCTTGTATCAATAGTTTGAATGAATATGGTATTCTCAAAATGCTGAAAGAACGTCCAAATCTGCTCAGGTTTTTAATATTCATTGTGCCATCCGGATTTGTGCTGAAATTAATCGGCCCATCCGCATACGGACTTAAAAATAAATTCTTCGCTTCATTATAAACCGCAATCGATCCAGTTTTATTACAAACTGCCATATAATATTCATCACCACGAACCATAAATGATTCATTCAAGAAATATGACATTCCGTGTGCCAATACACCATCGCGTTCCATTTCACCAATGCGAAGACCGCCGTCATTTGCCCTACCTTGAACGGGTTGGCGCGTTAACATTGTATTAGGACCGCGAGCACGATAATTGATTTTATCCTTGACCATATGCTTCAATCGCATGTAGTAGGTCGGTCCTATGTAAATATCGCTCTGTATTTGTTCCCCAGTCATTCCGTTATAAAGCACTTGATTACCACTAGAATGGAACCCTGCTTCTACCAACAAGGGCGCATACGTCGTGTAATTGGCACCCTTGACTTGAAATGCTGTGCAGTCGCCAAAAGCTCCATAAGTCGTGCATACTTTACCAAAGAGCGACTCGATAATTTGCCCAATCGTCATACGAGATGGAATCGCATGTGGATTTATGATTAGATCCGGGCGAAGACCATCCGCTGTAAATGGCATATTTTCCTCCGGTATGATAAGCCCAATAGTACCCTTTTGACCCGATCTAGACGCAAACTTATCTCCTTGCGCAGGTAATCGTTCTTCACGAACTCGAACTTTTGCCACATTGAATCCTTCTTCGCCCTGTGTGATAAATGATTTATCCACAAACCCCAATTGCCCCTTTTTGGGTTTCACCGAATCGTCAGTCCACAAATCCTTATTATCCACACTGGATGTGATTTTTCCAATCAAGATAATCTTATCATTGAGTTCTGTGTTTTCCTTAATCATCCCATTATCATCGAGCATACTATAGTCGTAACCAACTTTCACCTTGGTGACATTGTTCTTTTGAACATTCGCAAATTTAGAATTTGACATTCCGGAAACAGAAGCACTCTCTTCTCTCGCTTCATACATAGAGTAGTATGTTGTGCGAAAAATACCACGTTTTATAGATCCTTCATTGATGAGAATCGCATCCTCCACATTGTAACCGGTATAACTCATGATAGCTACAATTGCGTTGACACCATATGGCTGTTCCTCATTATTGATATACTCCATATACCGCGATTTTATCAACGGGATTTGTCCATAGTTCAATATAACTCCCATTTTATCAATCCTCATTTGATAATTGCTGTGATACACAGATACGGCTTGTTTGCTTTGACCACACGAAAATGAATTACGAGCAAATGGATTGTGCTCAGGGTAAATGATTTGATTTCCCATGACCCCCAACATGAGAGAAGGATCAATTTCAATATTGGTATAATACTTTGATTTTTTCAAGTCATCCGGAGTATTTGCGATTAATGCACACTCCTCTTCCGTTGTATCAATGTAATCCACGATAGCACTTTCCTTCTCTAAAATTGCCTGTTTATTTTCACCTATTTCAGTGTAGATTTCGTTCAAATCATACAGTCGGTTGTTCTTGATGGAGAAATCCTTATCACTCTTTTTTTTAAAACCACATGTGATTTCTTCCCAAGTAACCTTTTTAGATTTGAACAATTGTATCACATTCTCTCGATTGAAACTCTCTTTGCCTTTGTCTACATAGTAAACAGGTCGTGTCAATCGCCCCCCATCAGTATAAATAAAGACTTCATTGTGTTCATAATCAAATGATATACTTGTAAATATTGGTACAATCCCATTTCGTTTATATAATTTCAGCAGTTCAACCAATTCAATTGGTTTGTCAATGACACCAATCCAGTTACCGTTGACAATTAGCTTCGAACTACATGCCAAATATTCAGGAGAACACTCCAACAGAATTTTCATAGGTGTATTTGCGCGCAACCATTTAATCATAGGAATTGAAGAACTACCGCTTGTGATGTGTGTGCTAATTGCGAGATGTTTATGAAGACCAATATTTCCTCCATCGGGGGTATCCAGTGGGTCAATAAATCCCCATTGAGAGCCGTTCAAATGGCGGGGACCAACAACCTTGGCACTTGCGTCCAAAGGCAAATTAATCTTGCGAAGGTGCGAAATGAACGTGTTCCAACTCAAACGATTTAGATCTTGAACAACCCCAAGACGTTTGGTGTGGGCCTCTGCCCCCCAGTTCCCCTTGAATGCTCGTTTGAATCCCGCCTCCACATCACGGTCTTTAAAAAACGTTTTAATATTGGTTTCAATTAAACCGATAAAATTTCCACGATATTTATTTTCCTTGGCATCTTCTTTTGTCGCACCTTTACCAGGTACTGTCTTTTTGGCACCTAATAACTCAACCTCCTTGTATTCACCTTGGTGATAGTAATATTCTTCATCAATCTTCTTACCAATGGCACGCTTTTGAATCAAATAATATTCACGAAATAAATCATAAATGAGAGAACCCGACAACTCCACCCTCTTGAAACGGAAACTATCACGATCCGTTGGCTTTTCGTCCTTTGTATAGACCTTGAGCAAACGATTCACCATATAACCAACAAAATATGCCTTTTCAAGAAAATTTATTTCGCCTATATGCGGTAAAAAATAATCCGACAAAATCTCAACCGCGCTGGATACCGTATTACGCTTGGTGAATGACGCAATAAATCGCAGAGCAGTATCCTGATTGAAGACCTTGTTGGCGTCATGAACAGATGGTATAAACAGATTTATGTAACTTTCATATTTTTCAAGGTCCAATAAACAGGTTTTAATAATATCCTTGTCGGAAACAATTCCAAGTGCGCGCATAACAATAAACAATGGAATAGGCTTGCGAACATTGGGTATAGAAACAACAATTTGATTATTTGAATAACTTGGTGACGGAGAAACAATCCTTACCGCTGTTGTGCGAATTGGTTTTGAAGCATCCTCGGATACCGACCTAATTTCGGCAGAATGGCTGTAAACATCATCGCCTTTGTTCACCTTTATATACAACATATTGTCAGCGAACTTCTCTTGGGAAACAATAACCTTTTCTTTTCCATCAATAATAAAATACCCACCGCAATCATTCCGGCATTCACCCATATTGTAACGCACATCCTTGTTCAATGATTTCAAAATACACAAGTCAGATTGAAGCATTATGGGAAATCTACCCAAATACACATTTTCAAATGTTTTGGATACTTCGACTTTTTCTCCGTCAACATAATAAGTAAAATCAACATCAACATCATAATGAATTGTTATACCATATGTCATATTTCGTAATCTGGCGTCATTTGGATACATATAATGCATGTAATTCTCATCATAAATTACTGGTTTACCAAAATAAATTTTTGATCCATCTTTACCACCTAAATAGAGTAAACAACCATTGCGAGTTTCTGGTGTTTCGGCATCTTCCTCTCTCTCAATGAACCGAATTGGATTATTTTCCCGAAAGATGTTATTAATCCCCTTGTTGAAAAAATCATTGTATGAGTCTAAATGATGAGCAACTAAGTTATTTGGGTTGTCTGTAAAATATTTATCGATAATTTTCCAAGATATAGACTCCATTTTCTATTATAATAATCATATTTTAAAAATCTTTATTAAGTTATTGTTATTATATAAAATGAAATTTCCTAATAAAGATTTATTAATTTATATACATACAACCAATGATTCGAATTAAAATATTCTCCGATTTTTGTAATAGTAAGGGTGCAAAAGAAGTATACGAGAAAATTTGTGATGCGTCAAATGTAGATTTTTATGGTGAGGATAAACAGGTTTGGTTCACAGACAATGATGATTACACACATGCGATTATTATGAATAAGGCAATGCCGGTTTTGAACATTCCCAAGGAAAATGTTGTTGGACTAGCCTTTGAACCATTCGAGTTTTTACAGTTGACAACGGAATTCGTTCAATACGCAAAGGACCATATTGGAAAGTATTTCATAGGAGATAAACGCGGATTGCCTGAACCATTTATTGAGCATTTTGGCTATATGTGGTATTCTAATCCAAAGAGAGATATTGTAACAAAATCAAAACTAATGTCAATCGTTGTGAGTGAAAAAGATTCAGCACCTGGTCACAAGTATAGACATAACCTGATAGACAATATTATAGAAGCAAAATTACCAATTGATATTTATGGAAGAGGAAGTATGAAGTATTCACACAAAAACAATAATGTAAAGGGTGAATTTAATGACGCAGAACCTTATGAAGACTATATGTATACAATATGTATTGAGAATTTCAGCGAGAATCATTACTTTTCTGAGAAAATAATGACACCTTTGTTGTATAATTGTATGCCTATTTATATTGGATGTAAACAAATTCATGAGTATTTTGATAATATAATACCATTATCAGGGGAGATAAATCATGATATTCAATTATTGGTCGACGTCTTCAAATATGCCGGATTATTTTATAGGAAAACTTATACCGAAAAAAATATAAACATGGTTAGTTTGTTGAATAATATTCATAAACTTTTTTATGTATGAATAGTACATTATATTTCTTTGTTAACTTTCTTAGATTTATTTTTTGTCAATCTTCGTTTTTTTGTCAACGCAAAGTTTGATTTATACATCATTGAAAAATCCGTCCATGGTTGACTGGGCCTGTCTTTCAAATACGGGCAAAATATTGCCCATTGACGATGGTTTGCGCAAAATTCATCTTTCATAAATGGAATTCCACAAGAACTTCCAAATCTAGCGGAAAACATCATTTTTTTTGCCATTGTTGTGTCGCATACAATTCCATCAACCGCCCCATGAGGAGAAAAAGGTTTTGGTCTGTCTGCTTGTGACATATATTCACGTGCGTCTAATTCATAGTGTGAGCAAACTGTCCTTGAGCATGGGTTGTCCTCTTTTTTCAAATAGACATCATAATGATCCGCTATTATTTTTTTAGCAATATCAATATTTATTTTTCCCTTGTGTTCATCCATCAGTTCACCCAATCGAACAAGTCGCGCCCCTTGGTGTCTACGTATATCATAAAATCCAGAATTGTCACATTCCAGATTTCGTATCCTTGCGTCATAAGGAGCATTAAAACCAATAAAAAAACCATTTTTGGTTCTCTCAATATTATGATACTTGAGTCCCAGTTCAATACGTAATATTTCATTCGTGTTAGTATCACCAAATAACCACGAATTTGCGTAATCTCCTGAGTTGCCATCCAATAAAAAGTCTACACATTTGTCTAATGTATCACCATATTGCATAGCCTTTCGAATACGGTAACCGACAGGAACCTTCTTTTCATATGGCATGAATCCGCCTATAGTTGTTTCCGTTCCAATAATTCCCTTGGCATTTATATAAAAGTCCGTTCCACTCCATATCCAACAAGCCGATGTCTGCATCATGAAACGAAAGCCATCTGTTGGGTTTACATCCAATATAATATTTGAATATTGACCATCAATAAAATCAGTAAATGAATTGTGAGCAACTACTATTTTCCCATCCTCGGTGTAATCGCCAACCGCTATAAAGGCGCTACATTTGTCTTTGGAACCACCTCCACCCTCTTTTCCAATGCGTTGACCTGATTTCGTGGGATACCAATATGGAAGAGACATGTAAAAATTCCAAGCGATAATTTCATCTATATTTGTTTTACATCCACCTTCATTACACCCCATGGCAATTCCTTCCATTTCCTCATAAATCTCTGGAAAGTCGTGTTTTGTCATATTTTTAAAATCATTATTAATCTCCTCAATAAAATACTCCCATTGTTTACCATAGGATTCATACATGAAGAATTGTAACATTTTTTGGATCTCTTTGAAATCATTCGCACATAAATATCCATAGGCGCGGCCTCGTTCTTTTGGACTTCCTTTGATAGATATGTATTTCCAACCATTTTTTTCATATGAAAACCCGTTTTTTATTTTCATTATACAATAAACCAATAATATATTTTCACGGGGGTAAACCCCCGTAAGCCCCCACCCCCCCATTAAGGAGGGGTTCGGGGAACCTTGGTTCCCTGGTTCTAAAAGTTATTTATTGTAACATCATGAGACCGATAATTACAAATAAAAGTATCCAGGGCAAGAGAATTAATAACCAGGATATGCAAGTATGTCCATCCTTGCAGATAAGATTTAGAACCCAAGTCCAAAATAGAACATATATTATTTTAACAATAAAGATAAGTGCTGTACTGGAAACATTGCATGAAAAGCAACCAACATCATACATGTTCGAGTTCCCTAAATTTTGAACAAACATTAACAAAATAGAGAATATAGAAATTAAAAAATAGATTAACGCAGGACTACATAACTCTTTTAATGATTTTGGGAAAGACATTATGTAATATAATAAGAAAAAAAGTTGTTAGCGAAAAGGCTAATAGTTTGTTAACTGGTCTTTCCAAGCTAAGGGGCTAACTGGCTGCGGGTATCCTTTAACCGCGTTATAAAATGAACCAGCACCAAACTTACTTAAGTTGATCAAGTCATTACCGATGAAGCCTCCTTTCTGTGCTTTTCTTTTACGCGTTTTCTTTTTCTTTCCTCCTCCAGAAGCGGAGACAAATTTCATTTGCCTGGATATGTCAACGGGTGAGTATGTATTGTAACCAAGATGATTGCGACCACCATCAACCCCATCAACCCCAGGCCATTGTTGGATCGCACCACCCCACGGTTTTCCAATAAGGCCATTCGGGTAACTCATGGTGCCTCCCTTCATTGTCTTTTCCCTGCATGTATCGCACATACAATCTTTTCCATGTCCCCTTTGACCGCCACCCATTAGCAGAGATCCACAGCCACAATTTCCCCCCTTTTGACCACCCATCATTCGACCATATCCTCCTCCACCAATTAATGGAGATCCACAACCACAATCCCCTCCACTCATCATTCGACCATATCCCCCGCCATTTAAAGGCTGTTGCGGATTTGGAAAATTGAACCCACCTGGGTTAGGTCCGGGCGACGGATAAGCTTGCGACGGATAAGCTTGCGACGGATAAGCTCTCGACATCCCTCCTCCAGATGTATATGCTAAAAAAGGGTTGTTAACCGGCGCCGATTTTTCACCAGTGTAACCCAAATAAGTACCACCTAAATAGTTTCTTTTACGCGACCTTTTTGAACATCCCTTCATTTTATACGGTCTTTGTTTTGAACGTGTTTTAGCCATTATACAATATACCAAGAAATTTATTCAATATCAACATGTGTCAGGAAATGTCTTCGACAACACATCTTTTTCAAATTTAGTTCATCCATAACTTCACCCTCAACCGTTTTCTCCTTGAATTCCTTTGTCAAATACAACACTTTTTGGGTATCAATTGGCTCATCAACCTTTTGCTTGTCCAACTTTCTCTTTCGCACTTCTTCCAGATAGTATCTATACTTGTCCGCAATCACCATACTACACGTAAAGCATCGAATTGGAATGATCATTATTCTAATATACTATACTATTCTTATATTTATTTTCGTTCAATTTTTTTGTTTTATAAAATATTATATGCGTATACTTTATAAGATGCGTAAAACAATGAAACGTAGTTCTAAAACAAAGACACGTGGTTCTCGAAAACTGCGAACTAAGCGCTTGCTGAAAAAGTTAAGGAAACAAACTATGCGTGCGTTGCCGGTGGTTGAGTCTGGATTACAGAAGGTTGGAAAAACTGTTGAAATCGCAGCTAAAAATTCGGCACCGATTATAAATAAGGGTGTTGAGGGTATCTATGGAACATTGGCCACTGGATTCGATATGGGAGTGAAAGGTGTAAAAAAGGGGATCAAAATGAGACAGCGCTCAAGAAGTAAGTCCAAGTCTCGCAAATAAATTATAGACTTGTTTTTTTCACCTCCCTAAGCTCTACGCCTTTAGTAGTTTTTACCCGCTTATGTTGAACATCTGTTTTGTGGATATCATTATGACATTTATCACACAATACCATTAAATTTGCCACTTTATTTTTGTGAAACTGACCATCATCGTTCACAATAATTCCATCGCTATCCGCATCTCGCTGATGCTGTAAATGGTGAACATCTGTCCCAATAATTTTTTCACACTTTTCACATAAGCCAATAACCTTTTTCGCATTGAAATGAGACGTCTTTAGAGAAAGCAAGCTTCCCGACTCTGGATGATATTTTGCGCGAATCGCATACGCAGAAGCCAAGAAATCGTCTGGCAAGTTCAATGATTTACACACTTCAAGACCATACATGCTGTTACCTGGTCCATCTTTCAATTTCCTGTCATATATTAATATATCTCGCTCTTTATCGTAAATGACAGTCATATGTTTCAACACCACATTAGGGAGGTTAACAATTTCATCATAATTCACAATTTCGTGTAGATGTGTCGCAAAAATAAAACTGCTCTTACGTTCTTGTAATTGTTGTATTCCGGTGACAAAAATACTAACTGCTGATGTATTTTCAGTCCCAGAACAGAGTTCATCGCCCAAAATGAGGCTATCTTGGTCGGCCATACGGAGAATCGTTCGCAACTCTGACATTTCAACCGCAAAAGTGGAAAGCCCTTTAAAAATATTATCATTTCCAATAATTCGTGTAAATATGGTTGTATAAGGTCTATATATAAACTCACTTGCCGGAACAAATAGGCCCGATTGAGCCATTACTAGAGAAATCCCAAGGGCCCGAATAAAACTGGTCTTTCCCACCGCATTTGTGCCATACAGCAGCATCCCATCCAATATGCCATTTCCAATCGTAATGTCATTTGTTACATATAGCTCATCATTTTGGAGGTGCTCAATTAAACAATGTCGCAACCCTTTGGCCTGGATAAATGATTTATTTGCATCTACTATACTGGGCTTACAATAATTATATTTTTTGGCGATATATGCTTTTGCCAAAATAACATCAATCATCGTAACAAATCCAATAACGCTTTCCAACATATGCTGGTACACCTCAAATTTTTCAACAAATTTAGTATACACTGTTGTTATGGTATCTTTCATATCGATTTTAATAGTAGAAATATTTTTACACAACGCGTTGATTTGTTCATCGACAATACTGTTATTGGATGCGGACTGTTTTTGAAATTCAAATTGTTGTTTGGATACTTTAAAGTCAAATTCACTATGTGTCGTCTTTAACTTCACAATCGTATTTGTCGCCGGGAGCGCATCCAGCAAAAGTTTACATCTGCGCCCAGTAGACAACAAGCTATAATTGTTTTTTTCCGTTTCATGTATCTTTACAAATTCTGTATTTACCTTCTTTTCTTTGTTTTCCACTAGATTATTCAAATATGTGCGAATTGCTTCCAACTTATTCTCAGACTCTACAAGTGTGGCTGTTTTGCTGTCCAAACCACTATCAACACCGGTTCTTATAAAATTCACTTCAAATGACTGAGTTTGGTCAAGGCCTCCTGCCAATTGTAAATCAATATTGGTATCAATAAATGTTGTAATTGTGTCACAAAATAAACCTATGTCAATAATCTGTTTATCAAAAGTAAGCAAATAATCACGAACCAATGTGTCTTTGATTACGCTCTCAAATAACTCCTTGATCACTGCAATATTTGTATATAAGTTGTAAAATGATTTTGGGGATATTTTTCGCAAAATCACCTGACGACCCCATTTGGAAATATCTTTAATTGACGATAATTTGGCACGCAATAGTGCGTCATATGATTCGTAATTTGCCAATAAGTAATCGGTCATATTGTATTCGCGTTGAAGCACATCAACATTTGTGGTTGGATTGAGAAACAAGTATGTGAACTTGCGCTTTCCCATTGGTGTCAAACAACAGTTGAGCATTTTCAATACAGATGAATATTTGCCACTGTAATTGTGGTCGTCAATGATATTTAGTTGTTTCAATGAATGATTTGCTAAAATTAGTCGGTCGCCACAGTTCTCAAAAACGGGCTCGTCAATTTTTCGTACCAAATGCGGATTGTGTTGATAAACGAAATCCAACAAGAAGCAAAATGACTTGGTAGCCATATCATGATTGTATAGGCTTTGAACAAGTGATTCACATTGTTTCACATTGTAAAATTTCTTCAAAATCTCCGTTTGGTAACTTTGTTTCTCACAATTTTGAGCATGAGTGCAGTATTTTGTTTCATGTTCGCCATCATTCAAATCAATACGAAAAATAGATTTTGAACGAATATTAGTATAATTGATAACATCATCGATTTGCTTAGTAAGTAAATTGGAAATAAATAGAACTTCACTTGGATTATAAATGGAAATAAATCGCTCGAGTTCATCAAAATTGGTTGGGTTGTTTGTATAAACTTCTTGAAATTGAAACATACTCGTTTTCCCGGTATAAATATCAATGTTGGATACTCCAACAATCACATGTTTTCCTTTCAATATCATTTTGTTATTGATCAATTCGATCCAAATACAAGTTAAATTGTTTGTTAAATTGGTGGTTTCATCTGCGAAATATGTTCCAGGCGAATAAATGCCTTGTAGACTTCGTGTTGTGTTTTTTGCGGCCTCGTCTTGCGTATAAACAACGACGGTTAGTCCATCATCTTGGAGCTTTTTCAAATATTTCTCAATCATAATATCCTTGAACCCAGCCATCACGACATGTTGGTTTCCTATAGAACTATTCTTATCAACAATGTTCAACTCACATATACGAGAGAAATCACAAATTCTGCTACCGGTGATTTGTTGGCTAGAATCGCGTAGTCCATATACCTCGAAAAAGGACCCAACTTGCATTAATAAGAGTGTATTCGACCCATATTCATTTTGATAGTTTTTTGTAAGCTCAAAATATTCCTTTATGAGCGCCATAGTGTTATATTATATAAATCTCTCTAATATTATTTGGGTATAATAACAAATTCTGGCCCATTTTCAACACTATTTAATAAACTGCGTTTTAGTTTCACGTACATATTCTTTGAAATTAACTCTAATTTGTAGTATATAAATTTGAGTATAACTAATAAATAGGATATGTAAAATGGCAAAACAAACTTTGAACTATGGTCTCGTATAACATCGTGTTTATCCTTTTCATTGAAAACTAATATTTCAGTTGTTATGTGATCATCTTTATATTGAACTTTATGTCCATACACCATTTTATTACAATGATCCAATTTATATACAAACTTGTGAACATCTGTGTGATCTATATTCAATAAGTTTTGAATTTTCATAATAGTACTCGATTCATTATCGGTGAATATATCAATATCAATATCGCTTGAATTGGGGAAATAATCGCGGCGTTGAATGCTCCCAAAAAAATATATTTTGGTATCAAGATAGTTGCTCAAATTATCAAAAAACTGTTTTGAATATGGGGTCAAATTATTTTTGGTTGTTTCCATTACTATTATAATATAATATTTTATAATATAATAATTTATATTTTATTCTTGTGTCGTCATAAAATTATGTAACATTGTATCCCTATTGTTATTTTGTATTTGACCAGCCAACATCGACGATTCATACAGTTCTCTCAACATGTAAACTGGCGCATTACTGCCACCCTTGATTAGGTTATGTTCTCTCAAATATGTTTTTACTTCATTGATTGGTTTTCGTTTTAACTCTTTTTGAGCCATGATGACATTTTTTCGCGTGGTATTATTTTTTAATAGAACAGATACGGTGTTTTTAATCTTTGATTTTCCAATTGTGTGTTGTTTACGAATTGTTCGTTTTGTTAAACGCGTTTTTGATTTTTCAACCTCCTCTGTTTGTTGTGGCTGTGGCTGTGGCTGTGGCTGTGGCTGTTTTAATTCGATCTGTGGCTGTGGCGGTTTAATCTCTGGTGGTCTCACATATTTCAACATTTGTTTTTGTTGTTCAACTAATTTTTGGTGCTCAATCTCTTTTTGTTGTTTAATTTTTTCTTTCAATGCGTTTAATTTTCTCTCGCGTTCATTGTCTATAGGTGTATGTATCGGTTTATTAACCCATTCGCGATAGGTTGGTTTTGTTCCACCCTTTAAATTTCCATAAGGAATGCTATTATTTGGGCGTAATTTTAATGTTGACGTATGATTTTGCTGCGCCATATGTTGAGGAGCTCTCATTGTATGATTCGTGTGACGATGTGGAATTTCGGGGTGAGGTGGCATTTCATGACGCGTAGTAAAAGGTTCTTTCAAATCATCGTGAAGTTCAACATTAACAAATGGCTGAAATGTGTTTGTATTTTTAAGAGTTTTTCTATACAATTCCTGTTTTTTTCGATCATATTCACTTTTCTCCTCGTCTACTTTTTTTTGTTTGGAGATTGTCTGTAAATAATTGAGAGAATTGTTAAATTCATTATTAAAATCAATAAGTGATTGATCAACCAACATCGGCCTTGGTTCATTTGTTGGAGTTATTTCTAAATTTGCCGCCTCTCTATTTTTATGTTCTTTAATCCTACCGATGAGCTTATTTTTCAATATATTTGGTGATATAATTGGTGTTTCTGTTGGTGTCCGCGCCTTTTTCGTCTTTGCTTGTGCCCCGGCTTTGAAAAGCGTGGGATTTATTGTAATACGCTTGTTCGTTGACATTTTGTATTATAAGAATAAACAAAATATAACATATTAAACTCTATTTTTAGAAATCCACTTTTTAAAAGTAGATTTCTAAAAGAGAAAAGTGGATTTCTAAAAGTAGACATTCATAATGTACTAAACCTTGTAAATGTATTCTAAAAACAATATAAAAATAAATTGAAATAGAAGGTAGCTGAAACTATGTACTCAACTAACATCACAGGAACAATAACAATGAGTGGCACCGAAAATAAATTCGATGTTGAAAAAGAGCCCTATATTGAGACCCCCTGGAATATTATTGAGTCATATTTTGAAGGACAGCATTTGGAACGATTGGTAAGACATCAATTAGAGTCCTACAATAATTTTGTAGACCATCAAATCACAAAAACAATTGACATGTTTAACCCCGTTCATATTGCGTCGGAACAAGACTTTGATCCTCTTTTAAAGAAGCATTCTCTGGAGATATTCGTCACCTTTGAAAACTTCAATATTTATAGGCCGCAGATTCATGAAAATAATGGCGCAATCAAGTTGATGTTTCCTCAGGAGGCTCGTCTTCGAAATTTCACATATGCGTCCGCAATGACAATTGATATCAATATCAAGTATGTTATCCGTACGGGTAAGGAGTTAGAAAACACCCAAACGGTATACAAGACGTTGAGCCAAATCCACATTGGTAAGTTGCCAATTATGGTAAAATCAAAGATTTGCGTGCTAAATCAATATAAACATTTTGAGCATGCGCAAACAGGAGAGTGTGGGTTCGACACCGGAGGCTATTTCATCATGAATGGTTCAGAAAAGACTGTGTTGGGTCAAGAACGTGCCGCGGAAAATCGAGTCATGTGCTTCAATGTATCTAAGAATAACACAAAATATTCGTGGGTTGCTGAAATAAAGTCAGTTCCTGATTTCAAGTGTATATCTCCTAAACAAATCAACTTGATGTTTAGTTCAAAGAATAATGGTTTCGGTTTCCCAATTGATGTTCAGCTCCCGCGAATCAAGCAACCTGTTCCATTATTTGTTGTGTTTCGCGCACTTGGTGTCATTGCGGATAAAGAAATTTGCGAAAAAATATTGTTGGATATAAAAAATAAGGACTTGCTACTCGCGCTACAGGCGTCTATTATTGAAGCAAACAAATATTTGACCAAGGATGAATGTATTCGGTATATCACTACTTTTGCGATGTATACTCCAATTAATATGGATAAGGATACTGGCGCAACAAAGAAACACGAGTTTACGATGGATGTTCTAAATAATGATTTGTTTCCGCATTGTCACAATATTACTCAAAAAACATACTTTCTGGGTTATATGACTAACAAGTTGCTACAGGCGGCAACAGGGCTTGTGAAGCAAGATGACCGCGATTCGTATATCAATAAGCGAGTTGATTTGACTGGAACACTTTTGAATAATCTGTTTCGCAATTATTTCAACAAACTCGTCAAGGATATGGAAAAACAAGTGATTAGGGAAATTAACAATGGTTCTTGGAAATCAACGGATGATTATGAAAACATTATTAATCTCACAAATATTTATAAAATTATAAAATCCACCACAATTGAAAATGGTTTGAAGCGCGCGCTTTCGACTGGTGATTTTGGAATCAAGCAAGTAAACAGCAATAAGGTCGGTGTTGCTCAAGTACTGAACCGATTGACGTATGTTTCGGGATTGAGTCATTTGCGAAGAATTTCTACACCAACTGATAAGAGCGGAAAGCTGATTCCTCCTCGTAAGCTACACAACACAACTTGGGGGTTCTTGTGTCCTGCCGAAACGCCGGAGGGCCAATCCGTTGGACTTGTGAAAAATCTTGCTTATATGACACACATCACTGGGCACTCAAACTCACCCTCGTTGTATGACTACATTTTGCCGAATATTATTCAGCTAGATGACCCTGCGCTCACTAATGTGTTTAACAGAGTGAAGGTATTTATCAATGGAGCATGGGTTGGTATCAGCAACAACCCAAACGAGTTATACACGACATTGAAGGATAAAAAACATAAGGGAATCATAAATATTTATACATCGGTTGTATTTGATTACAAGAATCAGGAGATTCGTGTTTGTAATGATAGTGGGCGATTGTCTCGCCCATTGCTACGCATCAAAGACAACAATGTTCTAATAACTAATACTATTATTGATAAATTGAAGACGGGTGTTTTGAATTGGGATAATTTGCTAACGAGTACCACGCTAGACGAAGCTGTTCTAGAATACGTTGATCCGGAAGAGCAGAGTTTGTCGCTGATTGCTACAAAACCTAAGGATATTGTTGCCAAGAGTGACATGATACACAAGTATACGCATTGTGAAATTCATCCCAGCACAATTTTCGGTGTTCTTGCGTCGTGTATTCCTTTCCCCGAACACAATCAATCGCCGAGAAACTCTTATCAGTGTGCGCAAGGTAAGCAGGCGATGGGTGTTTACGTGACAAATTATGAAAATCGAATGGATAAAACTGCATATGTATTGAATTACCCAAGTCGTCCGTTGGTCGACACTCGTATTATGAACCTACTTCAGTTGAATAAAATTCCATCGGGAGGCAATATAATTGTTGCTATTATGACCCACACTGGATACAATCAGGAAGATTCGCTATTGTTTAACCAGGGGTCTGTTGATAGAGGTCTGTTTCTAACGACGATTTATCACACGGAAAAAGATGAAGATAAACAGAAGATAAATGGTGATGAAGAGATTCGTTGTAAGCCAGATGCGTCAAAGACCAAGGGTATGAAGATTGGAAATTATAATAAGGTGAACAGTAAGGGCGTCATTCCCGAAAATACTCTTGTTGAAAATCGTGATATTATAATTGCCAAGGTTACACCAATCAAGGAGAATCGAAATGACCCTACAAAGGTTATCAAGTTTGAAGATCAAAGTAAAATCTACAAGACAACAGAGGAAACATATGTTGACAAGACGTATATTGACCGAAATGGTGAAGGATACAACTTTGCCAAGGTTCGTCTTCGAACGGTTCGTAAGCCTGGAATTGGTGACAAATTCTCCAGCAGACATGGACAGAAGGGTACCATTGGTAATATAATTCCAGAGTGTGATATGCCATTCACAAGCGCTGGTGTGAAGCCAGATATAATGATTAATCCACACGCGATTCCTTCCCGTATGACAATTGCTCAGTTGAAGGAAACTGTTTTGGGAAAAGTTTTGCTGGAACTTGGATTGTTTGGAGACGGAACATCATTTGGCGATTTTGAGGTAAAGGATATTTGTAACGAATTGATTAATTGTGGATATGAAGCTCATGGAAATGAACTCATGTACAATGGTCTTACTGGCGAACAAATTGAATGCAGTGTATTTATGGGACCGGCATTTTACCAGAGATTGAAGCACATGGTAAACGACAAGGCTCACAGCAGGGCAATTGGCCCGATGGTAAATTTGACACGACAGCCTGCCGAGGGTAGGTCGCGTGATGGAGGATTGAGATTTGGTGAGATGGAACGTGATTGTGTAGCATCTCATGGCGCAACACGATTTATGCGTGGAAGAATGTACGATTCATCTGATAAATATTCAGTATATGTTTGTAAAAAGTGTGGGCACATTGCGTCATACAATGACAAAATGCACATTCATCATTGTCGTATGTGTGATAATCGAACCGACTTCTCATATGTAGAAATTCCATATGCGTGTAAATTATTATTCCAGGAGCTAAACACAATGAATGTAGCACCGCGTATTATTACAAATCACTAATAAGGTGTTTAGTCTTGTAAACAATCGCAGTAGTTAACCCAAACAAAACAGCTCCCCATGTAGTATCTATAATTGTTGAGAGAATAGACCAGTTTTTGAATATAGATAAATTTGTAAATTCGTATACAGCATAAATAACAAGCCCAAGTAACGCAGCATCTTTAACGGGCCTATTTTTTTGTATGATGAAATAATTTAATCCGTATATTAGGAATATGTACGTTATCCCAACCGCAATAAAATTTGCTTTAATATCACTTCCTTGTATCGATTTAACTTGACGGTTAAAATAATCCTTTGTAAGATTTAAATAAAATCCATCTAAAATAACGAAAACTATTGCGCTTAACAAATATTGTAGCATTTATATTATACAAATATTAATTATTATTTAGTAGGTCCACTTTTTCAAAATCCACTTTTAGAAAAAGTGGAGCAAAATGGCGGCTTACGGGGCTTTGCCCCCCGCGTGGAGCAAAAATTTTGTTCTCTTTTTATAAAAGATAAGTTATTCATAGTAGGGTATATTTTTTTTATAGTGTTGTATATATAAATGACTTCTATTGGATTACAAAACCCCATCAGTGGTAGTTACGGAACATCATTACTTGTTGCTTCTCCTGGCAGCAATGGTGGCGCCATAAAAGGATATATGCCCAACCCAACAGTTGATACTGATAAAACCTACATTGATTATGAGCAAATCCGTTTTGCGCTGAATCAGGCTTGGAATACAACGTATCCTAGTCAATTAAAAATTACAAATAAAAAACGCATTGTTACCCCCTTCCGTGCGGTTAATAATGCCGGTGATATTTTGTGCCGCAAGAATTACTCGTGTGGTGGCCCCTGCCAGACTTTCCAAAGCCGCCCCGGTCTGTTTGGATTAAGAGGCCATTTTGGCGCCATCCAAAATCGTTGCGATGGGTCCGGCGTTCCTCCTTCGGCGTGCAATGGTAAATATGTCTATGATAGCTCGGATTACATTACCTACCTAAAACAAAAGGCGCTCGTCAAGAACTATAACGATTTGTCGTATGGTGGAAACAACAACAGTGGAAGTCAATCTGCTTTCCGCGCCATTCGCAGATATTAGAATTTATTTGATAGTATTGTATTAGTTACTATAATATCAAAATAACGGGGGTAAACCCCCGTAAGCCCCATTCATACATTTTGGATAAACGTCTCTTTTAGAAAAAGACAACAAAACTCTTATCTTTTAGAATATCCAATTTTCATGGGGGATTATGAAAACCTCGTGAAAGGTGGATGTCCAAGAAATAATTGTACAAGAGTGTTGATACTTTATACCAACTGTATTCTGTTTCAATATATGATTTCATTTGAATATACAGATTATCGGGTTTAGGTGTTTTAAATTTTGTTTCATTTGTCAATAGCGTGTTCACGATGTCATGGAGCTTGATATCATTTTTGTAATTACCTTGATCATCCTCTTGAACGATTGAATCTACAAAAGTTATAAATTCATGCCCTCCACCATTTGCGAAAATATCATCTATATACTCCTTTGTGCTTCCAGTCCTAGGAACTAATACTTGTAAACCACTTGCGAGTGCTTCAAGCATTGTTAACCCAAAACCCTCTGCTAAATATGGAGAAACATATACATCAGCAGCATTATATAAATCATTTATTTGGGAATAACTGAGTGTTTCGTTTGTAAAAATTATGTGGTTCAACAAGGCGTTGATATTTGACGGTGTCATTATATTCTCTCGTTGGAAGGAATCAAAATATGTTTGTAGGATCTGGGTTGATGGATACAGATCACCCGAACCTTTCAACATGAGTTTATAATGTGTATGTCCCATAAGATTCACTAAGACGTGTAGTGCGTGAAGAATACTAGGAATGCCTTTGTTGCTAGTCATTGCGCCCCCGATATTAATTAATAGAATTTCGTCATCTTTTACATTGAATTCACTACGGATATCATTTCGAGTTCTTGTATTGTCATGTCTAAAAAAAACTGTTGTGTCAACACCGTGTGTAATAGTTCGATTTCTAACACAATAATCATGATCAGTCAAGTATCGCGTCATACCTCGAGAAGACCAATTGCTTGGAGATATAAAATAAATATTACTAAATTTTCCCAAAAATGAAGAAATGTAATCATTATGTTTTTCGATTGGGAGTTCTAGTGGTTTTATCAATTGAAAAAACGTGCTATCTAATTTAGAGTATTCACTTGTATAAAAGACACATTTTGGAACTTTACAATTTTTATCACTTACATTTATATTGTAAGGATACGTCTGTCTATAAATTAAATCAACATCTTCGCCATTATATTCTGTCAAGCTTCGCAGAATAGAATTATATTCTTCATTATAAACCAGTTGCTTGGTTTTATTCCATTCGGGTCTAAAATAATCAGCCTCTGTGACATAAAAATCAATTTTGTGTCCCAGCTTTCCATTTGGACCATATAATTTATACATATGTATCAATGTGAATGCCAAAACTTGCCCATAGGAGTGTTGGACCATTCGCCATCCTTCAAATAATATCCGGAGACGCAACATTGAGTTGTTTATTGAGTTATTTTGGTAATGTTTCTATATCTTTTACTAGTATAAAGTCATATTTGATAATTCCTTTAAATATCGTTTGCTACAAGTTTCAACCAGTAAACCATTCGCATATATTCCATAATTCATGTAATAATCATCATTTTCTAATGCGATATGATATATATCAAAAGATCCCTCAATATTATATGGGATCGTTCTCTCGTCAATTACTGCCATCAAACGATATTTACCTTCGGTGATGTACAATTGTTCTAATAACTCTATTGTTTTTTCCTTTTGAGCTTCTGTTAGTGTGTCCACTAAAATTGAATGTGTTCCTGTTATTATTAAATCTTCTGTTAATTCACGGTAAATTTCTTTTGAGCATCTATATAATCTTTCAGTTATGCGTTGTTTATCACCTGAATTATAAATATTACCCTTACCAATCATAGATACTGGGACATATCCATTTAGTAGTGTTTTTACATAATCACCCTTTTGTATATTTTGAATTGGTACATCGGTTTCAATACCATTTTTAAGACATAATATTTTTGTATTTTCTTTGAAGCATGGGTATGGTGATGTAAAATTATAAAACAATCCCGATTGAAAATTCTGGGAAGGTTCAATTGTAATCACACTACTATTAGGGTCAGTATTAATTACTATATTTGTAACCTTACCATTTACAACTCCAGGACCATTAGCATACCATCCATTTTCAACAACTATCAATGGATTTGGGTCACCCCCAAAAAAAAAGAATCCAATATTTGACGCTGATCCAGCTACATTTTGACAATTTATCGTTACGGTCATTTGATAATATAATTATATATTATTTTTAAATGTATATATGTTTAATTACAAAACAGAATTATTTTCACAATCTATAGTAAATGAGCACTCCATATGGAATTTCAACATCAAAGGGATCGGTATCATATGATAATTATGTGAACGCCCCCATAACCGGTCCATTAAGCACCAATCAGTATCCGTGTGCTATGCCCTATCACAGCTACGGGACATTGGTCGGTATCAGACCCACACCCCCGCAATTTTATCCGTCGCAGGAACCTGTATATGCGGAAATGAATACAAACGCGAGGCACCAGTATTTAAGGACCGCGCAATCCGCCCAATCACTTGCTACCCAGAGAGCGCTTGGAAAATTGTCTACCCCTACTGCTTTTATAAATTATTCGACTGGAAAACAAACCGCTATATCGACCCATATGAATTATATTGCGCCGATCCAATCATCAATGTATTTGAATATTAAAAAGAGCAACGCAATTGGTAAGAGCAGTTACAAGGTTGGTCTCCCTGAGGCGGCACCTATATCGACAAAAAATTACTACCCGAGCGGAACAAGGACAAGTTTGCGCAGAGCCCGGTCGGGTGGTTGTGTGGCGCCTAAAAAAAAGGGGGCTATTGAAAACTACAGTTTGAGAAACGGAGCCGTTTGTGGCTGGGGATCTTTGCCAAGACAAAATTATTAATAACTTTTCCACTTTTTCACGAAGTAATGAAAAGGTGGATTTTTAAAGGTTGACTAGATAATATATTACATTAGTATATATAAAAATGAAGATGGGATTTCATACAACTGGTAATTCTTCCACAAGTAGAAGAACTACTCAAGCAGTTAATTTAGGATATCTTCGAAATAGGATTGCTTCAACAACACGTAAATTCAACTATTGTAAGGAACATTCAGCAAATCCGTCATTATGTATTAATCAATTTGTGAATATAGCCCCACAGATACAGTCAAACGATGGATCTCTCCAGGTAGTGGTCGCTGAGAATGGTTCAGTATTCACATCTACTGATTATGGTGTGAATTTTACACAATATGATATATCTGGTAATCCACAATTATTTTTAGTAAAAACATCTTATGATGGAAGCCATAAAATTGCTTTAGATTATGATTCTGGTTATTTATACGTGTTCAGCAACAACACTTGGACGCAAACCCCGAACCAGTTTTTGAATATAGATATTTCGAGCGACGGTAAATATCAAACCGCAACAAATTATTTTTCTGGATCTTTGTTTCGTTCGACAGATTATGGAAATAATTGGACAGAGGTAAGCGGTGTTAATTTTGCGATAACTACAAGTTTATCAAGTAGTGGACAACAACAAGTTGCTGCGTGTGCTGTGGATGTTAGTGTTGCGACTGTATTCAAATCAAATAATTATGGTGTCACATGGACACAAACAAATATAGTTTCTGATGAATACACTTGGGTATGTGCGAATATATCGGGAGATGGATCGATTATAACAGCTGGTTCACTTGAAGGTGTAATTCAATATTCGCGTAATAATGGTGCTACTTGGTTCGAAGCAACAATTAATTGGTCAACAGACCCTTTGTTTGTAGGCATTATTTGCTCTTCTTATAATGGACAATACCAAGCGTTTATTAGTTGGTTCATCTTTGGCGGTGGTCCACCTGGATTCATTTATTTGTCTACAGATGGTGGTATAACCTGGAATCAAGCAAACGTCCCCGAATTATTTTATACATCTATTGCGATGTCTAATTCGGGTAAATTTATCAGTGCGGTAGCAAACAATGATGATGGAAGCTATTATTATTTTAGGTCAGTTGATTACGGACAAACATTTGAACAAATTAATTACGGAACTGTCGCATTAACTGGAATTGACATAAACTAGTAATTTTAAATTCTCATTAATGTATAATGAAAGGTAAAGTGTTTGTTGAGTTTGTGGGGACCATGTTCCTCAGTTTTGTAATTTTTGCTACTGGCAATTATTTAGCGATTGGTGCGGCTCTGGCGATTGCCGTTTTACTTGGTGGACCTGTCTCTGGCGGCGCGTTCAATCCCGCGGTAGCTATTGCGATGTATAGTGCGGGTAAAATCCCTAACACTGATTTGATACCTTATTTAATTGGTGAAATTCTTGGTGGGTTAGCAGGTTTAGCACTTTTCAAACAGTTTGTGAAATAAATTCTTATAATATAATAAAGGATGGTTAAATCTCGAAAATATAAAGGTGGAGAGTATTCTTCTCCTTCTCCTAGTCCTTATGGCACTTCTTCTCCTTCTCCTACTGCTTATGGCACTTCTTCTCCTTCTTCTTATGGCTATTCTTCTTCCTCTACCCCTTCTTCTTCTCCTAATTCTTATGGATCACCCTCTATGCCTTATTCTTCCATGATGCCTCGTACTCCTTCTTATTCTTCCCCTACTTATGGTTCATCATCTATACCTTCTTCCTCTTCTTCTTCCATGATGTCTCAAAATCCTTCTTACTCTTCTTCTTCCATGATGCCTCGTACTTCTAGTTACTCTTCCTCTGCTTATGGTTCTTCCTCTATGCCTTCTACATCTTCTTACTCTTCCTCTATGCCTTCTTCTTACTCTTCATCTATGCCTTCTTCTAGTTCTATACCTTCTTACTCTTCATCTATGCCTTCTACCTCTTCTTACTCTTCCTCTATGCCCTCTTCTTACTCTTCCTCTATGCCTTCTACCTCTTCTTACTCTTCCTCTATGCCTTCTATCTCTTCCTCTATGCCTTCTTCTACTTCTGGTTGGTTACCTGCCCCAGGCGCTTGGAGCAACTTAACAAATAAATTCAGTGGAATTCTTAGCAAGTTCAAGGGAAACACAATAAGTACGACTTATGGTGGAAAACGAAAGACTAAGCGTCGTCGTAACAATAAGAAAAAAACCAAAAGGAGGCGTTAACAAATTTATTATTATCCATTAAATAATAATAAAGATATTCTAAACTCAAATACATGGAGGTAGACAATATTGAAATTGACCTATATAATTATAATAATTACAGTGAACACAATCAATATTTTTTTTACATCAGCGACGATTATCAAATTGTAAATAAATATCTAAATGAAAATACATATTCTATTTTGGTTCGCAGATTAGACAAAAATGAAGGTTGGAGCAATAATTTACAAGTTCAAGTTGTATACTTGGGCAATGACACAACATCTATAATCGATATTGGAAGTTCAGATAAACCAGATAAAGAAATTATAGTTACAACGGAGTTTAAAATCCATATGTCAAGAACCAAAATGGTTGAGTTTTTGCCGATCTATAATTTGATTGAGTGTCCAGATCCAATTAGTATATCGCGTGATGATTTTAATGCGATGTTTGATACAGATATTGTGCGTGTTCCTGATGACTTATATGCGTTTGGAATCGCCGATGGAAAAATTTATATGTATAGCGAAGCTTATATAATGTTTTATGAAACAATTCGTCAAATAAAACACATTTTCAAGATTGCGTTGACATTCACACCACACTACAATAAATTCTATTTTTTAATTTGTACTGGTGACGGGTACATGGAATCAATTTATCATAATAATAGAACTCTTCCTAAACTAGTTACCAGTGAAGATTGTATAGGTCATTGCGCATATGGTATACCATTAAATGATACTGAATATCCAATTTACCATAAACGCAAATATGTGGTTGCACAAGCAAATAATATTGGCATCCCATATACTTTAGATACTGTTGATAGACATTATTTATACTGTGACCTGTATAATCCATTTCGTTCATTTCATAAAGGCATAAAATTCAATACAAAGATCAATAAAATTATATGCGGTTGTAGAAGAGAGCGAAGTTCTAAATATAATTTTTTGAAGCGACGAGATATCGAGATTGGTCAACGTGAGTATTTTTACAGTGATGCTGTTTCAAAAGAAAATGTTGTATGCCCATCGGGTTGGATACATGATTATGAAATGATAAATTACAAATATATATTGGATATTGATGGCAACAGCTGTACTTGGGATGCTACCGCATGGAAACTAAATTCAGGGTCCGTTATATTTAAAACAGAGTCACGTTGGAGACAATGGTTCTATGATGATTATTTGCCATGGGTTCACTATGTGCCGATTAACGATGATTTTTCTAATTTACAAGAAATGTATTGCTGGTGCGAACAAAACCAAGATAAATGTGAAGAAATAGTAAAAAATGCAAAAGAATTATTTCAAAAAGCATATCGGTTCAATAATGTAATTCAGCATACAATTGGGTTGTTAGATAAATTAAATTCTGTTATTGAATGATTAGTCATCCTCTATCAAATCTATAATATTATTAACAGGTGTAGAGTTAACCAACTTATTTACGAGTAACGGACAACCAGGGCAAATATGTTTTACATCTTCTAGTGCGAAGATGCAAAACCAACAAGATTGACAAATTTTATGTGAAGCGGCAAGCCCATTCTTTACCAAACATCTTCTTGGTGTCAGCATATTGATAACATCATGTTTTACAGAACACATACAGCAGTCTCTTTTAGAAAAAGAGAACAAAAGTTTTTCATCACTTTTAGAAAATGATAACGAAAGGTTTTCATCACTTTTAGAAAATGATAACGAAAGGTTTTCCTCACTTTTAGAAAAGGATAACGAAAGTTTTTCATCACTTTTCACAAGAGTGGACTTCATATTTAGATTTTGTTACATACAAAGTATTCCAAAATTTATTTCAATTTTTTCTAGTTTTTCAACATAAATTTATACAATATGTAAATTCCTACACCAGCCAGACTCGCAAAGTATATTTGATCAATAGTATCATCAGGTAATTTCGGTGTCATATCATCACTTGTTGTAAATGCCTCACGACATTTCTCTTTTGTAATTGGGTTCGTGTTGTCAGGGAATAAACAAGGATCCATATTGTTGATATCGACAAGCGTTACAAAATGCGTTTCCGACGACTTGTTATTATTGACATCTATCGTCTGCATAGTAATTTCTTGACAATCTGGGGTAGTTCCACTCATAAATGCTTGCATAATAGAAAATGGATTCAAAGCATTCAAGTTACCCATCATTCCAGGAATCATACCTTTGAATTCGCTGAAGTTGACACCCATCCCACTAGATATAAAAGGAATATTTCCAACCGGAACATTATTGATGTATATATATCGGTCTTTTTGTTCATTTGTTTTTGTATCTACACATTTTGCGCCAGTTTGTAAGAAAAATTTGTTTCCTAAAGGTTTGCCGGTAGTAGATGCCTTGCTGTTTCCCGACACAAGTAGTTCCACATATTGAATCAAACCGTCAATATCTTTTCCCAGTGCTGTCAACGAACCCTTGCTTGACATACCAATTTCTTGCGGCGTTTTGATATTTTTATAATAAGGGTAGTCGGGTCCCAATAATTTTTCTTCAACGCCTTTTGCGTCTGTTAATACTTCTTGAAATACATCTGTCATTGCTTAAATTATACAAATATATTTATTTTGTTGAAAACTACATTTCTTGTTGTGTATTGTCTTCTTCATCAATCGCACCTGTTATTTCGGGTGTAGATGTTTGATAGTTTTTACTCATTTCAAGGTTTGCTTGAACAATCCCGTCTACTTGAGTTTGTAATAATGTCACATTGCCACTAAGATCCACTACTTCTTGTTTTAATCCAGCAATATCATCTACTCGTTTTCGTAGCACTTCTATATTACCCGAATTTTTTTGTATTAATATCATCTGGTTTTCTGGATTCTTTGTGTCATATTCCTGGTATGTTCCATCTTCTAATCCCTCAGTCAGGACAAAATTTGCTAAAAATATTTGATAAGTTAATAGGATAATAAAAAAACAAATAAGGATTTTGATTATAAATGACATTTATATATATTATTAGTTTTTATTTTCTTTAATAATAATATAATGTCAACTGCTCAATACCCACTGGGAATGAAAACATATAATAATCATGTTCATCAAGGAGGTTATCGTTCATGGAAGGGTTCTGGACCATTGAGTAATCCTGTTGGAACTACGGCCGGAACAATTCGACCTTTAACAAATAATGACCCGACGAACAACTTTCAAACTGGGTTTGGATTACCGAGGCCAATCAAACACGCGAGAAAGGGAAGGGGTTTTAATTATACAGTTTTAGTTGCAAACGAACAAAATCCAACTGAATATGTCGAAGTCACTGTGAACCGTGCAAATAAATCATCGTCTATGGGAACTCTTGTAAAACAAATGATAGATAATCCTGGAAGCTACATCGTGTCACAAAACACCCCTAGCGAAGTTACTAATGTTCAAAAACTTGACAGTGATTGCCGAAAATGCGCTGGTATAGGAATTGTTGCGTCATATTATCCGAACACAACATATTTAACCGAGAATCCTGAGCAAAATACGCAAAATGCGGTCTGGTGTTGTAACGCTGAAAAAAAGGCACGTAGGAGGGTTGTATATGCGAGTACAAACTTGAAAAAGAACTATTACACAACATTACAGCAATATCGTCAAAATCGTTGTAAAACATTTGAGCAAAGAGCATTTAATTTTCAAACTCCCAATCCAGTTGAGTTGGTTGGTATTAATTCGTTTGTTACAGCGGAAGCGGTTAGATACGCAAAACCTGGTTCCCCGCTGGCGCTACTGAATACATATTTTGCGAACTGTCAACCAAATGGTGAAATCTATGATTCTACTGAAAATGCGCTGGTTGCTAAAATGCTAAGTATATTGTTGAATCAATCGATCATAACACAACAGCAATACAATGACTTTAATCAAACAGGAAATTCAAACCTCGACGAATTATTTAATTACTTGAATAGCCTGCCAATAGAGAATAAAGTGCCTGCTCTGGATGCGTTTGTTGCTTTCATAAACAACCCATATTATGGTGTACCTTTTAGTGGTCCGTCAAACCCAGTTGGATGTAAGCTGGTGGTATACAAGCCAAATAACCCGCAATATGCTACACAGGGATCAGTGGACAGCAGCACCCGATTGCTGAAATTGAATGTGGATACTATAACTACAAATGCCGCAAGTATCAGGTCACAATTAAAGAACAAGGCCCCAACTTGTAATAACCCAACTATTATCAGGTTTCAAAACCAAAAGTCTTGTTTTCTTACACCCAAATACAACCTCGCCGGGAAACCGACACAGCCACCGTTCCCTTCTAACCATTTTGCTCAGTCTCCTGTGAATCCATTAATGTAAGTATTAACGTCTATATATTATTTTTTAAGAAAAAAATTCATTATCAATACATGTATCATCATCGTCTAAAGGTAAAAATATATTTGTTTTGTCTGTAAATTTATTACAAGGGATTTCATATTTTTCACACCAACCTACTGACTTTTGTATATTCGCCTTCTTTACTACTTCTACCTTATCATGTTTATTTTTATTATTCAACATGTTAATGATTTTATCGAATGCCTCTAGTTGTTGCTGTCCTATTATTATGTTTATGTCATTTACTTTATTTAAAAAATAAGATGGTATATCATCATTTATCAGTGAATATATATTACCCTTATTGTAATGCTGTAAAAAAATACAAATAGTATTGTAGTTCTGTTTACATGCTTCTATTCTATTATTGTCAAGTATGAATTTTTTACATACGATATACTTTTCAAATGTTGTTACGTTACTTATGTTTGGTTTAATAACACATATTTTCTCGTAAAATGAACTGAGAATGTATAACATATCGACAATTGGTTTATGAAACAAAGAATCGATTTTAATTATACAAATACCCCCATTTGCTTGATTTTTGAAGATAACCAATAGGAAACGAAGTAAATTTAATATGTATAAATTTATACTTGTCATGCTTTCCTTTTCAATTTCACAAAAAATAAAGTCGAATCTTTTATTGTCAATTGTTTCAAAAAGTTTCTGGTTTATTTTAAGAAATTCACAATTATTGAAACTTGTATTATCCTTTTGAATAAATTCAAAAAAGTTTCTCGAATCTTTTGAATGTTGGCCTATGTGTAGTGACTTATTATTATTCAAATCCTCTTGTAATGATAGTGTATTCACTATTTCTAACAGTTCATAAAATATATTTGTCATTGGTTTTAGTTTACTTACTGGATATTTTGATCCCGGAACCTTGGAAAAAATATATTCATATGGATTGATTAATTTTACAAGATCTGTAAATTGTGCGTCGCGTTCAATAATACACATTTTTATTAAGAGTTCTTTGGTTTCAATATAATAATTATATAGGGATTGTGATATATATAAGGATGATTCAGTTGTATTTGTTATTGATGTTCTTATTAAAATATGATTGTTTGTTTTTGGTAATATATGATAACTCATTTATTATATATTACATTTAATTTTTAAGTGCTAATTGAAAGCTTTATTCTTGAAGAACAATCTTCAACTTCTTTTTTGGCTTCAATACAACAGACTCTTTCTCTTCTATCGCCTCAGTAGCTGGAACTAATACCAACTTTTTAGTTAGTTTACGTATTTTTGGCTTTACAACAGGTTTTATAGATTCTTCTTGAGCTACTGCTTCTTCTTGAACCAAAACGTCTTCTTCAATATCAGGTTTTGTAGTCGTAGGTGTATTCTTTTCAGCATATTCTTTAAGGTCAATTTCTACTTTGTCAGCATTTACATTCAAGACCTTTTTATATACGAAATACCTATTCAAGAAGGATATTTTCTTTTCATATTCTTTCATATTTGCCGCAGATCCAAAATTGCGCCCCGAGTATTTATTTTGTTGGATCTCCAACATCATTTTATCAAACAACTCTTGAAACAATCCGCTTCCCTCAGGCAAACCAATCGACAATGCTTCTTCACGATCCACCAACTTAAAACCATACAATCCCATAATGCGATCCAAATATTCAAAATTGATTAAATACTCAGTAAATGTCTTGTTAATTGAATCTTGGTAGACATCAATCTTATACCCAATTGAGCTTGAATTCGGCTCAAATGTGGTATGAGAGTATCCCTTTGTTATCGCCCAAACCTTCTGGCCATTTTCCACTATTTGTATGCTTTCATCTATTTGTTTATTGCTTAATAAATCATACACCAATCGACCATCATATGCCGTTCCTATGAAATAACCAAGTTCTTGAGTACACTCCGCCACATTTTTCATAAACCCTTTCAGTGTAACAGGATTTTCAAAGAAATAGTGTATCGCAAATTGACATGATGATACATTGAATCCATTTTCACCCTTCGCAAATTGTTTTGATACCCCCTTACCAAGAGTTTTTTCGTCCCTTTGTCCATAACCAAACACTGCCTTGTTGATTTGCTTTGCCTTGTCATTCAACATTGCTTCACCACTTTTAATATTGAATGAACTATTTCCATTTACAAATAAAGCAGCTGGCATCCTCGTCTCCTTTTTACGCATATCTAAATATCTGGCACAAGCTCCATCCTTATTATTTTCTAAATTGTCCTTGTGAATATCAACCCCGTATACAAAGGACAGCTGGGCACTCACCCATTTGGATAAATCACCTCCCTTTCCACATGCGAAATCGATCAAGGTATCACCTCGCTTACAAACACTCTTGATTAGTTGTTTTTTTACATATAAATTGTGAAAATCTTTCATGCTCTTAGTCTTAAATTGTTTTGCCGAATTATTATAATACACGTCTTCATTGACCAGTATATCAGGAATATTCAAACCTGTGCGAAGCATATCCTGTGTGATGGGATTATGAATCGATTTCCAATTATTGTTTGCGACGTGATAGGCGTTTCCAAAGTTTTTCTTTCCTTGTAACAATTCCGTTGTTTTATCATACCGCACTCGCAGCGGAATCCAGTTCCATCCCTTTTCTCTCGTTGTATCATAACTAAACTCAACAATCGTATTATCTGTGAATACATCATTCTCCTCCGTAAACATTTGATTGTTACCATTATCGTCTTTTCGCAACATTATTTTACAGATTCCGGCATCAGGGTCATATGGTTCTGTTGGATAAAATATAACCGGTTTTGTCTCATTGTTGTAATCATCTTCGGGTTTGCTCTTATATTCGGGGAATTCTCCATCAATAAGGTTTTGACACGGATTCACATAACCATGCATCCGTTGGTTATAAGAACACCGTAACTGAATAGTTTTAAATTCGGTCAATTGTGTTGTAATATCTACATTTGTTCCATCTTCAAAGACCGGCTTTACTACATCCTCACCGTCCTTCTTGACAGTTGTTATCAAGAAATCAATTGTGTTGTATTCGGGAGGTTTCCATTTAAATGATTGATCCCATGTCATTTTTGTTTTTGGACCACACACACTAACCTGATTTGACCCAACGCCATAATATGCGGGTGTGAAGATTAATCCATCTGTATTATATTCAAATAATTTGTCATTCTCCTTTGACAATATGTTATTACATGCTGAAAATATAGTATCGCTTTTATAAAATTCCTTTGACGTAAACCGCATTGGTGATATAAGTTTTATCGCAGATTTTTGACTAGATGATACTTCCATTGGGTTCAATGACATCATCACATTTTTTAGAATTTGTAATCGTGATTTATTTGGATCCTTTTGCGGCATAAATGGGTATGTTCGTAGATCTTGTTGCTTGAAATAATAAATATCAAACGCAGCATAGAGATTTATGAATTGTTTCAGTTTGTCATATAAAATCAGTTCACCATCAATCAATGTATTGAAACACTCTTTATTCTCTGTAACTGCACCAGTAAAGATAACCTTCATGTTTGTGTTTATCAAGTATATTTTACCATCCTTGTTTACAAACATCAAATGACGATCACCATCAGCTTTTTCGGTAACTGTATAATCATTTCTTATATTTGTAACAAGCGAGTCGGGTTCAACTGGCGCAATATTCTCCAATTGTAGTGTTACTGAATTTGGACCTATAAAGTATTTATTTTCGATTCTCCTTCCCGGATTGTCCTCGTGCCCCAACAAACGCATATAGGAATCCAATACAGATTTTTGCTCTGGATATGAACAAGGATAATTGGTCCCCTGAAGACCACAAACAATTAGCTTGATTACCTTTCGTATGGAATCAAACTTTAGAAGTGATTCGGCGGAATCAAACTTTGTACCAGGACCAATTGCCTCATTATTAACTTCAATTTCGATTTCGTAGGTTTCGGGATTCTGAAATACATTTGATTCTTTCACTGACCAAGACCACTTCGGCTTTCTATTATCTTGGGGATCTCTGTCACCATACTTGACAATACTGATATCAACCTTTACTGGGTAATCTGGATGAGTAAATGTAACGCGGTTCATGTAACGAAACGATTTCTTTGTCTCCTTCCAAGTGTTCGATATATAAACTTGTAATCCCTGTGAAATAGTATCTTCATTTTGAAGTGATGCGCGGTAATTAAAATCGTCAAAATTCACAGGATAAATTCGTTTATCATTTATGTATATGCCCGTCTTCTTTACAAATTTGAGACTGGACTTGAAATAACGAGTTGTTTCCAGTAGATTATCCGTTTTACAATATTTTTCAATTTGCTCCAAACCATAAATTTCTGTTCGTATGTCGGATTCACGGAAAACACCACCCTTGTCCAAAAACATTGATTGAATTCGTAAACTATTTTCCCCATTCATATTATCGCACGTGAACCCAGACGATTTAAGTTTTTTAATTACATTGTCATAATCAGTTTTTGTTAATGGTCGAATGCCTTTGGTCCCAAAACGAATTTCCAACTCCGCCTTGCGATTTTCGTATGGTTTCGTATCATAAAATGTACGAATCATTTTCTCAAGCGACTGTAGAGGGGGTTCTCGTTGTTGATATTGTTGTTGCTGAGGCTGAGGCTTTTGAACCGCAAAAATTTCCTCAGGTGCGTATGATTGAACAGCGACCATGTCTTTGTCTTTGTCTTTATCTAAATTAGGGTTTTCTAACATTGACATTACTATATATATGACATATTTTTTATATTATAATTCAATTTTTTCACCTTTAGATATTCTAAACGCCACCCCTTTGGATTGACATATTTGAATATCTTTAGGTAACAGTCAAAAATATTGAATCAATGACTCGTATAAATCTTTCTTGGGCTTAGTTTTACCACTTTCTTTACAAGTTGTTTCAATTGATAATTGATTACATATATCAACTAATTCTTGAACTTTGTATGCCGAAATTGCTTTGATTGGTTTGTCAATACTCTCTAACGGATATAAATTGTTTATAATATCATCACTTATCATTTTTTGTTCATGTCCAAATTTATAATTATCTAAACTATGAATTACATGTATAGTATTGGTGTCATTCATTGATAGCTTAAAATACGTTTTTTTGTTAATATAAATTACATTTATATTTTCGATTACACACAAGCTCAAAAATGTCTTCACATCAAGGCGTTCATCATTCGCCAAATTGTTTTCCAAGTGGGTTAGTGTTGCGAATTTATACATTTTGATAATCTCCTTGTTTTTGCGTATTTGTTCAATAGATTCAAACTTTAGTTTCTTCTCTGTAATAAAGTTACGATGCTTCAACATCTCGTAACTTGCGTCTCCGTGTTTCATAACATACAAACACCAAAATAGTGAATCCTTCTCTCTTGGGCAAAACAATTGATGTTTATTCGAATATTTTATAATATTGTTTACAAGTGGTTTTGGGGGTTCCTTATTTACACCAAGTTGTATTTGGGACTTTCGTATATTATTTTCATCAAGCATATAATGCTGTAATTTTGTTACTACATCATTATAAATTTGTTGCGTCATCTTGTTGATACTTTGGTATTATCTTTATTATCTTTTGCGAAATATATATTCTTGAAATCTTCCTTCTGTTGCTCAACCTTGTTTAGTGTGACCTCCTGTGTATTCACATATTTTATATATGCGAGAAGCTCATCTAAAATGTCGGTAGTTAGTTCTGATAAATTCACATGAACCCCATACTTATTCTCGTTCAGAGTTACATCCTTGTGGATGTTCAAGATACGAAGGATTTCAATTTGATTAAACTTGTTCATATTTTCAATTGAGTCTCTCACATAATTCAATTCACTTGTAGAAAAGGTATTCACTTCATTGGTGGATATAATTGCCTCTGTTATTGAATCCATTACTTAAATACATAATTTGTTTTTAAACCGTTTCACATTAAGCAAATTCATTGATGAGTTAGTATCTTTTTAACTACATACAATATATGAATAGTTGGTTAAATCAAAAACGATTTGGAGGTAATAATAAAATTGCAGGCGTTTCTGTAAATTTAGGAGCAACAAAGGGTAGAGGGTCATCAACGCGCGTGTTTAATTATTGTAAACAAACCAGTAAGGACCCATCACAATGCATTAACCAATTTATCACAATTAAATCAAGTGGTTCAAGTGGTTGTACGAATATAGAGAATATAGCTTTGTCTTCTATCGCAACTGAAAGCCCCTCTGGAACTTGGACTTTAAACAGTAACACAACTATTACAATTTGTCAATCGCTAACAGTTGGAGATGAAGATACATTAATTATTACTGAAGGTTTAACTCTTACTAATTATGGCACAATTACCAATAGCGGAGGCGACATTAATAACAACGGAGGCACAATTACCAACAACGGAATAATTAATAATGGGGGCGAATCTACGATAGATATAGATTTAAACACTTCTCAAACAGTCGGCGGAATAATGACGAATAACGGTACGATTAATAATGATGGAGTAATCAGATGTTCGCCGGGTGCCTACATAGGTGATGATGAATATGTGAAAAACACTATAAACAATTCTGGTTCTTTTTACAATAATTTTAGTCTTTATATTGAAGAATATTCCAACTTCAATAATTTGTCTGGCGGAACTTTCAATAATAACTTTGACATTTTCATAACAGGTGTTATTAACAATATCTCCGGATCTATATTTAATAATTCAAGTACTATTACTTTAGAGGGTACATCGTCAATTGGTAACATCGGCATATTCAATAATTCAAATACTATTCTTTTACTTGAGAACTCGTCAATTGGTAACAGCGGAACATTTACTAATTCAAATACTATTACTTTAAATGCTACATCGACAATTGTTAACAGCGGAACATTTACTAATTCAAATACTATTACTTTAAATGCTACATCGACAATTGTTAACACCGGAACATTTAATAACAATTCTCCTGATGGCGCATTGGTTGTTGAAGCATTTTGTACATTTTACAATGGACAAGGTAGAATAAATTCATGTATATTTTATAACCGTGCAAGCGTTGAAATTAATGGAAGTCTTATCAACGGTGGTGCCAGAAGCACTGATAATAACATCTTCAATATTGGAGGCACAATTACCAACACTGGAGTAATTGTTAATTATTTTAATAATAATTTTTACAATACTAATGGAGGCGAAATTATCCAAAACGGCACATTTACAAACAGTGGAACAATTTATAATCCTATTGGAAGCCTGGTTTGTGGAACAGGTACAATTACAGGTACAATTACAGGTACAATAATAGATGCTTGTGGTCCTACTTAGAAACACATTTTATACATTATTGTAATATTGTATCGGTATATAAGACTGAATTTTACCAATTATACTGTCGGTATTCTCGCGTTTGATCATCAATGGATAAAATACATAGTTTATGGGAAATTCACCAAGAAACGATATTTTTCTCATAATTTTACCTGTTGTTGTTATCTTACATACATCTGTTTTATTTGCCCGAACACCTTGTAAATGTGGCAGTTTATCAAGATCATCCACGTGACAAATCTTATATTGTATAACATCTCTTTTTCGGCATTGATTTGTGCATCCGGCATGTAATACATCACAATCAAACAAAAAAGCTGTTCCTGGTTCGCCGCTAATGTTGACTATATTAGACCATACAAAGGGATATGATTTGTTACTTCCTGGACAGAGAGATAACAAATCGCCTCCAGATTTATACAATATTAACGTATATACGGGGTGCGCTGTTTTGTAAATATTTTTGCTAGATGTAACATCTCTGTGAAATGTTGAAAGCGCAACATTTTGGATTTTGTATACATAATCTACAAATGTATATCCACTGGGCAACATTCGCAACGCATCTTCTCTCAATGAAGGGCATGGGAAATCGGTTGTTGTTGTATATACACTGTTTTGTAACACACAAAACCCATCCTTCTCAAGTGTTCGACTTTGTATCGATTGTTCAACGGTCTCATTTGACTCATACAAATAATATGATAAAAATACTAGAAATATAATGAAAACAACATATCTAATGTTGTGAGTACCTTTCTTTTTCATATTATTATTATCAAATAATATAAAAAGGTCCTTTAGCTGAAAAAAAGGCACTAATACAAAGTTATTATTGTTCCATTTTACATATTCAAGAGCGTAAAACTTAATCTTTCATGTAAATAAAATACGGCGCCAAGTAAATACTCATAATTAAAAACACTATATTAGTATCATAACTTGATTGGTTCAATAAAGCACTTATTACAACAGCCATGATTACTAGAAAACTATCTCCTAATAAGGCATTAGCACCTGCTTCTTTTGCATAACCCTTGAAAAAATCTAACATATCATTTGAGCCTTTAGGAATGATTGTAAAGAAAATATAAAATAGAAAGTCAAATATTATTTGAATGGATACACATATACCAGCAAATTCTGTGAGACCAATCTGTAGACCACTTTTATAAACAATATATCTTCCTAATAAAATGTATAAAACACCAATTAATATATCGGCAATCATAGCAGACAATCTATATTTTTTATACCATCCTTCTAAAGATTTGGTTTTGATATAAATTGTCGCGAAAGTAGCAAAAATGATAAATAAATCAGCATAAATATTGGCTGTTATTATAGGTATGTATTCAAATTTATTATTGTAATTTATAGTAGGTTTCAAACCTGTAGTTTTTTCAATCAAAAAAGTAACTACAAAAAGTAATCCAACAATTAACAATCCATTCATATATAATTTAAACATATTTTATCCCATACGGGGGTAAACCCCCGTAAGCCCCCCTCACAGCAGATTTGGACCAACCTTTTTTAAAGGTTGGGGGGTTACTCCTCTTGAATCGTAATTCGCGGTTTTTCATACTTCTCTTTTACCAACTCTCCAATAATAGAGACATATTTATCATTCAACTCAAACCGCTGCCCCACAACGCGTGCTTTAAATGTGTCGCCTTCTTTAATTTCTGCGAACTGAGAATTATTATAATGATGATCCTTTGCGATAAATACAACTACAGGCGACGGAGTTTCCTCTGCGCTGTCCGCGCGAATGCCAGCTTTCGTAATATTTTTCGCTACGCACATGATAAGCGCATTTTCAACTGGAAAACAAACCATACATTCAAAGACGACATCAAACAATATATTGCTTCCCCCACTGACCATCCCACTGGAATATGTCACAATTGTAGACGAGCCTGGCTTTATGTATCCCTCCACAACGCACTTTCCTTCAAAGTTTGCGGAAATGTTTTTTTCTAGGGTCTCCTTTATGTTCTTGCCAATTGCGCCAATAGGTAATACTACATTTCTGGTAAGTAGTGATCGCGAATAAATAGGCAACACCTTGTTATCCTTCTTTTTGAAACGTTGTTGTTGCCTTGCTTCCATTGTTCTAATATAATATATATGAATCTTTTAATTGTTTTTCAATTTTTTAATTTAGTAAGACCTTTTTGGTTTTAGAATGTCCGTATTTGTATTTTTTTCTTGATTTTTTTGCTAAAATAAATGCGGTCTTTGAATGATTGCAACCACTCTCTAATATATCATAATCAACAGCTGCCGCCTTTCCACCCGTTATTGAACTTGCTAATCTTGCGTATCCCCATGATTGAGCAGTTTGATTTGGACGTGACCCAGAAGAATAGTAGGCGCCCTCACCCTTGTTGACTATTTTCTTTAATGCTTCCAAAGAACATCCTGTTTTATTTGATAATTCTTTACTGGGTATTATATTTTGCATCTTGTATATTTTACGCGCATTCTCTATGTGATTCGATGTTTTACTATGAAATGATGGAACCATTTTCCGTGTATAGTACTTGTGTTTTTTATACAATTTTCTTGACCTCGATAGCATTCTTGCTTGTTGTGATCGATCTTTCTTAGATAATCCTTTTGGTAAATAACGAATAGGAACTCTAACCATTCAATTTGTATATCAAGAGAAATAAAAATTGAATTTTGATTACTTGACAATAATTGTATATAATTTATAATACAATGCCATATATGGGCTAATAAACCAATGTTTGTCACCATAGCGAATTTTATCATAATATCTTAAAATAAGTTCCTGGGTAACACAAAGCTCATCATGGCTGATTGCTTCATGTATTAAGTTACCATTAGTATCCTTCTTCAACCGCGTATTCTCATTGGTATACCTTGTTTGACCCAAAATCGCATTTATAGTGGAAATTGTTTTATCTTTACCTGCTTCATCACATCGCGCACCTCTGTCACGCTTAGAAGTCATATCCTTAGTTTTGAATACCATATACGCGTTATTTTTCTCATAACCAATAAATCCTATTATCCTGTTATAATTGTCTACATTAAAATTTGTAAGTTCTTGGATCTCTTTTGAACCTTCCAATCGTTGTTTTTGAATTGGTTCTGCTTCAACCCATGTATTCAATTCATCTAATATCATAATCTTTTCTTCATTCAACTTATACATAATTGTAACAATATAGGTCCGCTTTGACACTTGAGCAACTATGCTATTGGTCTCAAAGTATTGTTTAGCATACCATTCAATAGTTTTATTTGTTATTTCTTTCAATGAATAAATATAATTCATTAAATCCAATTTTTCATCAAATAACAATAGTTCAATCATGTGAGCAATTACGAATTCCAGTATGTATTCTTTTATTTCGGGAGTCTCCTTTACAAGTTTTTGTAACGCGACGCCACAATACTTATACCAATCATGATCACCGCGATCAACCTTTTTATTTTTGGTAAACTCTTGAACTAGTCCAAAGTTCTGCTGAAATTGCGCAATGATTTGCTTTCCTGTTTGGAATACCTCTTTGGGTTCTTCAAAAGCTGGTTTGGCAATTTTTCCGCTGATTTCAAATTTGATTGATTCATGTTTGTAATCAATTGGCACAGACCGTTCAAATATAGATATGTTCTTATTTCGCAGTTCAATTGGCTGGAACAAATAGTATTCACCAATATTAACTAATCTCCCATTTCTTCCATACTTATCAATAATAAATTCATTGTTATCCTCAATCAATTGAGTGAGAGCTGAATAGATTTGTGTATATGGGTATTTTTTGGGTGTTCGTATTGCGTTCAGCAATATATCCTTTTTGTAAAAGTAACTTTCTCTCATAAGCATTCTTATACGTTGAATAATTTTGTCGGTATTCGTCTTAATAAAGTGTTCATTGTATGTATCAAATGTTATATCATCCTCCCCAATCGTTTTATTTGGAACACAATCATAATAACATTTTGACATGTAATCGCACGCGGGAGAATACGGGGCATCCCCAATTTTAAAGTTATCAAGTTTTACTCCAGTAGACAAATCTTGGACAACGGTATGTTCGGCCAAAAGTGGCGTCATAATATCCTGTGTAAAATTTGTTTGATCATGATTAAGAATACAATCAACCGCAGACTCTTTCAGCACGCGACTGACTTTTCCAATTTGAATAGCCTTTTGTTCAGCAACCCGAAACACATATAAATCTGTAGCCTCTTCTTGGTTTTCATCACCTAAAATGGTACCGTATAAGAATATTTGAACATTTCTATTTTCAAAATCGAGATCTTTGTGACTCAAATTGCGAACAGCGCGTCCAATTATTTGTTCAATGCGATTCATGTTATACCAAGGTTCTAAAATGTGAACTTGGCGAATAAATTTCAAATCGATGCCCTCGGATCCAGCTTTGGATATTAAAATAACCTTTATTTTTTCTCCATTCTTGTTATTTTCATTTGTCAACATCTTTACAACGCTATCATTATCAGGAGATATACGAATATCACCAGTTATCATTGTATAGCGGGCAGGCATAAAGGACTTATCCTTCTCCTTATCTTGCGGTTTCATTGTTCGCACATCAATATATTTGGATGGTGGTGTTTTAAACAATGGCTTGGCATTTTCGCCGTAGCGAACAAATCCCATTTCTTCCAATGCCAGGGCCATTGGTATCAAGCCACCATCAATGTATTGCGAATATATTAAAATTACACCATCGCTCACATGATTTGTATCAACATTGTAAATTTGGTCTAGGACACATTTAATCTTTGAACTATATTTTCCAATTAGATCACGAGAGAAAATCCTGCCATGCTCTTTCAAGGTTGTTTCCTTATATTCGAACATCCCCTTTACTTGTGGCGCACGCGTATCTACGAAATTCATCATCCGGCTCAAACCACTTTTACCCGTTAAATCGCGTGGGTCAATTGAATATATATTAGATTTTTCAAAAGCACCCGCAGCCTGCGGTTGTTCTTCCTCTTCCACTAACTCTTCTTCATCTACTATATCCGGGTCCACTTCCTCTATCGCTAATGCTTCCTCTGTCTCTGTCACTTCTTCATCCTCAGAATAATCTGCTGAATACCTATCTTTGGGTATTTCTTCTAGTATTTCCCTTAGTCCATTGAATGGATATGAGATGATAAGAGACTCGATTGGGTTCTGTAACAAAGTATAACCGAATTTTTCCATATTGCTAAAACTGGGCATTTCCTTTACTGTGCCCGTTTTGGTTGTAATGGACAAACGTTTATTTCGCAAATGACTAATAATGTATTTGTAAACACAGAACTGACAGTCACCACAAGTTCCACAATTTCCAATTGTATTTAAATACAAAGACAAAATGCGGTCTTTATCATGGTCCTTGATTTTTTTAAGGTTCATTTGATAGGATGGATATGGTATAGCTGGGAATGTGTGACTCGGCGCAAACAAGTCGGGGTACACACGATATGGAAATGTATATGGATTCTCTCCTCGCACAAAAGATACATAACCAGTTGCCTTTTGAATCAACAACTCCTTGCCACCCTCTTTAAAATTACCATTAGCTTCAAATATATTGCTCACATCAATTCTACCGCGCCTGTCATTTGTGTTCATTAAATTTAATAACCAAATAATTTCCTTGTAACTGTTATACATTGGTGTAGCAGATAAAAACAAGAAACGCATATTCTGGGCTGCCTTGACCAAAAACTCTAAATTTACAGCAACCTTTTTATTTTGATTGTCATCAGCAATACGTATATTATGAACCTCGTCAATCACTATTAGACGATCATTGAATTCTGCTCTTAATCTGCGTATAATGCGATTATTTAACTTCACCTTAGCTCCAGATTTCAATACTTCTTCAGCATCAACATCCATCTTTTTGATAATGTAATTTGCGAATTGACCATATCCCAAGAATAAGTAGTATGTGTTGATTAGCGCACTAATTTGACTTATAATTTTGTCTCGTGAAATGCCGCGCATTCCGGTTGGGTTTATTTCATTAATTAATTTATTGCCTATACAACCTTTGATTGTCCATAGTCCATCTACCTGTTTTAATTTTCTCTCGTCGAACAATTGGAGTTTGAAATTATCTTGGACATTTTCTGAGGCAACAAAGATAATTCGTTTGGTTATGCCAGTTTGTCTCATATAGTCCCTCATTTCTTCACAAACACCAATCGCGCTACACGTTTTTCCACTTCCAAGACCATGATACAGTAACAAACTACTATAAGGTGTTTGAGATGATAAGAAATTTTTGACAAACGCTTGATGTGGTTGTAATTCAAATTCGGCATTGGCAATTATATCGGCTTGTTCCTTGATATTTTTGTAAACGATTCCATCGTATTTGGTGTCATTGAACTCCTTTTTTTGGGCGATTTTAATGTTAAAACCACTGTCGTTTAAATTTGGATATAAATAGGTGGGTGTGTCAGGATTTTCAGAAAGACATTTATTCTCAACTAATTCCTTTTTCAACAAGAATTTATTACATTCGCTAGAATAAAAATTCTCATTCTCACAATTTAATCCAGCAAATTCAGGTTCTAAATTATAATTACACTCATCAGGATTTTCTAAAGGTTTTTCCAAATCAACAGAGGTTTTATTCTCTTTTTCTAAAAGAGAAGGGATAGGCTCGGCAAGAGGCTCGGCAACAGGCTCAGCAACAATATCCTCTACTACGGGCTCATCAACAACAATTGGCTCAGAAACAATATCCTCTACTACGGGCTCATCAACAATAATTGGCTCTATTACAGATTCTACAACAGACTCAACTATAATGGGCTCTATTATAGGAGCAATTGGCACAGGAGCAACGGACTGAGCAACAATAGGCGCGGGAGCAGGACGTTTATCATCATAAGGAAGACCAACTCTCTTGGCATTCAACTTACTCAATGTATTAATAGGCTGTTCATTAAAATAAGCATAAACCCGTTTGTAAAATTCATCTATTTCTTCATCACTCCATCCAGCACTCTTTAAATTTGCTTTCGACCTGACTTCTTGAGTTTGTGGATTTTGTATTATCTTTTGCGTAGCATCTTGTATTTTCTTTACCGGGTCTGATTTTCGTCCACCACCGTCTTGATAGTTTTTCCGTGTTCCGTTAATTTTCTTTTTATATCTTTTTGTTTGTTTCATTGTTATATATTATGAATATAATCTATATTCCTGTAATACTTTATTCACATTGGATATTATTATTTTTTTCTCTAAATTGTAAGAACGAATCGCCTCTAAACATTGTTCAAACGTCTTCCACTCCAACTTACTAACCTCCGTTTTTTGAAAGTTGTTCAATGCGTGTTCATCGTCCTTCATTTTTGCCAAAAAATATTTATGTTTGTAAGATTTATGATTTGTTCCAATAAATGTTTCCTCAAACGGCGCAACATTCTCTACAATTGTTATATTTGATTTCAAGATACCAGTTTCTTCTTCAAATTCTCTTGCCGCACAATCTAAATCCTTTTCTTTTGGGTCGCGTCGCCCTTTTGGAAATTCCCATTCGGTTTCCGTCCAGTTTGTTGAGCTGTTGTCAACAATATTGTTCAATGTTATTTTTTGACCATTTACTAAAATTCCGCTTTTTAATAATTCGCTCTTCTTCAATGAGGCATACTCCTCACTTTTGTATTGTGTCTTTGAATTATCGCCCCACATTTCTTTCCATAAGCGATCAAATGGTTCACTTAATATTTTATTTTTTTCAATAATCGACATTTCATTGACTATATTTTGAATTTGGTTTAGATTGTATGGCGAATATTTTCCGCGTATAAAATCAATATATCCAAAACTGTCCTTCCTTCGTATCATTAAATATTGTAACCCTTGCTCACTGTTTCGAAATAAAATGATACCATAGCTGGTTATTGGCAATTTACATTGATGAAACAAATGACCTTGTTTGCCACAATTGTTACATACATTTGGATTCTTATTCATACCTGTTTGATTACTAACTATGATTTTAAATTGTTATAATAAACGTTTAGATTTGGTCGTTTTTTTACCCTATTCTAATATGACATACCTTGACCCGAATATATGGGGGCCACATTACTGGTTCTTTTTACATACAATAACAATGTGTTATCCAAATCGTCCAAATGCCGTTACCAAGAAGAAGTATTACGAATTTATACAGAACTTACCACTGTTTATACCAGTTGAAAAAATATCAGGCGAATTGACTAAACTAATTGATGAATATCCCATTCTACCTTATTTAGACAATCGCGAATCACTTGTGCGTTGGATGTGGTTCATTCACAATAAAATCAACGAAAAGCTGGAGAAACCACAAATCACATTAGCTGAATTTTTTACAAATTATTATGAAGCGTATAAATCAAATGATGTAAAGTTGAGAGAATATTATAAACTGAGAGAAAAGGCGATTTATGGAGCTATACTTGTTTCCCTAATTGGGTCAATTTATTATTTGTATGATAAATAATTATATCATGGTATAATAGGAATGAAAAACAATAAAGGGGGGAAAGTGTTAGCATCTGGTGGGTTTGGATGCGTGTTCAGCCCACAATTGAAATGTAAAGGAAAGACCTTAAAAAATAGAGGTATCAGCAAATTGATGAAAAAGGAATATGCTATAGATGAATATGAAGAAATACAAAAATATAAGAAACGATTAGAGAATATACCAAATTACACCAATTATTTTCTATTGTATGATATTGATATCTGTCAACCTGCCAAATTGTCAAAAGCGGATTTGTCCAACTTTACCAAGAAATGCACTGCGTTGCCTAAAGATAATATTACAAAAGCAAATATTAATGAATCGCTTGATCAAATGATGCTTTTGAATATGCCAAATGGGGGTATACCCGTCAACGAATTTATTAAATCTGGGGGGAAACTCTCTCAATTGAACAATTCATTAATTTCCTTATTGACAAATGGTATTGTTCCAATGAACAATGCCAATATTTATCATTGCGACATAAAGGAAACAAATGTGTTGGTTGATAAACAAGGTGGCAACATAAAAACTCGATTAATTGATTGGGGATTATCAACCGAATATATCCCATATAAAAATAATAAGTTTCCATCCACTTGGAGAAATCGCCCTCTTCAATTCAATGTCCCATTTTCAGTGATTATTTTTTCCGACACGTTTGTTGAAACCTATACCAAATACATTAATGGAGGTGGTAAAACAACAGAGGACGCATTACGACCATTTGTAACAAAATATATTAATGATTGGATAAATGAGAGAGGGCCCGGACATATTGAAACTATCAACGAAATCATGTATTTATTATTCAATCACGATGTGGACCCGAAATACGACAATAAACGCGATATAATTAAAAGCAAATACACAATGGAATATATAACAAATTACATTATTAATGTATTGGTCAATTTTACAAGATTTCGCGATGATGGAACATTGAATCTTCGCTATTACTTGGACAAGGTATTTATAAAAATTGTTGATGTGTGGGGATTTGTCATCACATATTTGCCAATTTTGGAAATATTAGCAAGCAATTATGATGAACTAACACCAGATCAATTAAAATTATTTGAGGAACTAAAATTTATATATGTGAATTATCTGTATAAACCCACTAGTAAACCTATCAATATTAAAGAGCTTGTTTCCAGGTTGAATAATTTAGACACATACAATGTACAAAGGTCAAGGAGAAAAACAATGAAACGCAGATAATTTTTTCAATTGATAATATATGTCATATGAATTGAAACATACTATTGGGGGAAAGGGTATAAACAGTAAAATTAATTTATTTATCACAGTTTACAATGTGATAAATAACTTTGTGTTTTCTAATTTATTTTTTATATTTGCGAGAAGATTTACGTGTTAATTTACGACGCTTATTTTTTGTTTTTCGTTTAGATAATTTAGATCTTCTTTTTGTTTTTCGTCCTCCTCCCTTTCCTAATTTTAAAAATTCATCATAATCAAAATCACTATATTCATCGGGTTTTTTGTGTGTTCCAGGCCCTACAAAATCCATTATTGTTGGGCGTAAATCTGCGGGTACTCTAAAAGCAGCTTCGCGTATGAATCTACTCTCATCATCAGCTGGAAACTCGGGGCGATGTATATCCATTACGTCTGTGAATCTGTCAGCCTCTCTAAATACTTGGCTTGCGGCATCACGTTGTAATTTTCTTGAATCAATCCACAAATTTACTGTTTGGTCCCAGCTTCCCGATACAATTCTTGTCCCAAATAAAGCGACAGACGAGACACTATTCGTATGCCCTTTCAATGTCTGCTCGAGATCTCCTGTCGCAGCATTCCACACTTTCACGGTTTTGTCATTGCTTCCTGATACAATCTGGGTCCCATCATGATTGAATGCGACGGAGAAAACAAATCCAGAATGCCCATTCAATGTCATCTCAAGATCTCCAGTTGCCGCATTCCACACTTTCACGGTTTTGTCATTGCTTCCTGATACAATCCGGGTCCCATCATGATTGAAGGCAACGGAGAAAACAACTTTAGAATGCCCTTGTAAGGTAAGCTCAATTTCTCCTGTGACAGCATTCCACACTTTCACTGTTCTGTCATCACTTCCTGACACAATCCGGGTCCCATCATTATTGAAAGCAACTGATGTGACACCATTATAATGCCCGTCCAAGGTTAGTTCTCTTTCTCCTGTCGCAGCGTTCCACACTTTCACTTTATGGTTATTGTCTCCTGAGACAATGCGAGTAGTAGAAAATGCGACGGAATTTACAAAAGAATTCACCTTCAACGTGCGCTCAAGGTCTCCAGTAGCAGCATTCCACAATTTTATGGTATTATCCCATCCTCCTGACACAATGCGAGTTCCATCAGGATTAAAAGCGACAGATATTACATTATTAGAATGCCCTATCAAGGTGTGCTCGAGGTCTCCAGTATCGGCATTCCACACTTTAATGGCAGTGTTATTGCATCCCGATACAATTTTATTTCCAAAGAAAGCTACTGAATTTACAGCTCCAATACCAGTTTTCCATGTTCTTTCAAGTTCAAAAGGCATTTATTATATGTGTATAATATAATTTAATGTTAAATTTGTTCCATTTTAAATCTTCAAGGATATAAATCATTTGAAACACTAAAACTTTGTAATTTTAGGAAAAGCAATATAGTTGATGCGTTTATTGAATTGCTTATAAGCTATAACAGTATAGTAGAAAAGAAGGTTGGGCAGTAGATAATTAAAAATAGATTCAAATAATTAGAAGCTGCTTGTCTCAAAAAAAAATAATACGTAAATATATAATGAACAAGGACCTCCAGAGCCTCTGCACCCCTGCGAAAATTTACTTTTTCCTCGCCATTCTTTCTTGTATAATTGCGTTATTTAACCGTGCCCCAATTTTAGCGGTCTTCATGAAACTTGTGTTTGCCTTTCTCTGGGCCTATGGACTGAATTGGTTATGCTCGAAGGGATACAAGGCGATTTCTTGGTTCCTGGTTTTATTCCCGTACATTGTCATTCTTTTAGGAATGTTCAGCATGATAAATTTAGCGCAAAAAAACCAATTACAGCAACTACAAAGGGTCATGCCCCCAACTCAAATGGAATTAATACACCAACCCGCGATGTAAAAGTGAGGTAAGTTACCTATAATTCCATAAATATATTTTACCTTGTTTACATGTAACAAGGTAAAAAGAAAATATGATACTATAATAATGAGATTGGAAATATTTATATTGGGTATAACCGCATTTTTCATATACAATACATATCATGATGGAAAATACACAAAATTATTGGTTTCCTATAAAAAATATTATCAAATGATATTTTTCGGTGTTCTTGGGGTTGGTGTTTATCTTTTATTGAAACGAAATCCTGCACAAGGTCGAAATATGTTGGTTTGTGCGAATAATGTAGTCAAATACATGCCAATTGATAAGTCGGCACTGAATATGTTATCCCCCATATTTGATTTAACAGCAAACGGTGAATTTATGGAACCGCAAATGGGTGGCACAAGTGTAGGAGAACAAAGGATGTTAAAGTCCGGTAAACAAGGTACCAATCGATCCGTGAGTGGGATGAAAAAGAAATATGTTGCGTCGCAACAAGATTGGAAATGTGGACAATGTAATAAACAGCTCGATTATACATATGAGGTTGATCACAAAATTCGATTAGAACACGGAGGTGGAAACGATGTTCAAAACCTAATTGCGTTGTGTAGGGAGTGTCACGGGAAAAAAACCGTTCTGGAAACATTCGATTAGTTTGGTCCAAATTTAGAACATTTTAATGTCTTGATAATATAATGGCTCAAACAGATGATATATTACCAAATTTAAAAGAACCATATGATTTTTATCCAATTATGTTTGTTATATCCTTCTTTGCGATTGTAATTTTTATTTTATTATTCAAAACCACAGAGGCAAAGGAAAAGGCGGGTCTTGAAGCTACTACAATACTATATATACTATTGCCATTACTAGCAGTTTTTGTAGTTTTTATGATTCTTCCAAATTTTAAAAATATTAAACAATTCTTGTACCAAATCAAGGATGTCTCATATGTGTTAGTATTTACGATTGCTCTCATCATATTTTTTTCAACAATGCCCAAACAAATGATCAATGATTATGCGTATATTATTACACCAATAGCATTATTTTTGTCTGTATTTTTTATTGTCAAAGGTGGCAAAACTGACTATATATCCGCATTCAATATCAATTATGAGCGGGTCAAGTCCATCATTTTGTTGGTATGCTTGATTTCTCTCTTCATTATGTTTTATACGGTTGATCCGGGTGGTTATATATCGGCAAATTTTGGGTTCAGTTTATTGTTGATTATAATATTATCCATATTTAGTTTATTGTACGTAATCGTCCTTATGACATATAAGGATACCGGTGTACAACCACCCACAGACAATACCAATTTATTCAGCAAATTTACAAGGTTTTCTACATTTGGTAGTATATCATTGATATTATTTTTAATTATTTTTACTATTGGTGTTTTGAAATACCCAGGTGGATTAACCCATGATCCAATCAATGCTGGACTGATTATAACGCTGTTTTTACTTGTTGTTATTGGCTGGTCAATCATGTTAATTGTAAACGTATTTCCAGAAACACTAAATACATCACTAAGTATTAAAAGCGCAAATTTTATACAACGTGCGATTCTTAGTGTGTTTGGACTAACTATATCTGGGCTTCTAATTACATTTATTGTATATAGTATTCAAACTTATACCGGGGCGTATAGCATTCCTAGTTTACTATTGAATTTGATATCTGTATTATTGGTATTAACGCTAATTTACAAAACAATCTATGTTAAATTTCCAAATAATATGGCAAATTCAAAAAAGAGCGCGTTTTTTGGCTTGATAATCAGCATACTATTTTACATTCCATGCTTGTTCATTGGATTATTTGATTTTACATCAAATATTTTAACGGGTAACTATAAATCCAGCACAGATCCCAATCACCTAGGTACTTCACTTACAATAATTACATTTGTTACATTGTCAACACTTATATATAAAGGTATACGATTACTATTCACAAAAATAAATCAACAAGGTGGAAAACTGCTAGTCAACAATCCCGTGTATACCACTGAGCAGCATATGCTGGCATCTCATCAACAATTGGCAGGTAGTGATAATTTTAATTATCAATATGGTATTTCTTCATGGATTTACATTGATTCGGCACCACCTAATTCCAATCCATCGTATCAAAAATATACCTCGCTATTGAATTACGGAGGGAAACCCAATCTACTTTATAATGGAAAAACGCATACTTTTTTGATTGCGGTTACAAATGCGCATCCGGTACCACCAGAAACAAATGAAGAAAATGATGATATGAATTTTGAAAAGGAAACTGAAATTATTGAGGGGGTTCCGCACCGCGTTATTTACAAAAATGCGAATATGCCATTACAAAAATGGAACAATATAGTTATTAATTACAATGGCGGGACTTTAGACGTATTTTTAAATGGTGAACTAGTAAAATCATCCATTGAGGTAGTGCCTTATATGACATTGGATACACTGACTATTGGAGAGAAAGATGGAATCAATGGCGGAATTTGTAATGTTGTCTATTTTAACAAACCGCTTACAAAAGCAAACATATATTATTTGTATAACACAGTGAAACACTTAACACCACCAGTGACATTCAATAATGAACAAGGTATTACACCGTTGACATAAGTTGGCATTTTATTTCTAACAAAGGTGAAAAAATTTCTAAATCTATATTATACAAATGAGCCCATTGAGTATTGTTTTAACAATTGCCGTCATTGTCTTGATAATCTATTTAGTCAAATTGTTGATGCGAGATTCAACATCATTACAAGAGAGTTTGCGAAATGGCAAAGATATGTCGACGATTGAAATGAATGCCAAGGCGGATGCTAATTTTTCATATTCCGTTTGGTTTTATGTGAATGATTGGACGTATCGATACGGAGAGCCTAAGGTCATTTTTGGAAGAATGTCGGCATCTAGTGGGGCAGATAATGGATCTATTCCTGGGGTGCGTGGCCTGGGTCCATGCCCCGCGGTTGTATTGGGGCCGGTTGAAAATAATGTCATGGTTTCTTTAGCGTGCTTTCCGGGAATCGATCAAGAGATGCCAACCAACGACAATACCGTTATTCACACATGCAGTGTGGCGAATGTTCCCATTCAAAAATGGGTTAATTTAAGTCTCAGTGTCTATGGTAGGACGATGGATATTTACATTGATGGCAAATTAGTGAAAACATGCTTGTTACCTGGTGTCGCAAATGTTAGCAGTTCGTCGAATGTGTTTTTAACGCCAAATGGTGGTTTTGATGGTTACACGTCAAAATTGTCATATTACCCGAAACCACTGAACCCGCAAGATGCTTGGAACATTTATGTAAAAGGTCCCACCAGTTGGTTAGCTAGCCTCTTCACATATCAAGTCCAGGTATCTTTAGTAGAGAATGGAACAACACAAAGTAGCATTACAATTTAGAAAACCCCTTTTAGAAAAAGGGAACAAAATTGCCTTTTGATTTTTGGTCGCTTTTCCTAAAAGCGCTTTTTCTAAAAGTTAATATTTTCTCGAGTAATTATAATATGAACTACCCGAATAATCCACAATATAATTCACCATTTAATTCGTTTTCAACAAATCAGGTATCTTACGGGGACAAAGGATTTGCTGAATCAAATGGTTTAATAGCAAAATTTTCCTTTTTGATTTTAGTAATTTTCGCATTTATTGTAATATTAAGGATTGGAATAATGACTGTTTCCTATTTATTTAAACCTTCCGAGTCGCCCAAATTAATCAACGGGATGGTGGATGCCAAGCAACTGATTGTATTTCCTCAACAACCATCCACTAATGGGGCTGCTACTATTTACCGGTCGGTGAATGCATCCGAAGGAATTGAATTCACGTGGTCTGTTTGGCTTTACATTGATAACTTGGATTACAAGAAGGGTGTCTATAAGCATGTCTTCTACAAAGGAAACAGTGATTTAGAAAAGACTGGCCTGAACTTTCCCAACAATGCTCCTGGTTTATATATTGCGCCAGATACAAATGCTCTTGTGGTCATGATGAATACATTCAATGTGATTAATGAGGAAATTGTGATCCCGGACATTCCGTTGAACAAGTGGGTAAATGTTATCATCCGGTGCCAGAATACTACATTGGACGTTTACATTAATGGGACAATTGCTCGCAGTGTTGAAATGGTGGGTGTTCCCAAACAAAATTATGGTGAGGTTTATGTTGGAATGAATGGCGGCTTTGATGGCTACATATCTAATTTATGGTATTACAATTATGCGCTGGGCACAGCTGAAATCCAGAGTTTAGCTTCAAAGGGTCCAAATACGAAAATGACGGGTTCCAATGGAATTAATTCCAAGATGACGGATTATTTGTCGATGAGGTGGTTTTTCTATGGAGCCGGTGATGGTTACAATCCTTGAAAAATAATTTAGAGATATATCATTTTTATATACAATGTCAAAAAATGATATAGAATGTCAATATGATCGGGTGGACACAGAGGACTTGTCCATTTTACGAAAAGCGAATGAAAACAAACTAGATGACTTATGGGAAGCACTAAAACAATGTTATTATACTATTCTGTTTATTTTTATAGTTGTATCTGCTATTATATTAATCATTTATTTATCAACGGTCATTTTGACTTGAATTAGTCTTCACGAACACACTCATATCCATACCCCGCACGTCTACCCCACCCCTTTGGGCAGATAGTTGGTGGTTTGCCTTTATGTGGTAAAATGATATCTTCATTTGTTAACTTATAGATTGGACGTTTTTTCAACATATTTTTACGATTGAATTTTCCTTTTGGCTCAGTGTATGATGTTACACATGAGATGATTAGTAGAATTATAACAATTATATTTTTAAGCCGATACATGTTTATACACTTATCGACTATTTTTTATATTTATTCACAATATAGAGTATGTCATATAATCCAATCCCTCCAAGAGTTTGGAGCAGAGTTCAAAATAGATGCCTTTTTGAGGAAGGCCTAACAACAGAAACACGGATACTCGCAAAAGGTAATGTTCTTCAATACAAAAAAAATAGTTCCAATTTAACAAAACAACAGAAATATTCCCAAATCGCAAAAGGATACTGGACTAGTCGACGGAAATGTTTTGCTAGCCAAACACAAACATACACAAATCCAAATACGGCTAGTTTTCAACGTATAAATTCTATAAATATTCCATTCCCAAATACTATTGTGGGAGCGCCAAACAATATAAGCGGCCCATTCCAATATAATGTCCCCAACCCATTTGGATGCCCAACAACATTGTTGGAAGATGGTGGGACATTGATTGGGACTACTTACGTAAATCCATGCACTAATGCTATTATTCGAAAAACTTATGTCCAGAATTGTAACCCAACAACAGATTCCGACGTACCAGGACCTATAGAAAAGTTGTGTTGGGATCCAAGACTTGCGACGTGGTATCCAAGACAACGGTTGAATATGTCAAATAGTGGCGATAAATGGCCAGAAGGATATAAGGGTCTTATTAGTGCGATTACACCTATACCCCCAGTATTGTATTATGACAGTTGTTCAAAAACCTTGTATTGGACTTATGAATATTGTTTGCCAGTTTCAAGTGTAAATATATACAAAGATGGGCAGTTCTATAAAGTTGTTCCTGCTCCACTTACATCTACACCATTGAATGACCTTATCCCTGGGCAAACATATACATTCACCGCAAAATCTCTATTATATGGTGTTGAGTCTGAAGTTTCAAACTCCGTTATTGTCGCATATTTAAATACTTATACGCCTACATTAATGCCAATCACATTTTTTTGTCCAGTTACATTGGAATGGACTGTAACAGCAAGCCAGTGTATACAATTTTTTAATTTATATCAAGATGATATACTAACACCAATTCAATCAATTCCGTATCCTACAACAAGTGCCTTTGTTACTGGATTAATACCAGGTCTACATTCATTTACGGTAACTTCTGTGAGCAATGGACTAGAATCACAACATTCGTTGCCTCAATCTGTTACTGTAAATCCTACATATGAGCTTACTGGAAGTTATACTTCTGTAGTCATAGGCGATTCACGTAGAATTACCTTCACTGGCTCAGGAACATTTAAAGTAAACTGTCCAGTATCATCCGTTGGTATAATTTGTGTTGGCGGAGGCGGAGGTGGTGGAGGAGGGAATGAGGTGGATATTACAGCCGAAGGCGGTGGCGGCGGTAGTGGTGCTGTCATTACAATGACCAACTGCACAATCCCGATAGGGTTATACAATATTAACGTTGGTTCCGGAGGTTCTGGTGGTTTGGCTGGAATATATACCCCCTTAAGGGTTGGGACAGATGGAAGCGAAGGGGGAACCACATCATTTGGTACATCATTATATTCCACAGGAGGGAAGGGTGGCAAATGTCCGGTGTATCCTTCCCCAACAGCTATAGGCGGTAATCTAGGCGATTGTTCATTGAATACTGTATTTACTTCAAATCAAGTATACACCTCATTACCCGGGATTTACAGTGACGCTTCTTACAATGGTCAAGGTGGAAATGGTGAAGTGTCGAGTTTTAGTCTTCTTGGCAGCAATGGTAATAACACATTTGTTACGTTATCAAGTCCAGTAATTTATATTCAAAGTGGTTATGGTGGAGGTGGAGGTGGTGGCAAGAACGATGGACGAGGGGGGGCAGCAGGTTCTAATGGAGTTGGTGGCACACTTGGAGGAAGCAGCGATAATAACGGGATAATCGCAACAACATCTGGTTCAGGTGGTGGAGGTGGAGGATTTCCAACTTTAAGTGTAGGTGGAAATGGTGGCAATGGTGGACCAGGTATTTTAATCATAACCGTTCCAAATACTTATATCTTGTAAAATGAAAATATTTTGTATTTAGTATAAAATATTTTTTAAGGTCTCAACCTGGGGTTGACACAAATCTCGTGGCTCGGGAATATGTCTCCAGACATACATTTGTCATTCACACCAACTTTAGCACAAGAGCGAAATCCTCGATCTTCGCCGATGAAACACCATCCGGCCTTCGGTGCTCCATTTTGAATATTGCTACTGGATTCATCTGCTTCATAATCGTTTTTATTTGTCCCCGTTTGTGCGGATGTATTCAGTGCGCGATTTAAAGAATTTGACTGAGCAACATCGGGTTGTGGAAAGGTGTTTTTAATAGGTGTTCCTGTGGCAACATCTTGGACTTTGGACAATCCGCTGTCCACAACACCCGCTGTCGTATTGACAACACCTGCGGTCGTGTTGACAACCGCTTTGGCTCCTTCGGCAGATACATTCACAACTTGACCCGTTGCTGTCCCAAAAATAGATGCGATTACTTCAATCAAGGGCTTGAAAAAATTGGTAATATCTTGTGTTCCTTTCGCTAAATAGACAAATATATTGATTCCCAAAAATGCTAAAACAAATATGATAATAAGCCAAGTTGTCAAACTAAAATAGGAATCAGTTACACTTGGCGATTCAGAGACACTATTTGATTGTAAAAATGAACTTGTTATGTTATCTGTGTTGTTTTCCATTATAATAAATTACAATATAATAATTATCCACTTTTAAAAAAGTTGAGCAAAACCAGAGTTAATTTAGTTTTTACTTAAAAATTTGCGTCATATTTGGCTCCACCTTTCTTAAAGGTGGATTTCTTAAAGGTGGATTGGATTATTTGAATGTCAACAAATATAGGAATTGGTTCATATCACCTAAAATTTCATCACGAATATTCAAAAGATCGGTATTAGTCATCGAACGGATTGTTTTATTGTTAGTTATTCCAACTAAATAACTCTTGAACATCTCAATCTTTTCCTTTAATTTATCAGGCGAATTGAGATCTATGAGAGAAATTGTCTTGTGGTTCATCAAATCAATACGATCTCCCGTTTTTCCTAGCAGAACCTCAATAAAGTTATCAATGTGATCATTTAGTGAATCATAAAGCTCATCAGTTGCCTTATGTGTTGCATAACTATGGGTCTTCCAATGATACAATTTCACCATTAGCAACATCTCTAAAAATTTAACAGTAACCTCTTGCTCAAATCCTTGGGCCCTTCGTTTCCGGGTAGAACCCGCACGCTGTCGCCGTTGTCTTGTTTTTAATGCCATATATATACGCATATATTTGTTTTTACTCAGCGTAATATTTTATCGTATAATTATCTGCCCAATCTCTCGCACATTGCTCCCTCCGCTCCTTAATCCTTTTTGTAATTGGATGGTCCTCCTCATTTACCACAACAATTTTGTCGCACGCATCATAATAATTTTCCATAACTTCAATTGAGAATATATCCAACTCTTCACCATCTAGACCAACCGGTACACCATAATCAGGTGGCCCAGTATATCTGTTTGTGCGACGCAACCTGGGTGGTTCCAGATAAATTGGATCATCCAAGTAATTGTGTATGGATCGTCCCTTGCGCACATTTGGCACACCATCATTCAATTGTTCTAACATCCGTTCACCAAGCGAGAGTTTGCTATAATAATTTGGATTGAATGTGTATTTAGAACCATTGATTAAAGCATTATCCACTTGCGTCCAATAGTATTGACGTAATTTGATATATATGTGATAATTTTGGTAATGGTTTTCAACAGGATAATAGTCATCCTTATATACAAGTTCAAATGTAAACTTTCTGGTATCGCCAATATAATCGATTACTTCTTCTGCCAACAAATTCATTCCACAATTTTGAAACATATCCAATACCTTATATATAAATTCATCTTTTGTCAACTTTATATTATTTTCCTCTTTTATCGAAACAATATTTGTCATCCCGATTTTGTGAAGACGATTGATACACAACTTAACTGTATTCCTCAAAACATCATTGTTATTATTGTCTCCAGTAATATACACCCCATCAACTGCTACTTTATCAATATAGGGATATCCAACGTTGTCACCCTTTTTAACATTTGTATAACTCGCATGAATAGCCTTTGTAATTCCAGTTCGATTCATTGTTCTAGATTATTGTCCTAAAATTACTATTATAGTTTGTCTTCATTGTTGCTTCATTTTTTTTCTTAAACCCTCGGGATGAATGATTCTCCAAATGTGTTCATTTTGTCCAATTTTTCGATGGTTTTCTCTAAATTGCTTACGTTTGTGTTGTTGAATAAATAGTCGGTGCCTGGCGATTCCTCATTTTTTTTTATCTGTTTGTAAATGGAATCTATCTTCTTCAACACACTTGCGACAACATCCTTTTGTTTCTCTCGTATGATCTCTTCATCAATTACAACATTTTCACACAACAATGAAACCACGAAATATAAAATATATTTGCGACGTTTGTTACATCCTGCTGTGTATTTCAATGTAAACAGTGACAACAAGGAATTGATAATCTTGTGAATAATTTTTGGGCGTTTATCCGCTTCTTGTATAAATATATCCCAAACAATCCAAATAATCTCCATTTGTAATTTTGAATCGACTGGAATATGAGGTCTTCTCTCGCATTTAAATTTATCTTTCTTATTTTTACAAATTGTTTCAAACTCGATGATCCATTCAACCCAGTAACAGGCATTAATTATATTTTTACCATCTTGTGATACATTGAACGCCAATTCATTCATCGCGACAAATAATTCTTTGGGGTCTTCTGTCAAATACACATCCTTCGCATAACAAATACTTGGGGCTTTGAAACGATCGACCATTTGGGTCATATCGAAGTCATCTTTCTTAATTTTAATAGTATCAAAACCATGTTTCCGTTTGGCATCACACAAAATACACATTATTTCACAAAATAATTTTCGTATTCGATCATTGTTTCTCAATCGTAGCTCACCCCCGGAAAAGCCACCGGAAACAATATCTCTAAAGTGATTGATTCTCAGTTCCAAATAAATTGCTATTTTAGGGTTACCTAAATGAATATATTTGCTATAAAACAACAGAATGATCTCCCATAACTCACTGTAATGTCCAGCACATATTAACTCCGCACTCCAATAACACGCTGGTTCTATTTTTGAATTGATTAAACTATTTAGCAATTCTTTTCGGGCATCACTCTTTTTGAATTTGGAAAATGTGATGCCCTTAAATTCAGTTGGGCCACGTATATCATTGATTTCAGTGTCAGCCATAATCAACCTTTAGAAATTCCGCCTTTAAAAAAGGCGAGGTCAAAACGAATCCAAATCCACCTTTAAAAAGGTGGAGCCAAAACCCACTCCACCTTTAAAAAGATGGAGCCAAAAATAAAAATGGTTTAGGCGAAGTAAGAGCAAAAATAAGTATTTTTATATTTTTGGCTCCACCTTTTCTAAAGGTGGATTTTCTAAATATATAGAATAGATGAAGTCTTTGAAGAACATGATGATTTTTTATAAAAAAATGTCGACAGTTGGAAAGGTATTATTGTTTGTTGCCCTATTACTCATTCTAGTTGTTTTTTTCAATTCTCCAGAATTCAATTCCAGGTCAATAAAAGAGGGATACGAACAAAATGATACATTTTTATTCAAAAAGGGGCCCGAAATATATGATGGATTTTACGCCACAATTTATGACCAGTTAGTATTCAATAATTTAAAGGATGATTATGAAATTACTCAAATCGTTAACAGGACGACACCAACAAGCGCCAGCGTTATCCTCGATGTTGGGTCTGGCACCGGACATCATGTTGCGAAAATGTCGGAAAAGGGTCTGAATGCGATGGGCATTGATAATTCGCAAGCAATGGTTCAACAAGCAAAGCAGAATTATCCCCAATATGATTTTCAACTTGGAAGTGCGTTAGATATTAATCAGTATCAAAACAATTCCTTCACTCATATCTTGTGCTTATATTTCACTATTTATTATTTTAAGAGCAAGGAAACATTTTTCAACAATTGTATGGAGTGGTTAATGCCGGGTGGATATTTAGTTCTTCACTTAGTTGATCGAGAGAAGTTTGACCCCATTTTACCCCCAGGCAATCCGTTGTACATTGTGTCTCCGCAGAAATATGCGAAGGAGCGCATTACGCACACCAAAATTACCTTCAATAATTTTGTTTATACATCAAATTTTAATTTAGAACCTGACAATGATGTTGCGACATTTGAGGAAAAATTTAAATTCAATGATGGAAAGGTGCGTAAACAAGAGCATTTGTTATATATGGAGGATGCGCAGGATATTTTAACGAAGGCGGCAGATGCCGGGTTCATTATTCAAGGAAAGATTGATCTTGTTCGCTGTGCTTATCCCAATCAATATTTGTATATTTTAGTAAAACCTTCCTAATCCACCTTTAGAAAAGGTGGAGCCAAAGTTTTGTTCTCTTTTTTACACCTTTTCGCATTTCAAATGCGCAAAATGCATCGCAATTTGCCACTCAAAACGCCTCCTGAAGTCGGCGTTTCAAATGAAAAATGGTGTAAAAGAGAGGTGGAGCCAAAGTTTTGTTCTCTTTTGAAAAAAGAGAGGGGTTTAAGCGAAGCAAAAACTAAATCTTCACGAAGTAATGTATGGGGGCTTACGGGGATCCCGAAGGGAACCCCCGTGAAAAGTGAATTTTCTAACGTAATTATATATGTCCAGGAAATTAACTACCGAATTTGATGAGGAAGCAACGGCTCGGGATTTGGGGGGTGATTTTGATGAAGAACAGGAGATTGATATACAATTTGATACACCACAAAAACCAAATTGGCGCGAAAGCCCGAAAGCAAGCGATAAACAGTTGTTGGCGTTCAAAGAACAATTAGAGCCCAAGATTGGAGCTATTGAATCAATTAAACGCGTTCTTGGGCGTCCGGAGGTTATAGTGGCATGTTTAGCGATTGGTACTTGTGTATTATACAAAATTGTTAATGGAAATTTAGTCCCATTCACTACCGGCGGTAAAACTCGCAGAAAAAAGCGAAATAAAAAGCGAACGTTACGTAGAAAATCTAAGTAATATATATGTCTTGTCCACCTTTACCAGAAACTACTGATGATTTATTAGACGCAAATGGGGATTATTTAGAAGTTCAATTTAATTCTTTAGTAGAAGGTAGTGTATATATATTTTATAATCAATGGACGAATGTGATGATGTGTGTACATATTCTTTTTATAAATGATTTTGGTCCAAATGATTTTGGTCCAAATGATTTTGGTCCAAATGATATTCAAATAGTGTATAGAATAATTAATGATGATGGAAACCACAATATGGAAACGTTAACTATTGATCGGGATGAATGGGTCGCTAGTCAACTCCGTGCTTTTCGTCGGGTGAAACAAGCATTGCAACCTGTTGAACGCAGCGTTATTCCAGGCCGATCTATGATAGGAAAACGCGGTGCCGGCAGAACAAAACGACGCCGACAAAAGAAATCGAAGAAAACAAGGAAATCAAAGAATAGGAAGAAGAAGCCCTAAATAATACCCTTCATCAATCCCGAATTTGAAACATCCATAATTGTTACGCCTATTTCTTTATTATCAAGATTGTGAAGCAATCGGCGTTCGTCATATACGTTATTTTGTGAGTATATGTTCTCAATATCCAATTTATCCCAAAAATTACAGTCCACCGCAATCTCATATTGTAATAGTTGACATCTCAATTTATGTGATAAAGCATACTCATTACCAAACAAACGCATTTTATTGTCAATAAACCCCCAATACAACGCGTTATATGTGACACCGGCACGGAACGAGCAGTACTCTTGGGTTTCTAAATACACATGTCGCAAAAATGAAATTGCGAGAGAAGCACACCAACCTGTCATGGGGAATAGCCATTCCACATTCAATACAAACATATAATGTTCATTTGTGATTTCATAAATGTAAATATACGGATAATAATAACTCTTCAATATTTTGATGATATCATCGTGGAATTTATTGTGTAGTTCAATTTCCCCCAATGTAGTATTCGGTTTTGTAGACTCAGTTTTGAAATCAAGTGATATCTGCACTACACTATTTTTGGTTTTTTTAAATCTATCATTTACTATAAAACCATCGTTAATATTATTTTGTAAATACACTGAGCTGTTTCTCAAATCGTTTATTATACTGAATTGTATATGAAAATGTTTATTTATGAGGCTAATATAAAGACGAACGTAAATTGGTGTTCTCGTAATCGTGTAAATAATTAATGGACGTTTCACTGTTTTTCCCGCCAAAAACAAATGAATAATGTTTTTCTGTATATTGTTCGCCGAATGATA